TTAAATACTATGAAAGGAATAAAAACATGATTAAAGTATTTACTTTAAATAAAAATGGAAAAATAGAATTAACAGAAAAAGAATTAAAATAGTTATTAGATAATGTATATTGGGAAGGATATAGAGATAATAATAAATCATCTTGGACTTACACAACTCCATTAACTTACCCTTATTATTCAAATATAACAGCAGACTCAATTACTTTAGGATCAGCTATAAAGGAGGAATGAAATAAAATGAAATTTGAAAATACCGAAGTTTGGGGTTTTGAACATGCTTTAAGAGGTATGAGAAATCCCAAAAATAGTTGGGATAAAAGTGATAGCAATTGGGAATAGCACCCTTATAATCCTATTGGACCTAATGATATGAAATTAGCTAGAGCTCTTATTTAGGGTGGTCCAGAGCATCGTAAATTCTTACGTCAAATTTTTGTATCTGTTGATATTACCGCACCTTTATATTGGTGGAAATAGTTTGACACTTATAAAATTGGCACAGTCGCTAATAGTACGTCAACTATGCATAAATTAACAAGCAAACCAATCACTCTTGATTGTTTTGAAACAGATGATTTTAATTCAGATTTAGTTTATTATACTGAACCAAATCCATATTCTGATGTTTATATTGAAATGGAAAATACAACAGGTATGTTATCTGAAATCATTATTGAGCAACTTGAATTTCTTCGTCAAAAATATCTTGAAACAAAAGATAAGAAATATTGGAAATAGCTTGTGCGGTGGCTTCCTTAGGGGTGGCTTCAGACTAGAACTTGGACAGCAAATTATGAAGTCATTCGAACTATTGTTCATCAACGATAGATGCATAAATTAAATTAGTGGAGCGGTTTAGACGATCCATCTAAACCTAATTTTATAAAATGGGCAAAAACATTACCTTATGCTGATGAATTTATTTTTAATTGAAAAATAAAAAATAAAATGTTATAATATAATTATAAAATGAAAATTATGTTATAGAGGAGATTAAAAATGAAGCTCGAAGGAAATAGAAAAGAAAAGTTTATACAAATGCTTGAAAAAGAAATCTTTAATGACGAGAGTGGTTTTATAGAGAATTATGAAGAAGATTGGTATGATTTAGTAATTTTCTTTGAAGATTTAAAAAATGGTCAAATTGTAATTGCATATTAAGAGGAATAAGAAATGGCTAAGACTAAAAAAGAAAGATTTATTGAATTTGTTAATGAACTTATGGAAATGGCAGATGTAAATGAATGGGATGACGAAGAAAGAAAAGATTGGAAAGATGCTTTTGATTTCTTTGAAGAACTTAAAAACAATAAAGTAAAAACCGCAAAAGAAATGACTGAAAACGGTGCTAAACTTCTTTCTTGGATGCAAGAGAATAAAGAAAAGATGTCAAATGTTTTTACGTCTAAAGAAGCCGCAGAAGGACTCTTTACAAGCGGTCGCTCCATTGCAGGAACCATGAGAAAGCTAGTAAATGATGGTTATGTAAAGAAAACTGGTAAAGACCCTGTCCAGTATTCATTAACTGAAGCTGGAGAAAATTATCAGTTTGACAATTAAAAAAATTTTTATTATAATATAAAAGTAAAGTTGATTTAATTTAAGGAGATAAAATTAATGAAAAAGAACGCAAGATTTATTAACACAGAAAGAATTGAAGGATATGTTTATAGTACAGGTAGTAATTTTAATCAGCTTTCTGAAAGAACAACAGGAGAGAATTCTAAGCATCCTGGAACAAAATATATTGCGGGAGACCTTGATATTGCTGTAGATGAATCTGGTCTAAATGTAGTGACTATTCATTATACATATGTAACACCAACATATGGCAGTGGTCAGGTAAATAATACTTATACAGCTCTTAAAAGAATTATTGATAATCCAGATAAAATTTGGATTAATGGCGGTAAGGAAAATGCCTTTAAGGTCCAGTGTACTGGAGTTTCTATCGCAATCAATGATTTCATTGGAGCAGATGGAAAATTTGTTGCCGCAATTAGAAATGAAGGTGGATTTTGTTCTATCGTAAATGAATTTGGTCCAGAATCAAATAGAAATACTTTCTCTGCTGATATGCTTATTACAAAAGTTACTCATATTGATGCAGATCCAGATAAGAATATTGAAAATGATTTCACAACAGTTAGTGGAGCAATCTTTGGATATGGAAAAACAATTCCTGTTCTTCTTCCTGTTTCATTTACAGTTCGAAGCGAAAAGGGTATGGAATACTTTGAAAATCTTGATGCTACACCTTCAGACCCCGTTTTTACAAAAGTTTGGGGACATGTTAATTGTATGACTGTTAAAGTAAAGAAAACTGAAGAGTCAGCTTTTGGTGGTGATTATGTTCAGGAGTCTGAGCGTAAGAGTCGTGAGTACCTTATCACAGGAACAGCAAAAGTACCATATGACTTTGGTGATGAAGAAGTTCTTACTGCTAATGATGTAAGCACAATGAATCAGAATCGTCAGATTATGCTTGCAGAGGTTGAAAGCAGACATAAGGAACGCCAGGCAGAAAAGGCTGCAAATGGAGTAAGCTTTGAAGCTACTACAAAAGCTCCTGCCGCAACAAAAACAGCAGGTGTGCCTGAAGGTGGATTTGTATTTTAATGAGAGGTAATAAATAATGGCAGATATTAATATTTTTAACATCTAGCCGCATCAGGTTAGCCGTAATCTAAGAGGATATTCAATCTTCTTTTACGGCTAGCCAAAAAGTGGCAAAACTACAACAGCATCTAAGTTTGAAAAGAATCTTCTTTTAGCTTTTGAAAAAGGTTATAACGCAATTCCAGGAGTTATGGCACAGCCTATTAATAACTGGGCAGAATTTAGAAAAGTTCTTCGTCAGTTAAAAGACCCAAAAGCTAAAGATATGTTCTATACTATCACTATTGATACTTGTGATATTGCATATGATTATTGTACAAAGTATATTTGTGATAACGCCTTGAGACCTGATGGCGGTTATGGTGTAGACAGTATTAGTGATATTCCTTTTGGAAAAGGATACGGTCTTGTATCAAAAGAATTTGATGAATGTCTTAGATCTATTGTTATGATGGACTACGGTCTAATTCTTATCTCACACGCAACTGATAAAGTTTTTAAAGATGAAGCTGGAAATGAATATAATAAAATCGTTCCAACTCTAGACAAACGAGCCAATAATATTGTTGCACGAATGGCAGACATTATTGGATACTCAAGAATTGTTACTGATAAAGAAGGTAATAACTTAACAAAACTTTTTATGCGTGGTACACCGAGATATGAAGCTGGTTCTAGATTTAAATATACACCAAATTATATTGATTTTTCTTATGATAATCTTGTTTCCGCCATAAGTGATGCTATTGATAAACAAGCACAAGAAGATGGAAAAGAGTTTTTTACAGATAAGAAAAACAATCTTTATGAAGATACAACTAAAGACCTTAATTTTGATGAACTTATGAAAAATTGTAATGATTTGATTAAGGGAATGATTGATAATAATTCTGAAGAAGTGTTTAAAGAGTTTTATCAACCTCGTATTGTTCAAATTACAGATCGTTATTTGGGCAGAGGTCAAAAGATGAGTCAGTGTTCAAGAGAACAGGTTGAAGCTTTGTCTTTAATTTATGATGATCTTCTCTTACTTTCCAAAGAGCCTGCTTCAGAATGATTATATATTAAAGGCTTGTCAAAGTCCCGTTCTTTTGACAAGTCTTTTTTTTTATGTTATAATATAATAAGAAATTTTTTAAGGAGATTTTTTATGGCTCATAAAGTAAAATGTTTATATTGCGGTGAGCAATTTGATCGAGATATAGAACCAACAAAACAAGTCTCCGCACGCAGATACGCTCATTTAAAGTGTTGGGAAGAACATCTTGCAAATATGTCGCAAGAAGAAAAAGATATTGCAGCATTTTATGATTATACTCGGCAACTATTTGGAGAAGATTATAATTATGTATTAACTAAAAAGTTAGCTGAAAGATATGTAAAAGAAAATCAATATACATATAGTGGAATGTTAAAAACTCTTAAGTGGTATTATGAAAAAGAAGGCCATTCACTTGATAAAAGTAATGGAAGTATTGGTATTATTCCTTATATATATAAACAAGCATTAAATTATTATTATGCACTTTATCAAGCTCAATTAATAAATAAAGAGAAGGATATTTCAAATTTTATATTACCAAAAGAAAGAACTATAGAAATAGAATCTCCACGAGTGTATGTACGTCCGCCGCATTTGTGGCTAGAAGAAGAGGAGGATGAATGAGTTCAAAATATGTAGATGTATCTGCGAATATGCAGGTAATAGGAGACGTTTTTATAAATCCATCTTTATTAGATTTAGAAGATAAATATAAATTCAATGAACAAGATTTTCCTCAAGAATTTCATAGAATTTTATTTGGTTCAATTTATAATCTCCATCAATTAGGAGTAAAACAAATTTCAATTGAGGATATAGAAAAATATTTAGAACAACGTCCAAAGAAATATGCAATTTATAAAATGAACAAAGGTTCTGAATATTTAGAGAATATTAAACAAATGTGTCAATTAGCGGCATTTGATTATTATTATAATCGAATGAAAAAGATGACTCTGTTAAGAATGTATAATAAAACCGTTGGAATGAATTTATCTTGGCTTTATGATCCAGATAATATTTTAGATGTAAAAAAGAAAGAAGCTCAAGAGACATGGTTTGATAATACCCCCATTAATGAGATTGCTAATCTTATTAATGACAAGATAGAAGAAATAAAATCTAAATATGTTGATAACTCAGAAGATGAAATCATTCAAGCTGGTGACGGTGCGTTAGCTTTACTTGAAAGATTAAGAAAAAATCCTGAAGTTGGTTATCCTTTATATGGAAGATTAGTCAATACCATTCATCGCGGGGCTAGATTAAAAAAATTTTATTTGCGGTCGGCCGCTACTGGTGTCGGAAAAACGCGTTCCATGATTGCAGACGCTTGTTTTATTGCTTGTAATAAACTTTATAATCTTGAAACTAAACAATGGGAAGATAATGGAACTCGTGAACCAACTGTGTTTATTACAACAGAACAAGAAGAAGATGAGATTCAAACTATGATGATGGCGTTTTTAGCTAATGTAAACGAGTCTCATATTCTTGAAAATACGTATGTTGGAGATGAATGGGAACGCGTAACCGAAGCTGCGGAGATTCTTGAAAAAAGTCCGTTATATATTAAAAAATTACCAGACTTTTCATTACAAGATATTGAAAATACAATTAAAAGCAATATCCGCAATCATGGAGTAAGATATGTATTCATGGATTATATTCATTCAAGTATGAAAATTCTTAGTGAGATTAGTTCAAAAGCAGGGGTTAAAGGATTAAGAGAAGATAATATTCTTTTTATGATAAGTGTAAGAATTAAAGATTTATGTAATCAATATGGTGTATTTGTAATGTCTGCAACGCAGTTAAATTCTGATTATGTAACAGCTCAACAGTATGATCAGAATCTTCTTCGTGGCGCTAAAGCTATTGCTGATAAAATAGATTGTGGCATGATTATGTTACAAACAAGTCAAGACGACAGAGAGTCTTTAAAAAATATTGTTAATTCAATGGGTATCGAAATGCCTGATATAAAAATGTCTGTTTATAAAAATAGACGCGCTAGATATAAAGATATATTACTTTGGTGTAAATCAGAACGAGGAACTTGTCGTATTAATCCATTATTTGTAACTAATTATAACTATGAATTAATAGATATAGAAGATTTAAAAATTACAGTAACACCTAAAATAGAAGCAAGCGCATTTTAAGGAGGATATATATGCAATATGGTAAGTGTTATAAATGTGCCCATAATGGAATTTGCAGAATTTTGATGGCAGAAGCCATATCTTCATTAGGATAGTTTGTGCGACTTTTTAATAAAGCACAAACCAGAAAAACGGATAGTAAATGTATTTTACAAATAGATTATACTTGTGAAAATTTTGTAGAAAAGAATAGTAATGAAGATATACTAAATATACAAGAATAAAAGCGAGTACATTTTAATGAAAAAGAAATTTAGAAAACCAAGACCACAACCTCCTAAATGGTTCTGGGCTGATAATGATAATTGTTGGAATTGTAAATACAATCATACAAAATGTAATAGTTGTAAAAGATTAAAAATATTTAGAAAAAAATATAGAGATAAAAAAACAATAAAGGAGAAAAGATGATTATTTGTGGTTTTCCTGGGGTCGGAAAATCTACCTTAGCAAAATTTTCTAATTGGATAGATTTAGAAAGCACCCCATTTGAAAAAGATTGGGTTCGTTATGCAAAAGTAGCAAAACATATGAGTGATAATGGATATAATGTTATGGTATCTACTCATCCCCAGTTGTTAGAACAATTTGAACAAATGGAAGTAAGATATACTGTTGTAGTACCTCCTTTTACTGATGTTTCTATTTATAAAGATAGATATATCAAAAGAGGAAACAATATTGATTTTACTTCCTTAATTGAAATAAATTGGGATAAATGGATTGGAGATATTATAACAAAATCTTCAGTTAATAAAACTGTTGTAATATTACCAAAAAATGGTTGTTTACAAGCCTATATTGAAAAAATATGAAAATATATAAAGAATTAAAATACTTATGGAGTTAGTTAGGTTTTGTACTATGGTGCGGGAATTGGAGGAAAGCTGAGGAAACTTGTCAAAAAATTGATATAATCGCAAAACAACATCCAATTATAAAATTTTTTGCCATGATATTACATTAAGGAATTGATATGAAATTTAAATATGATAAAGACATTTTAAAAGAAAACTTATCAATAGAAGAAGTATTTGATTTAGTTAGTGAGTTAGGCGGTGAACCAATTATGGGTAATGGATTATTTACCGCCCGCACTATCTGTCATGGCGGCGATAGTCACAAACTTTATTATTATGAAAATACTCATTTATTTCATTGTTATACAGGATGCGGGGACGCATCATTTGATATATATGATTTAGTTTTAAGAGTAAATAAAACTGCTGGAATTGAAAGTTTTTCTCTTTCCAGAGCAATATCTTTTGTAGCTAGATATTTTGGATATACAGCTGAAATATTTGATTTTGAAGATAATCAAGATGTTAGTGAAGACTGGAAAATTATTAATAATTTTAAAAGAAATAGAGAAAAATCTCAACCACAAATTATAGAATTAAAAACTTATGATGATAAAATATTAAAATATTTACCTCATCCCCATATCTTACCGTGGGAGAAAGAAGATATAACATTTGATATAATGGAATCAAGAGGTATATGTTATAATCCAATAAGCGAAGGAATTGTTATTCCACATTATGATATAGATAATAAATTAATTGGGATTCGAGAAAGAACTCTTATAAAAGAAAATGAAATATATGGCAAATATCGTCCAGCTATAATTGGTGGCAAGATGTATAACCACCCGCTCGGTTTTTCACTCTATAACCTCAACAATAGCAAAAAAGCAATTTCTATATTTCAAAAAGTAATTGTTTTTGAAGGTGAAAAAAGTTGTCTTAAATATGCTTCTTATTTTGGTAAAGATTCAGATATTAGTGTAGCATGTTGCGGTAGTAATTTAATTAATTATCAAGTTAAACTACTTTTATCTCTTGGAGTAAAAGAAATTATTATTGCACTTGATAAACAGTTTCAAAAAATTGGTGATAACGAATGGCAAAAATGGGTTATTAAATTAAAAACTTTATATAATAAGTATGGTAATTATGTAAATATTAGTTATATGTTTGATAAAGATAATTTGCTTGGATATAAAGATTCGCCAATAGATTGTGGGAAGGATACGTTTTTAGAATTATTTAAAAGGAGAGTTACAATAGAATGAATGCAAATCCGTGGAGACATAAAGAAGATAATAAAATAAAAGCACAAAAACAAATTAAATACATGGATGAGAACTTTGCTAATGAAACTGCGGAGGCCGTCGCTAATACAGTTATATATACTGGTCCTGTAGATATATGGGATTGGACTAAAAATGGTTTTAATCCAGTCCCCTATTCACAATTACTTGATATGGGTACTGTTGATGCGATTTTTCATGTTCGAGAAGTCTTAGGAGAAGATAATAAAGAAGTTAAAGTTGCTGCGCTCAACTTTGCGTCATATAGAAATCCTGGTGGGAAATTTGTTGATGGTAGTAATGCTCAAGAAGAATGTCTATGTCATGAATCTAATCTTTATAATATTTTAAGAAACTTCACATCATATTATAGAGAAAATAATTCTAAGCCAAATAAAAATCTTTATACTGATAGAGCCTTATATTCTCCAGATGTGATTTTTAACAAAGGAAATCATATAGTTAAAGCAGATGTAATTACTTGTGCCTCTCCAAATTGGACTGCTGCACGTAAATGGAATGTTTCTCAAGTTGAAAATACTCTTGTATTAGCTCAACGTATTCAGTTTATTAAAGATATTGCAGAACTTGAAGCAGTTGATATTCTTATTCTTGGGGCTTGGGGATGTGGAGTATTCGGACAAAATCCAAGAACTGTTGCAAAATTATTTGATTTTATTTTTAGAGAAAGTGAAATTAAAAATATTGTATATGCAGTTCCTGGAGGATTAAATTCTGATAATTTTAAAGCCTTTGACGAATGTATTAGAAAGAGTTGACTTGACAACTCTTTCTTTTTTTGTTATAATATAAAGTAGAAATATTATAAAATTAAAGGAAGAAAATATATGAAATATGAATTAATAAATAAACCAAATGAAAACTTTTCAACAATACAACAAATATTATATAATAGAGGAATTGCGAAAGATGAAATTTTACATTATGTAAATCTATCTGATTAGGATATTAATTCCCCATTGTCTTTAGGAGAAACAAATCTCAAAAATGGGTTAATGGCTATTATTAATACTGTAAAAGAAAATGCTGATGCTTTAGTAATTGTAGACTGTGATTGTGATGGTTACACATCTGCAGCTCTTCTTATTAATTATTTATATAAAATATTTCCCACTTGGGTCACTAATCATTTAGACTGGTACATGCATGATAGTAAGCAACATGGGTTAAGTGATTGTATTGATTTTGTATTAGCTCATAATCCAAGGCTTGTGATTTGTCCAGATTCAAGTAGTAATGATTATAGTTATCATAAGACATTAGCAGATAAAAATATTCAAGTATTAGTTTTAGATCATCACTTAGCAGATCGTATTAGTGAAAATGCTATTATTATTAATAATCAATTATCAGATTATCCTAATAAAGAATTATCTGGTGTTGGAGTCGTATGGCAATTTTGTCGATATATAGATAGATTTTTTTCTAATCCAAAAAATTATAAAATATGTAAAATGGCAGATGAATTTTTAGATTTAGTTGCTCTTGGGAATTGCGGTGATATGATGTCATTACGGTCTTTTGAAACTCGTTATCTAATTACAAAAGGGTTTAAAAAAGAAAATATTAAAAACCCTTTTATTGATTATATGATTGATAAAAACTCATTTCCTTTATCAAAAGCAGATTATGTATCATCAAATCCTGATATGGGATGCACATCTATGGGCGCTGCATTTTTTATTGTACCATTTGTTAATGCTATTACTAGAAGTGGAACGATAGAATAGAAAAACTTACTTTTTAATTCTATGTTAAATCATAAAGCTTTTACAGAAGTTATTTCAAACAAGCGTGGGCATAAATTAGGTTAGAAAGAAAAATTAATTTTACAAGCAATTAGAACAGTTACGAATGTTAAAAATAGACAAACGAGAGCAGAAGATACAGGATTAGATATGTTAGAGAAAATGATTGAAACTAATCATATGCTTAATCATAAAATTCTTTTATTCTTATTAGAGCCTAATAAAATTGATCCTGAAATTCGTGGTTTAATTGCAAATAAATTTATGGCAAAATATCAAAGACCTTGTTGTCTATTAACTAAAACTAATAGAAATGGCAAAGAAACTTATGAAGGCTCTATGCGTGGATATACAAAAACTGGAATTGACAGTTTTAAAGAAGTGCTTGAACAATGCCCAGGAGTTTTATATGTAGAAGGACATGATAACGCGGCTGGGCTTGGTATAGAAGCAGATCATGTAAATGATTTTCTTTATAAGATTGATTAGCTTCTTGAAGATGTCTCTGTTGAACCTATTTATAGAATTGATTATAATTTTAATGAAAAAGAAAACAACAATCAGCGCATTTTAGATATTGCAGATATGAATGACTATTGGGGTCAAGATGTAGATAGAGCTTATGTAAATATTAATTTTAAAGTTACTGATTCTAATTTTAAAGTTATGAAAAGCAATACTTTAAAATTTAATTTACCTAACGGATTATCTATTATTAAATTTAATGGAACTGAAGAAGAAATTACTAGATTTACAACAACAGGGTATCTAGAAGTGAACGCTATTTGTAAATGCAATAAAAATTAGTGGAATGGTTGCGTCTATCCGCAACTTATTATGTAGGATTTTGAAATTGTGGATTCTGCTAAATACTACTTTTAATGGCTCGGCGCGCAAACACCCGTACCTAGGAAGCAAAAATGCATTTGGATTTTTTTATTTGCATTTTTGCTTTTTGATTTTTTTATAAAAATTTGTTATAATATATATAAATAAAATGTTAGGAGAATAAATATGGATATTGGAAGTGGTTCAGGTTATCCTGCAGCCTCATTAAGTAATTTTGCACCGCATCCTTTTATTATAGATGATGTACCTTGTAATTCAATGGAAGGCTTTCTACAATCTTTAAAATTTAAAAATATTGACATGCAAAAATATGTATGTTCTTTAGTTGGAAAAAGCGCAAAGTATAAAGGAAAAGATAAAAAATGGTGGAAAACACAAACTCTATATTGGCAAGGTAAAGAATATAAACGTGATAGTCAGGAATATCAAATTCTTTTAAATAGAGCTTACAATGCGTTATATCAAAATGAAGGATTTAGAAAAGCTTTAGAAGCTAGCCGTCCGGCAATCTTATCACACTCAATAGGGAAGAATAATCCTTCAAAAACAGTTTTAACTCAAGCAGAATTTGTGGGTCGTTTAATGAAGCTAAGAATGGGAAAAAAATTAGATGAATAATAGAGGTGCATAGATATGTCAGATGAAAGTTTAAAAATTAATACAATAAATGAAAAAAAATTAAAAGGCTATCAATATGATTCTTTAATATATAGATATATTCGAGCTAGAGAGCAAATGGCAGAATATGAATATCTAAGAGATAGACAGAGCAATGTCTCTAATCATACTGAATGGACTGTGTATCGGCAAAGAGCGAATAGAGATATAATGCGTTTTGTTCAAATTTTAGATGAAGTGATTGGAGAGCATGAATAATGATATTAACTAAAAAACAAGAGGAAGGATTAAAAACTGCTGTAGCGCGACATCGGGACGGAGAAAAATATACGGTGATTGCTGGCTATGCTGGAACTGGTAAAAGTACACTTGTAAGATATATTATTGATGCTCTTAATGTTGAAGAAAGTAGAGTATGTTATTGCGCTTTTACTGGCAAAGCTGCAGAAGTATTAAAGAAAAAAGGAAATAAAAATGTAGCAACACTTCATCGGTTGCTATATGAACATATTCCGCGACCAGCGGGCGGTTTCTTTAGAAAGCCGAAACCACTTATTGATTATGATGTAGTTGTAGTTGATGAAGTTTCTATGGCTCCTAAGTCTTTGATGGAGTTACTGTTTAAACATAAAGTATATGTTATTTGTTTGGGAGACCCATTCCAGTTGCCACCTATTGATAAAGATGAAGATAATCATCTATTAGATAATCCTCATATCTTTCTTGATGAAATTATGAGACAGGAAGAAGATTCTGAAATTATTCAGCTTACTATGAAAATTAGAAATCAAGAATCAATTGATTATTTTAATGGTAATGAAGTAAAAATTATTCCTTATTCAGATTTAAATACTGGAGTGCTACAATGGGGAGACCAAGTTCTAACTGCAACAAATGCAAAGCGACGAGCAATTAATAACCAGATGCGCGCATTACAAGGAAGAACTGGAGAGCCTGTTGATGGAGATAAAATTATATGTCTCCGCAATTACTGGGATGATTCAAGTTTAAATGGTGATGCTCTAATTAATGGAACTATTGGTATTCTTCAAAATAGTTTTCGTACTTGGAGAGAAATTCCCAGATTTATACAAAGTGATATAAGAAAATTTGATGTTTTAGTTGGCGATTTAGTTGTACCAGAAACTAATGATGTTTATGAAATGACAGAAATGGATCGTCAAATGATTATTACTGGAGAAAAATGTTGTGATTGGCGACTATCTTATAAATTAGGTAAGTTGCGTTCTAAATATGGAGAAATTGTTCCTAAAGAGTTTACATACGCTTATGCTATTACAACTCACAAAAGTCAAGGTAGTGAATGGGATAAGGTAGTTGTTCTTGAAGAAAAGTTTCCGTTTGATAAAAATGAACATGCTCGATGGCTATACACAGCTTGCACGAGAGCCAGTGAAAAATTAGTTTTAGTGAGGTAAAATATGTCTAAAAATAATATATTAACTTTTGCCACATCTTTTAGAGGAGATAATCTCACTAAAGAAGAAAAATGTGCTTTAGAGCATTTGCTTGAAATAATGGCAGCTGTGAAGCAACAAATTTTATTAAGAAAATTATTAATAAATAAAATTTAAAATATAAAATTAGTATTAGTGAGGTAATAATATGACTACAGGTATATTTAATGCAAAAATAAAACGTGCTAATTTAATTAAAGATATAGATACGAATAAAATAGTCTTAAAATTAGAAATAAAATCAACAGCAGGAACTGCTTGTTTAACATTTTCTGTTGATGATTTAATTAAAATTTTTTCTATATTAGAAATTGAAAATTTTGATGAAATAATTGGTCAACCCTGTTTAGTATTAATTAATGATGGTATTATGAAAGATATTGGTAATTTTATGTTCCGTCATTATGATTTTATTAAAGAACCATTAAAAGAAGAATCAAAATATTGGGTACTTAATGATCCAATTAGATTAAAAATATATGAATAAAAAATTTGACAAACTTAAAAATTTTTTATATAATATAATTGTAAGAAATAAATATTATGAAAGAGAGGTACGGTCCAATGGTTTAAATAGTTGTAACTCGTTAACATATTGAACCGATATAATATGGAGGGTACTCCAATGGACAGGATAGCTTAAATATTTATTTTTATATGACTAGTCAAGCGGGGCAACTCGCTTGACTTTTTTATTTATTTATTTTATAATATAATTATATTATAATGTGAAAGAGGTAAAGTGATGGTCAAGAGATTTGAGGTGCACTCTCACTCAGAATTTTCAAACATAAGATTATTAGATTGCATTAATAAAATTCCAGCACTTATTGATAGAGCAATAGAAATTGGTTTAAGTGGGATAGCTCTTACTGACCATGAATGTTTAAGTGGTGCTCCGCAAGCAAACTTCTATGCTCAAGAAATTTTAAAGACTCATCCAGATTTTAAAGTAGCATTAGGAAATGAAATATATTTAACTCCTGATAGAGAAATGGGACAAAAATATTATCATTTTATTTTAATTGCAAAAAACAAAACTGGATTTAGAGCATTAAGAGAACTTTCTTCAAGAGCATGGATGAACAGTTATTGGGATAGAGGTCTTGAAAGAGTTCCTACAACATATGATGAACTTGAGGAGATTGTTAATAAATATCCAAATAGTTTAATTGCAACAACAGCTTGTCTTGGTGGAGAAGTTTCTTCTCAACTTCTAAATCTCATAAAAGCAGAAAAGCATGATGATAAAATAGAAACCGCCGAAGCCCATAATGATATTGTGGATTTTATCTTATGGTGCAAGCGTCTTTTTGGTGATGACTTTTATATCGAGTGCGCGCCAGGTCAATCAAATGAACAGGTTATGGTTAATAGACGTCTTAAGGCTGTGGCTGCCGCTTTTAATTGTAAAATGGTTCTTGGATCAGATGCTCATTATCTTAAAAAAGAAGATAGATATGTACATAAGGCGTATCTTAACTCAAAAGGTGGAGAGCGTGAAGTTGATGCATTCTATGAATATGCATATCTTCAAGATGAAAATGATATAAAAGAAAACATTTTACCATCTGAATTAAACTATGATGAGTTAGTTTTTAACTCATATGAAATTTATAATAAGATTAAGAACTATGATATTAGACATCAACAAACAATTCCAAAAGTAAAGGTAAAAGATTATAGACCTTATTATTTTGATTCTAAACTTAGAAGTTTTGATAAACAAGACCAAGCTAAAGAATTTTCAGAAAAATATCCAACATTAGTATCTTTATATGAAAGTGATAATATTTATCATAGATATTGGATAAATGAATGTGTTCAAAAACTTCATCAAATAGATGAATTTAATGATGTATATTTATCTCGATTAGAAGAAGAAGCAGATATTAAAAAAACTATTAGTGAAAAATTAGGAACTAATATGTTTAGTTATCCAATAACTCTTCAACACTATGTTGATCTCTTTTGGGAGTGCGGAAGTACAGTTGGTGCGGGACGTGGCTCATCTTGTTCAGGTTTAAATCATTATCTTTTAGGCATTACTCAGCTTGACCCAATTAAATGGGATCTTCCGTTCTGGCGTTATCTTAATAAAGAACGTGTTGAGTTAGGCGACATAGACTTAGATCTTTGCCCCTCAAAACGTCCATTAATTCTTCAAAAGATAAAAGAAGAACGTGGTCAGAATTTTAATAAAGATATTGATGATTTAAGTAGAAAAAACCTTGGTTGTACACTTATTGCGACTTTTGGTACAGAAGGAACTAAATCAGCAGTATTAACAGCTTGCCGCGGTTACCGCTCAGAAGATTTTCCAGACGGGATTGATGTTGATACAGCTCAGTTTTTATCTTCTTTAATTCCAAGTGAAAGAGGTTTCTTATGGCCTCTTAAAGATGTTGTCTATGGAAATAAAGACAAAGATAGAAAACCAATTGCGCCTTTTATTTCAGAAATTAATTTATATCCTGGTTTATTAGATATTGCAATGGCGATTGAAGGATTGATAAATAAAAGGTCTAGTCATGCTTCTGGTGTTATTCTTTTTGATGAAGATCCATATGAATTTGGATGTTTTATGAAAACTCCAAAAGGAGAAATTATAACTCAATGGGATCTTCATAAATGTGAAGCATGTGGCATGACAAAATACGACTTCCTTGTAACGGAAGTTCAAGATAAAATTGTTCAAACAATTAAACTTCTTCAAGAAAATAATAAAATTGATAAAGACCTTTCTCTAAGAGAGGTATATGATAAGTATCTTCATCCAGAAGTTTTACCTTTAGAAGACAAAAGAATATGGAAAGCTCTTCAAAATAACAGTGTTTTAAATGTTTTCCAGTTTGATTCAGATGTAGGGTCACAAGCCGCAAAGAAAATTAAACCAACTAATATTCTTGAAATGGCGGATGCCAATGGTTTAATGCGTCTTATGACATCTGAAAAAGGTGAAGAGACACCTATGGAAAAATATATTCGTTATAAAAATAATATCTCATTATGGTATCAAGAAATGAATCGAGCAGGTTTAACAAAAGAAGAGCAAACATTTATTGAACCATATTTTAAACAGTCTTATGGAGTTCCGCCATCACAAGAACAATTAATGAAAATGTTGATGGATAAAAATATTTGTAACTTCTCATTAAAAGAAGCTAATGCCGCACGTAAAATTGTTGGTAAAAAACAAATGGCAAAAATTCCAGAATTACATCAAAAGATATTAGATACAGCCTCCAGTTCATCTCTTGGTAAATACGTTTGGAAATGCGGTGTTGGTCCTCAGATGGGATATTCGTTTTCTATTATTCATGCTCTTGCTTATTCTTTTATTGGAGTTCAGACAATTTATTTAGCGACTAATTGGAATCCAATTTATTGGAATACTGCATGTTTAATCATTAATAGCGCTTCTCTTGAAGATAATGATGAAGACGATGATGAAGATAACACTAAAGATAAATCTACTGATTATTCTAAATTAGCAAAAGCTATTGGAGATATAACTTCAAAAGGAATTAAAGTATCATTAATTGATATTAATAAATCTGGATATAGTTTTGAACCAGATGAAGAAAATAATGAAATTCTTTTTGGATTAAAAGGTGTTAATAAAATTGGTGGGCCAGTCATTGATAAGATTATTGGCGGTCGCCCATACACTGGAATTATTGATTTTATGAATAGATGCCCGCTAAATAAAACTCAAATGATTTCATTAATTAAGTCAGGAGCTTTTGACAAGGTTGATAACAATTGGGCATCAGAAATTTGTAAAAAAAACCCAAGATATGCAATAATGGCATATTATATATCAATAGCTAGTGAACCAAAGAAAAAATTAACATTACAAAATTTTAATGGATTATTAAAAAATAAATTAATTCCAGAAGATTTACTTAAGCAACAACAAATTTTTATATTTAATAAATTTCTTAAAGAAAATAAAAAAGTTGGTAAATACTATGTTTTTGATGAAGGTTCTTTAAATTTTTATTCTTATTATTTTGACTTAAATGAATTAGATGTTATTAATGGAATCACTTGTATTCTTCAAAGTAAATGGGATAAAATTTATAAAAGAGAAATGGATGAAGTTAGAGATTGGTTAAAAGAAAATCAAGAAGAGATTTTAAATCAATATAATAACTTATTGTTTAAAGAAACTTGGAATAAATATGCAACTGGAAATGTCTCTGCTTGGGAAATGGAAAGCTTATGTTTTTATTATCATGAACATGAATTACTTAATATTGATAATTATAAATATGGAATTGTAAACTTTTCATCTCTGCCAGAAGAACCAGTGGTTGATTATTTCTTTAAGAGGGGAGATAGAAAAATTCCAATCTTTAAATTATATAGAATTGCTGGAACAATTATTAGTAAAAATAATACTAAAGCATCTATTACAATTTTAACAACAGATGGAGTTGTAAATGTAAAATTTACAAAAGAATATTATGCTATGTTTAATCGTCAAATTTCTGAAAAGCAACCAGATGGTACTAAAAAAGTATTAGAAAAAGGTTGGTTTTCTCGTGGCACAAAAGTTTTAATCACAGGATTTAGACGAGAAGATACCTTTGTAGCAAAAACCTATAAAGCGACTCCTACTCATCAATTATATAGAATTATTAATGTAAATAATAAAAAAATTACCTTAGAACATGAAAGGATAAACGCAAATGTAGAAAATTAAAGTTCTTGCGCTTTTTGGAGAGTCTGGTGCTGGGAAAGATACTATCCAGCACTGGCTCGAATGGTACTTAAAAGATGCCGTACATGGAATAGTATCTTATACAACAAGACCGCGACGTAGCTATGAAGTTGAAGGTCGTGATTATTATTTTATATCAGAAGATAAATTTTTTAATTAGATGGAAAACAATAAAATACTCGAATTCACTTGTTTTAATGGTTGGTTCTATGGCACCTCTGTTAATGAATTAAAAAAAGATAAAATTAATATAGGAGTTTTTAATCCTCAAGGTGTTCGAAGTTTATTAGCTCATTCAGATATTATAGAAGTTCTTCCAGTTTGGATTAAAGCAAATGAAAAACAAAGACTTTTACGTTCTTTAAAAAGAGAAATTTGTCCAGACTGTGCAGAAATTTGCCGTCGGTTTTTAGCAGATCAAAAGGATTTCCAAGGAATTAATTTTGAATATGAATTCTTTTTAAATGATACAGATACAGACTATTGGACAGACTTTTTTAATAGACCAAAAATTGCAGCTTTTTTAAAGGACAAAAATGATTAATTTTATTAAAAGTTTTTTATAATATATAGTAACCCTAAAAATATTTTATCTAACTAGGAGGATATATTATGATTTATATAATCAAAAGAGATGGTAGACAAATGCCATTTGACACACAAAAAATTAAAAATGCAATTTTAAAATCTTTTAAAGCAGTAGATGGATAGATTTCTGAATATGCTGAAACAAAAGCATAGAATATAGCAAACTACATTGAAGGCTATTGTGAAGAAGAAACTCATCCATTGTCTATTGAAGAAATTCAAGATTTAGTAGAAAACGGATTAATGTCTACTAAAAGAAAAGATGTAGCAAAAGCGTACATTAAATATCGTGAAGAAAGAACAAGAGAAAGAAATTGGAATAATAAAATGATGCGGGCGGCGCAAGAAAAACTTGCAGGTTCTAAAATTGATAATCAAAACGCCAATGTTGATGAACATTCATTTGGCGGGCGCCGCGGCGAGTTTGATTCAATTATTTCCAAACAATATGCTCTTGATAATTGCATGTCAAAAATGGCTAGAGAAAACCATCTAAATAATGAAATTTATATTCATGATTTAGATGCATATGCAGTTGGTATGCATAATTGTCTATCAGTGCCTTTTGATGATTTATTAGCAAAAGGATTTAATACTCGTCAAACAGACGTAAGACCAGCAAATTCAATTAATACAGCTTTTCAACTTGTTGCGGTAATATTCCAACTACAAAGCTTACAACAATTTGGAGGTGTATCAGCAACTCACTTAGATTGGACAATGGTTCCATATGTACGAAAAAGTTTTTGGAAACATTATTGTGATGGTCTAAAATATGTTGCAAGATGGGATCAAGAATCTATTAATAGTGAAAAAAATAGTAGAATCAATTTTTTAGATTTCCCTATTAATGATACTGATTTTTATGAAGTGCAAAGCGCTTATTTATATGCGATGGATATGACTGAACGTGAACTTCAACAAGCGGTTGAAGGTATGTACCATAATCTTAATACATTACAAAGTAGAAGTGGTAATCAATTGCCCTTTACTTCAATTAATTATGGAACTTGTACTCTTCCAGAAGGAAGAATGGTTATTAAAGCTTTACTTGAGGGTAGCATAAAAGGAAATGGTAAATTTCATAAAACATCAATTTTCCCTTGTGGAATCTTTCAAGTAATGAAAGGTGTTAATAAAGAACCAGGGACTCCAAATTACGATTTATATAGATTAGCTCTTAAATCAACAGCAAAAAGATTATATCCAAATTATGCTAATGTTGATTGGAGCGGCAATGCTGGTTATGATATAAATGATCCAACTACTTATTTTTCAACAATGGGATGTCGTACAGCAAATGGAGCAGATATAAACGCAGAACCAGGAGTAAATCCACAGCGTAAAGATGGGCGCGGTAATATTTGTCCTGTAACAATTATTCTTCCCACTCTTGCTAAAAAGGCAGAAGATACTTTTGCTGTACATAATTATACAAAAAATAAAACAACATTTGATAAAATTGAAATTTTTATGAATATTCTTGACCAAAAAATTGATGAAGCAAAAGATATGCTTCTTGAAAGATTTGAATATATCTGTTCTCAATCGCCTGAATCCGCGAAGTTTATGTGGGAAAATAATACTATGTTAGGTTATAAACCTGAAGAAGGAATTAGATCCGCACTTAAACATGGCACATTAGCTCTTGGTCAGCTTGGCTTAGCAGAAACTCTTCAAATTCTTATAGGTAAAGATCATACAACAGAAGAAGGTATGAAATTGGCTAAAGAAATTGAACAGTTATTTAAAGATAGATGTGCTGAATTTAAACAAAAATATCATTTAAATTTTGGTGTTTATATGACTCCTGCTGAGAATCTTTGCTATACCGCAATGAAAAAATTTAAAGACAAGTATGGAGAAATCCCAAATGTAAGTGATAAAGAATTTTTCACAAATTCTATTCATGTTCCTGTTTGGAAAGAAATTGACCCATTTACAAAAATTGATATTGAAAGTCAATTAACTGGATATAGTTCTGCTGGTTGCATCACATACGTAGAATTAGATAGTGGTATTTTACATAATATTGATGCACTTGAACAAATTGTTAATTATGCTATGGATAAAGATATTCCTTATTTTGCTTTAAATGTTCCAAATGATTTATGTTTAAATTGCGGATACACTGGAGAAATTAATAATGAATGTCCAATGTGTGGAGGAACAAATATTTAGAGATTACGTAGAGTTACAGGATATTTAACAGGAGATTATAAGACAGCCTTTAATCTTGGAAAACAACAGGAAACAGAAATGAGATTTAAACATTCATCCTTATTAAGAGGACAACGTCGTTATATGGGAGCAATGGAAGATTATGTGTGTTAAAAAATCAGCTCTCGCAGGAATCTTAATTGGATTGGGGGTTATTATTAACCTTCAATCTTCAGTTCCTGCTTTAGGAGCTTTATTATTTAGTTTTGGACTTTTAACAATAATTAATATGCAATTAAATTTATTTACTGGAAAAATTGGTTTCTATTCTAAAGCAACATTAGAATAGCAAAAAACTTTAGCTACAATATTATTATTTAATTGCATTGCAATAGCAGCTACAATAGGTTTTTATGCTTTAGGAAATCCAGATTTTGTTAATATTATATCTGCGGCTGGCGCAACTAAATTTGCTAAAAGCGCATTAACTTTATTTGTAAATGCTAGTTTCTGTGGAATGTTAATTCATTTTGCTGTAAAAAATAAAGTAACTATATTAACAATTTTTGCAATTATGATTTTTATTCTTATTGGAGCAGAGCATTGTATAGCAGATTTTCCTTATCTGTTATTCAATTTGTCTTTAATAAATATTTTTAAATTTATGGCTATTGTTCTTGGTAATTCACTAGGAGCAATATTAATTGAGGAGTTAAGTAAATAAAAATGGATAGATATGCAGGTTTAATAAAAAATGACTTCGCAAATGGGACTGGCACTTGTGTTTCATTTTGGACACAAGGTTGCCCACATCATTGTCCAGGTTGTCAAAATCCTGAAACATGGAATTTCAATGGCGGCAAAGAGACCCCCGCTGATATACGAGGACAAATTATTAAAGCAATCTGTGCAAATAATATTACAAGAAACTTTTCTGTTTTAGGGGGAGAACCCCTATGTAAAGAGAATTTAGAAGAAGTTGATAAAATTATTACAAGTGTAAGGACTGCTTTTCCACAAATCAAAATTTTTGTTTGGACAGGCTATCTTTTGGAAGATTTAAAAAAGAAACATAATGATAAGATTAATCATATATTATCTCAAATTGATGTTTTAATAGACGGTCCTTACATTGAAGCAGAAAGAGATATTACACTTGAATTACGTGGCAGTAAAAATCAAAGAGTCTTATATCAAGGTCTTGATTTTTAATTAAATAAGAAGGAGTTTTCTAATGAAAGAAACTAATAAACATGATGTTTCATTAGGAACATTATATGATTTTAATAAACAATTAATATTACGACAAGGTAAGCTAACTGGTAAAAAAATTGAATCAATTAAAAAAGAATTAGAAGATTGGTTTAATTGGCAAATTGATGGATATGCTATGCTACTTTGTCGAGAAAGATATGATTTTACAGTATTCCATTTATATGAGAAATTAAACCGCAACCCACCTGCGGTTGCCGCAAATGAACTCATTGACATATTAAAAAATAGAGGAAGAATCCTTTCAATAGAACAAGAAGAAGATAAATGGGAAATTTGGTTAGAAATTGGCGGAGAAGCATTTGCCTACTATTTATTTAATTGTGATGATTGGGTTATCCAATGTTAAGGAGAAAATATGAAAAAGATTATAGGAATTATTCATCCTTTTGACTTATACCAAACTCTTTACGTCTATTAGGATGGAAATAAATTAGAAGTAAGAAAAGTTAAAACAGGAGATATTCCAGAAACAATATTTGAATTATCTTAGATTTATGATACTTATCAAATTGATTTAACTGGAGCTAAACATTATAATCTAGGTATTATAAAACAAATACAAGAAAAAGAATTATTAAGATACAATAAAAATAAATTAACTATAAAATGTATTTAAAGGAGATAATATGTCAAAATATTTAGTAAGTACAGTAGAAACATATAGAGTTGATACAGAAGCAGAAGCAACAAAAGCAATAGAAGAAGCAAAAAATGATAACGCATATGTTCTTGGTAAATATACAAGCGAACATAAAACTCGCAAAGCAAAAGGTGAAATTGTTGATGAATATTGGAAGTTATCTTTAACAAAATTGTTCAATGATATTAAGGAACCTGAGTCTATTGTTAATATTGATTACGAGGTAGAATAATGGAATATTGGGTAGATGTAAAAGTAAAAAAACTTAATGATTTAGCTAAGTTTCCAACAAGAGGAAGCGAACATGCGGCAGGATATGATTTGTATGCGGCAACCGATGGGCCTGTTTATATTTTGCCTCATTCCACAATGAAGATTGGAACAGGTCTTTCTTTTTAGATCCCAGACTGGACTTTTGCAGCGATTTTTGCTAGATCAGGCATTGCTGCAAAACAAGGTCTTCGTCCTGCAAATTGTGTAGGCATATGCGATAGTGACTATCGTGGATAGTATATTGTAGCTATTCATAATGATACAGATGAGGTTCAAACTATTGTGTCTCAATAGCGAATTGCTCAGATGATTCTTCTTCCTTATATTGAAATGAATTTTTATGAAACAGATAATTTATCTGAGACAGAGCGTGGAGACGGCGGATTTGGCTCAACTGGTAAACAATAAAAAAGAGGGTAGATGATTTAATCATCTACCCTTTTATTTTTTATTCATTATTCATTGGTAAATTAGTTTTAATATTTCTACCACCGTTTGCATAAGTAGCAAAATCAATTACTTGTTTATATTTATTCATATCAAAACTTTCTACAATTTTTGCGGCGGCTTCTGCATTAGCAGGTAAATCATTAATAAGTGATTGAATAATTGCCGCAACGCTCATATGATTCTGTGTTAAAGAATCTTTAATCGCATTAAGTTGTACAAAAAGTTCATTATATTCTTCTTCATTTATAGCTTGGAAAAATTGTTCAAAGAATCCATTACTTTTTAATGTATCATATAATTTTAATTCGTCTTCTCTTTGTTTTTCAGTAAAGGAAATATTTGTATATAAATATACTAAATTTAGTTCAAAATAAAGATTTAGTTTAAATTCATTATAAATACCATTTTCCTAAGCTTTTTGTAATGTAATCATTAATAAATCGTATTTATCTCTTGCGGGAAGGTACTGTAAAACCTAAATCTTTTGCCCGCAAAAATCAAAAGTTTTCACTTGTGTATTAACTTTTAATTTCATATTTGCATATGATACTTTCATATCCAGTTCTCCTTTTAACTCTTTTTTATATTATAATATAAAATTTTTATTTTGTCAAGTTAGTTAGGTTACTTTAAAGCCCCATGATTGTAATAATTTTGTTAAATTCTATAAAGCCTAATCCCGACCAGCTTGCTCTGCTTTTGTAGCAGCTTGTTTATTATTTTTAATAAAAATATTATTAATAGCTTCTTTAAAAGATTGATCTAACTTAGAATTTTCTGTCATTTTTAAAATACTACTAATTTCTTTTAAAGATGTTCTAATTAAATTAGTAGTGGCAAGAGAAGGCGCTGCAGAATAAAATTTAATTTGGCTTAAAAGATAATCTCCTCCTTTTAATGAACTTGCTGTATTACTTCTAACTTCTGTTAAAGTTTGCTCTATTAGATCAGTAGAAACTTTTGGGGGAATTTGATTTCCTCGCTCAGCAACAATCTTTTTGTAAGCTTCATAAGCATTACCTTTATTAATCTTATGCCCATGTGAATGCTAAACTTTAACATAATCATAAACAGCAGAAAAGACTGTACTAGCATCGTTTACATCTGAACCAACAATATTTTTAGCTTCTTGATATGTGTTTAATAAAGAAGTTTTGCCTCCAAACATTCTTAGCTTAAAAATATTATCTATTGTTGAACGAGTATTAAAAGAAGCTTTTGTATTTTTTAATAACTACTCTAAAGTCAGTTGAAACTCAAATAATTGTCCACCTTTAATCAATCCTATTTCATATACTATTTTTTCATTTGTAAAAAATTCTCTAATTTTATCCAATATAATATAACCTTGTTTTAATAATGAATCAATTTCAGATTCATTATAACTTAATTTTTTAAAAACTGCATATTTTATAGTTATCTCATTAGCTCCTATATCTTGATATTGGTTTTCAATGGGAGATATTTGACTTCCTAAAGTATTATAAAAATTTTCTAACTATAATAAATAATTATCTATATTCTGTCCAAGTAATAATAAATTACTACGAATAAAATCAGGAGACTTTGATGATAGAATTTCTTTTAAATTAGATTCTATAATTTCTACATTATTTATTGCCATACTTTATCTCCTATTTAACAAAAAACAGGGAGAGTAAAATTATACTCTCCCTATAAAATTTTTAATGTTTCAAAGTTAGCCTTACGGCGCATCTCCTTCTACACCATCTTCATTGTCTGGACCGTCAACAGAATCACCATATCTAGTAACTTGTCCATCAGCTTCAGTTCTAGGAATAGATTCTTCAATATTAAATCCTGTTGGATGTGGGAATAATGGTTTAGCTTCATATTTAGCTTCAGTAGCGTCATCAACAACCTGAATAGCACATAAAACTTTATTTGTTTTATTAAAATATGTATATCCAGGGAACGCGTCCATGGTAAAAGTAAACGTACTTGGATCACCAGTTGAAGCCATAGAGAATGTAAAGTTAGACTGAATCTTAACATTAGGGAATGTAAGATTTGCAGGTAAGTCTTTACCATCTGACTGACGTCTAAATAATGTATCAGCTTCTACATAATAGTATCCACCAAAGTGTTCTGCATCGATTTGAAGTTCGGAAACAGTTCCTTCTTTCTTTAATACATAATAGTCAACCATAATAGCGCCTTCTAATCCACTAACTTTACTATGAGTTAATTTCTTACCAGCACTATCAACAGTCCATCCTGTAAGAACTTCTCCAGTTAAATCTCCATAAGCATCAAGTTTCATAATATAAATAGGAGCAGTCGGACAAATTTTTTCTGTAGATTCTAAAGCTTCTGTTAAATCAATTTCAAGTCCTCCACCCTGAGCCGTTTCAATTACTGCATTAGTAGTTTGATGGAAATGAATTGTTTTTTCAGAATCTGCCGCACCTTTTATAATACCAGCACCAGAAAGCATAGCAAAACTTACTGGTGAAAGAAGAGCATCTTCAACAGTAAATGTTAAAGTTTTTTCACCTTCCCAAGCGATTAAACGAGTATTACCACGACCACCTGTTGCATATACTGTAGTAGCCGCTCCTTCCATAGAAGAAGTTTTTGCAGAATCAAGATAAAAAACTGGTTGTCCTTTTGCGAAAATTTGGCTACCAATTCTTTGTTGATTCTTAGCCTTAAATACTACGTTAGCAATTTCACGTACACCAAATTTCATTTGGATTTCCTCCTTATATTTTGTACAAAATATCATTATCCTAATCGTTAGACTAATTGTTATTATGAATATCTTTTAACCAATCTTCAGGGTCATCCATACCGGTACATCCGCCTGCCTTAAATCTCTACCAAGAGTCATAACGCATTTTTAATTCAAATCGGTTAAATTCATCCATTAATTGATAAATAGTATAATTCATTAAATCATTCATATCTTTTCTTTCGCCAACAGCAAGAATAGAGATATAACGACTTAATACTGACATCTTAGAATCTGGCGCCAGCTCCGCCTTTTTCTGTCTGCCTTTTTTTATTTTATCAGCAATTTTTTTTGCTAACTATCCACTTGGATTATACTATTTATTTTCTTTATTTGTTAGGCAAAATATATTAGTGATAATTCCTTTAAAAATTTCAAAATTATTTTCATTAATTTCATTAACTTCGCCAGTCTAATTATCACGTAATTGTATTGCCTTTTTTCCCAACAAAATTTCTTTTGTTGGGAATAATAATGCAAGAATAGATAAAACATTTAATCTAGCCTAATGAGCCTATAAATTTTTTTCTTGTATTATCATCATTATTATATTAAAATTTGACATATTTGATAAATCAACTTTGTCCTAAGTTGCTAAATTTTCTTTATTAAATTTTAATATTTCGCATCCAAACCAAAAACGCTATTCAGTAATATAAGCTATTTCTTTCAGTCGCGGCTGATGAATTATTAACTGAGCCTATGGAAAAGGAATATCATTACCAGATAATAATAATAATTCATCAATCATTCTTTGAAATCCACCCATGCGCGCTTGGTAGAACGTCATCTGTTCCATGAATCGCTGAATATGTTAAAGTGTAACCAGATAAAGTCTCATCTAAAACTAATTCATTACAACCCGCAAACTGAAAGGTGCCTATTCCAGATAAACGTGCTTTGTTAAGAATTCCATCAATATAACCCGCAATTTTTAAAGGTCTAATTCTAAAATTTCCTAAATCCCAATAGTCAGTATGACAAAGAATATCAATATGAACACTACAATCTCTAAACTCAGGATTTGTAATATTTGGTCTAAAATTATCAAAACTAATTAATAAATAACTTTTAACCTATTCATGTTCAGGCATTTTTATCTTAGGCTCAAATTTTATATAACCTTGCTATCTTAATTTAGCTAAACTCATATCTTTAATAGCATTTTGATAAACTGTGCTTGTTTTATTATCTAAACAATCTTTTGTATTTATTACTAACAATCTTTTTAATTCATCACTATAAGGCTGACTAGTAACAAAAAGTCTTTTTAAAATTTCTTCTAAATCTTTCTAGCATGATAAAAAAGATGAAGTAAAATCAACAGGTCTTAAAGCTAAATCTCTCTTCATATATTTTATCTACTCCTTTTATCTCTTTATAAAGATACTATCTTTACATTTAATTTAATATCTTCTTGTCCTTCTACTCTATATATTAAAGTAAAAGATTTTAATTTTCCTACTATTTCTAATGGGAGAATTTTTAAAGAACTATTTAAATCTTTTTCTTCATCTCCCCATAATATATACCAATGTCCATTTTCAGCATTACATATTTCATAATATGCTTTACTATATTGCTGTACTTGAGTTGGACCATTAATATATGCGGCAGTCTCATCTATAGATTCTTGTTGTCCAGTTTCTTGGTTTTCTTCAGCAGCTGCTTCCGCAATAGTATTTTCAAAGAATTCATCTAAAAATACTTGAATTATACCGTCACCATAATAAGGATCAACTCCTACGACCTGCCAAGTTTTTTCAATATTCTTTCTTGGGTCTAAAATTTTAATAGTTTTAAATCTTTCGAAATAATTATTTGTATCTTCATCAGCCGTAATATACATAACCAATGAATAATTCATAGTATTCCATTCAATTCCAGATTTTTGTGACCATTCAATGGAAGTTTCAACTGGGCCTCTAATATAAACCCAATAGTTCTTCTATCCTATTTTTACCTATTGATCACATCTACGAATTTCTGACCTAAAATACGCATCTTCTTCAAGAAACTATAAATAAACTAGCCAATGTGTATTAGTCTATTTCCAAGTAAAAGTATTTCCAGGTTTCATATTAATATCAACTTCACCTTCAGAAGTTTTACCAATTCTAGGTTCATTTAAACAAATATCTTTATATGGAATCGAAATAATTTTATTATCATAGGCGGGTTTATTCTTATCAGGGTTAATTAAACATCTAAACTATTTTCCATCTTCTAGAATAGCTGTTGCCGCCTGATAAGAATATAACAAAGCTTTCTTTAAACTTCTTAATTTGTCATTAATAAATCTTTGCTATTGATTCCCGCCTTGATATTGCAATCTTTTATTTAATAATTCTAATGACATATCTTCTCTTTCAATTCATTCATTAACCCTAAACATTCAAAAATAGTTCTACGATAACATAGAAAATCTTCTTCCTTAGTTAATGAATAAAGCCCTTCTAATTTATTTAACAGTGGGAAGAAGATTTCTGAATATTCATTATTCATCAATCTATACATTCCCACTAACTATTCTAAAATTGTTTCTAATGGTTTTTCCCAATCAATTCCCTATTCACGGTTTGGTAAAAGTTTATAAGTTTGATTTATTAAACTCTGAATTCTATTAACAATAATTTTATTTTCTATTTCAATACTATATTTTAAAATCATTTAATAAACTCCCTTTTTAATTAAGGATTATTTTAAGTATTTGAATTAACTGTTAAATTATAAATAAATTGGATTCCAACTACTCCATTTGTAATACTAGAATCAATCTGGGAATTTTTTACTACGGAAACATTTATCCCTAATGGAGTTCCTGTATAAGTAAAAGTATAACCTGAATCTCCCTGCGAAACACTCTCTACTAAATATCCATTAGATTTTCTAACTTTTAATTCAGTGCAAGTAACACTAATATCACTCTATCTATTGCTAGCTCCAATAAAAGGAATTGTAAAGAAAACACCTTTTCCATCACGAGTTACGATACCGCCCCCAAACCATGTTTGATTATTATAGATACCTGCATGAGGATATAAAAAATTAGACTGGGTTTGAGTAATAGCATCAATTTTTATTTTATCACTACTAGACAATAGTCCATCTGCTGAATGAGTCGCTAATCCAATATTTTCAGGACCAGATCTATTAGAATTTGAAAAAGTAATTGAAAAAGTAGTATTAGAATTATTTCTTCCAACAATTATTTTATTATTATAAATTGCTAAACACTAAACAACCCAATTTTTATATGCCCCTTTACTTAAATCTATTTCTGCAATTTTTTCTTTTGAAACTAAAGATTGCACCATAAGATAATTTGGAGATGTCGCTCCACCATGACCAAATATCATATAAATTTTTCCATCTTTAAAACGACATCCTTGTTGATAATTCTAATCATACTTAGTCTTCCATTGATTGTCAACATCTTCCCAACCTAAAGTTACTGAAGAATTTGATAAACTAGGTCGATAAAATTTTGTTATTATGTGCTCATTATTAAACTTTGCAGCTCCATCAGGATAAGGAACTGCGCGTGAAACATGCCCGATAGTATACAAATATCCATTGTAGCTATGAAATTGGACCCAAGGAAAACCCCAATGTATCCCACTAGTAGTAAGACTATTAGCATCAATATTAATAGTTTGAACTAATGTTGATGAAAAAGTATTACCAGATCTTTGAATTCGTTCGACAAAGCACTATCCATGATTCGCATCTCCCGCTGTTACATATAATAAAGGAAAAGGATCATTTGCATCATAAAATTCATCTGAAAAACACAAACAATCAGCATGGTTTGTTGTGCTATCGCCTGTATAGCTTCCTAAATTGAAATAACTAATAGCATTTAAAGAAGTCGCACTTGTATTTAGGTCATAAACTGCACATTGTCCACCGACTACCGTTCTAAACATTAAATTACCATATATTTCCATTCCTTGCCAGCCATGAGTTCCAAAAGCTGAAGGTTTTACCGTAGTTTTATAATCTTCTATATAACAAATTGGCTACTATAAAGAATTTAAAGTAATATGTTCTCCTGCATATTGGTATTTTGTCCCACTATACTCAAGAGGCTCTTTGTAGCCAAGTTCTTCTGGTGATAAAGTCCAATCTGTTGCGATAGTACCATATTCAAGTTTAAAATTTTTAATCTTAAAAATAGCACCAGATGTAGCTGATTTTAAAACTATTCTAATAGAACTATCCTAAACATAAGCAGCTTGTTCAGCAGTTACTTTAATAGTTTCTTTATATTTTCCCTAAGTAGTATTTCCAATAACTTTTTGAATACTCTAAGATGTATTATATCTATTTCCAACAGTAAGTAAAGAACCTTGACTTCCATTTATCTAAGGATAAATATAAGCATCAACATTAGAATTTCCTGTTAAAGTATAATTAAAAGAAATTGTAAAAATTTCATCAGTAATATGAAAAACTCTTTTATCAATAGCATAAGCAGTTAAATTTAAATAAGGAGAATATTCTGTACTTGACGCTACTAAACAAGTAAAAGGTGCTGCAGTATCATCAATTAAATTACGTCCCCCTACATCTAAAGTATCAGATAATTGTTTATCTCTTTGTGACATTAAACCATCTGAACTTTGAGTTGCTAATCCAGTGTCTAAATAATTTCCAATTAATTGCCAGTATGATCCATCATAAACAAAATCTAAAGTACCATATAATAAGTTTTTATTTGAAGCTGAAGCTATTAACGCTCCATTATGTTGTATTCTTTTTGCTCCTGTTGAATTTACATTTAAAGTTGGCGAATTTGCAGTATTTTTATTTGTAAATTTTACAGTAACTTTTGCCCCTCGATCAAGAGTAAAAGTCCCTGAATCAATACTAACTGTTTTTGCGGCAGTACTGGCGCCAGTACTACATATTCCAAACCTAATAATAGTCGCGCCAGTAATTCCGTCTTGTTTTATTGTTTGGTGGGTTTTTAAAGCATTACTATCCTATATTTGATATATATTCCCACCATACTCTATCTTATCTATAATATGTGTTGCCATATATAATTACCCTCTTTTATTTTATTTTAAAATTAATCTGAACTTCCAGTAAAAGTCTGTGCCGCCGCAGTTGCTTCTGTATACCCAGTCCAAGCTTTAATTGCAGAAGCGCTTCTACTTGGTAATGTTCCTTGATTAAAAGTAATTTTTAATTTTTTAGTATCAGTAGTATCCATTTCAAAAGTAAGAGTGGGTAAAGTTCCTACATTTGTTATGGAATATATATCTGTTGTACTAGGAGTAATACTAACAGATGACTCTGAATTAGAGCCACCTGTTAATACAATTTTATCATTAGAATAAAGCGCTGGGGCGCGCACTTCTGCAGGAAAAGTTGCATTCTGAAGGCTATCATAACTATATAAATGACCTGTTTTTGCCATTGTGGATGGACAAGCCCATCCCATGCCACCATAACCTTGAATTAAAATAATTGCGGCGGCGGAATTTGTTGCGGATATTTTAGAGTGTCTAAAAGTAAGTCTAACTCGTCCATACTGTGTGCTAGCGCTGTTTCTATAAGTTTTTAAAATAGGAATATTTAAAATATTCCAACCTGAGTAACCTGCAATTCCAGTCCAATCTAAATGAACATCATAATCATTAGGAGCACTTTGCAATGCCTTTTCTATTTTTACTTGCGTAGTATTGCCTTTTGTTGTCATATAGATGGCAATTTTATTTAATTCAGTATAAACTTGTGCCTAATAAGTTGATATAGTTATTCGTAACATATCTCCTATTGTACTTGAACCTTTTGCACTATGTTTACCTAAATAATGATTCCATCCGTCTCCAAATAAACCTAATTTAGCATTATCGGAACTTTCATAATCATACCAAGTTTCTCCAGAGTCAGTAGAATATTCAATAGTTACTCCTTCGGGTCTTAAAAAAGCAAATCTATTAGCCCCTAAATCACTTATCATGGCGGCATCAAGGGGTCCATAGTCACCGCTAAAATTTTTTCCACCCCAAGTTAAATAAGCTTCAGGGAAAGAATGATCTTCTCCAGAAAAAATTCGAACACTTCCATCTTTATATCTATATACGGGATGAGATAACATTAGCTATAAATTAGTTGCAGAAGAAGCTATCCCTAAAAAAATATATATATTATTATCTTCTATTTCAGGAATTGTTTGAACAATAGGCTCATCAGCATCCATGATACCTGATCCATCTTCTTGCAGTGCACATCTTAAATATATAGGCAAAAAAGGAGTTAATGTCAATGCAGCTCCTGTGGTATTAAAAGAATATCCAAGCGCAAAGCCATTATATTGTTGAAATAATGTAGATGTTCCAGGACGACTTTCTGCAGCCACACTACCAGTTGAATAAAAAATTCTAATATCTCCAAAAGGATCTATTTTTTCTTGGTTAACTGCTCTTTTTGATGTTGCATTAGTTGATGTTGATACATTAGCGGGTACATAATGAGTCCCATCTGCAGATGTAAATAATAATCTATATCTGTAAGTAAGTTGACTGACAGGCAAAGAAGTTGCATGCGTTCTTATTTGATAACCTAGTATATCAGTATTTGAATTGTACCCCCTATAACAAATCCACGCGCCATCTTGTCCTCTTGTACTGTCATAAACAAATAACATGGTATATTTTTCATTAAATATTGTGGTATCCGCAGTATTAAGTTCCATGTTATTATAAACAGGTTTTGCTCCTAAATTATTTATATTTATAGTAAAACCTGCCGCACTCGTTACAACACCATTTTTTAATAAAACACAAGTTCCATCTCTTAATTCTGTAATTCCCTCAACAGTCGCAGTAAAAACTTTTGATGTAGAAGTGTCATCTACAACTCCAAAAGGAATTCCATTTCTTGCATATTTATCTTTTAAATTATAATAATTGCCATCGGGCAGGGTAATTTTGGAAATATCCGCCATAAGATTACCCCCTTATTAACTAACTGTAACAGTTTTTGATGTACCCGTGAATGTAGGTTGAGATACAGAACCTTTTGCAGTTGTTGTACCAGAAATTTGAGTTTTTGTTCCTGTAAATGTAGGCTGAGATACAGAACCATTTGGAGTTCCAGAAACTGAAATATCACTTTCTGTTCCAGTCCAAGTTGCAGTATAAGCGCTAGGTACAGGAATATTTCCAGTTACAAGTCTAACTCCAGTACCAGTAAAAGTTGGCTGTGACACATTTCCAGTTGCAGTTCCACTTACTGTAATATTTCCTTCTGTACCAGTAAAAGTAGCACTAGTTGGAACAGAAATATTATCAGTAATCAATCTAACTCCCGTTCCAGAGAAGGTAGGTTTAGATACTGTTCCTGATGGAGTTCCTGAAACGCTAATATCCTATTCAGTTCCCGTAAAAGTAGCACTACTAGGAACAGAAATATCACCAGTTACCAATCTAACTCCCGTTCCAGAGAAAGTAGGCTTTGAAGACTAATAAACGGCATCTCCATCTTTTACTGTCACATTGGTTGTTGTAATAGAAGCTCCGGTTGTATATCCCAATTGATATAAACTTAAATTCTAATCAGTAACATCATAATATGTTATTGCATTACTTGGTGCTGAAGCCCCAGGAGCCGCCGCGACCACAGTTTTTGCAACCGTTACGCTAGTAGGATTTTTGATTGTTGTTGTTGAACCTGCGGTTTTCACTGAAATAGTAGGAGTTCCAACACTTCCTGCAGGAGTGTATGTTGCTGTTCCTGACGCGGCGGCACTGACTGTAGTAGTTTGATTTGAATTACTTAAACTAATACTTCCATGTGGTGTAAAAGTGCCTTCTGAAGTTAAACTATTTCCAGTAAAAGTAGGTTGTGTAACAGTTCCCCCTGGTGTATAAGTAGCTGTACCTGTTGTTGTTTTTACAGCAACAGTTGTATTTGAATTACTTAATCCAATGCTTCCTGAAGGAGTAAAAACTCCAGTAGAATCAAAAGCAGTTCCAGTAAAAGTTGGTTGAGAAATAGATCCATCTGGAGTATATGTTGTAGTCCCTGATGAAGCTGGTGAAACTGTCGCAGTTTTATTTGAAGTCGATTTTGTAGTTACAGATACTGAACCTGCAGGTGTAAAAGTACCAGTAAAAGTAGAATTAGAACCAGTAAAAGTAGGTTTACTTACTGTACCTTTTGGTTGATAATTCCCGCTTGTGTTATCTGTTGCAGTAATTGTTACTGAAGAACTTTCTCCAGTAAAAGTTGGTTGACTTACAGTACCTTCAGGTTTATAAGTTCCACTCGCACTATCTTTATATGCAAGATCTCCTAAAGCACTTAAATCACCAAATTCCTGCCAAGCTGTACCATTAAAAATAAATTCTTTACTATTATAATTAACGATATTACCTTTCTTGGCAGTAACATCCTATGTATTTATTTTAATCGGATTTGTAGTTGATCCGTCTGAAATTTCGGTAGTAGTGACTCCTAAGTAGTCAGTATAGCTTTGTAATTCTTCAATCAAAGCTCTTGCAGTAGCGTCTTTTATGTCATAGGTAGTCCCACTGGGCAAGGTAATCTTCGAAATATCAGCCATTTTTTGCCCCTCCTTAATATCTATTTAAAACCAGAGTCTATGACTCTGGAGACAATGATAAATTTAATTTGTTATTCCAAAATTCTCTATCCTAAAGACTAACATGAATAACTTTATTATTAATATGATCTAAAATTGCATCATCTATCGCGCCGCTATTTAAAAAAGGCAAATCAATTAAATAAGTTTTTCCATCTCCCCATTTTAATCCAGGCAAATAAACTTCATCACCTTTTTCATTCTTTGTTTTTTTATAATCAGAATATATATATAAAACATCTTTTGAAGATAGCAAATCTCTATTCTCATTCCATTCTTCAACGGTGCCAGTTTGATAAGTAAGAATATCAAAATTATATTTTTTAATTTTACTCCATAAATAAGCAACCCCTTGTGAATTAAGATATTGTTTCATAAAACAACCCCCCCTTTAATCGTCTGTCAAAATTTCATCTAGTTCTTCAAGGCTAATGTTCTATAAACCAAGTTCTTCAAAAGTCTTATCTCCAACTAAAGTACGTGATTCAATTTTAGGTTTATTAATTAATTCATTATAGTCAATAATATTTCTAGCTCTATATGAAGTTTCTTCTAATTTTCCAGATGAATAATTGACAGGCTCCATAATTCTCCCAAAAGTAGAACGCATGACACCTCTAGAATCTGGAATTCTTCTTTTATATAATCTTTGAAGATGAAAGCCTTCTCTTTCATAATCTTTTTTTAATTGAAGAAGTTTTTGCATATGGTTAGCTTGTGATGTGAACTTAAAATCTGTTCCACTATATTTCATTCTAGTATTTTCTACACTCGCAAGCTGTTGACTTAACCATTCTACAATCATATATACAGCTAAAATATTTATTTCTTCGTGTGTTAATTTTATATTAAACTAACCGCCGCCATATATGATTGCAACAGCGTCTTGATGATTACTTTCCGCACCATTATAAATTCTTTCATCATTTATTTCAAATAATGAGTAATCCCACAAATTAACTCTAGGAAACTAAAATTTTTCAATAGCAGAAAGTAACAACTACTATAACATTCTAAATGTATCAATTTCTGTCAACTATAAAAACATGTCATCTGTAATTTTTGAAAAAAAGGAGTCATATACAAGTGAAAAAGAAGTAGTATTCATTTATATACCCCCTATATAAAAAATTATTCTTTGTTTGGTTGGTATCTTCTTCCTGTTGGTGCGGCGGCAGTTGCATGACTTTTAATTGGAGCAGCCCTTCTAGTAGTTTTTAAATTAGATGAAGCAAGGCTGGAATCATCTTCACTTTCACCATCATATTTAGTATTCTTAATTTCAATAGCTCTTGTTACGTCTAAGCCAAGTTTTTCTTTAATAGCTTCTCTTTTAGCCATATCATTTACAGGTAGACTAACTGCCAAATCTTTAATTAAATCAAGAATCCCCTATGGAGCAAAATCTAAACAATCTAAAAATTGATCCAATGTACCTACTGTTAGTAATGTTTTTACATCTTCTTCTGAATAATGATATTCTGGTTCTAATTTTGTATTAAACAACTCCATAATAGCATCTTCATCTGTAATTTCTAAATAATTTTTTAAAATAGATTCTCCACCAGGTAAAAAAGATAACTTCTATAATTCATTAAAAGTAATATTTTTACTTTCTTTTGGATAAAAAGTTCTATTAACTCCAAGCTATGGAACTCTATATCCAACAATTCCATCATATTTATTTATAACTTTTATAGCTTTATTTCCATCAATCATATAAAATCTCCTTTTATCTCTACTTACAAAAAATAGGGGAGAATTAAAACAATTCTCCCCTATGTAATTTTATTGATAATTAATCCTTACTTATTATACACCATAATAAGGATTTAACGCTTCATTCTTATAGATACAAATACCTGGATGTACTAAATAAGTAGCTACACCAAATTTTTGATAAGTCTGAATTTCTGTTGACCAATCACGATTATCAAAAGATTTAACCTGTGCAGAACCTTCAAAAGCAACTTTTACAGGTTTTTCTGAACCAGTCGGAATGATATAAGCAAGCTGAGGATTAATAACTTTATTAATTTTAGTAGCTGTCATACCTACATTATCTTCAATAGACTGCGGAAGAATAATTACTCTATGTCCTTTATAAGTAGCAAAATATCCATTGTTCCAGATTTCTTCTTTCATTCCATCTGACCAATTATCACTCGAAGCTGGAAGCATTTTTGAAGCAAATTCAAATGTACAATAAATTGTACTCTTTCCGCCATAGCTGTCAGCAAGTGCTAATAATGTATCCATCTTGGCTTCGTCGAAACCAGTATTAACTACCTTTTGAAGTGCAGGAATACTATTGATTAAAGCTTCAAGAGCTTTTGCGATTTCTTTATAAACCTGTTCATCCATTCCTTCAAGAACAAGACTATAATAATCATTCATTGTCATACGTCCATCAAGAAGTTCTTCCCATTCTACACGAGAAGCTCCGCCGTATGCAGCTGTAGCAACTTCGAATGAATATCCATCAAGCTTGAAGACTTCATATCTACCTGCTAAACCGACTCTAGTCACGAACTGTTTAGCACGCTTTCTTGAAGCCTCACTAATCTTAACCTTATAAACAGGCTTTGTTCCTTGTGCAAAAGTACGAACATCAGCAAACTGTCCATAAGATTGCATAATCTTTTGCGGAAGAACTTCCGTAAGACTAACCTACATTAATGTGTAAATAAGATTTTTATTTTCTCTAAAATCTTGAGGAGTTGCCCCAAGTTCATTTAATTCCTTAATAAAAGTTTTATTCAGAGCTTCAGCAGAAAGTTTTTCTCCACCAAAAGAAAAAGTTGAAGAAGGATTTAATGAAGCTTTCGCATTGGCTCTAGCTAATTCAATTAATTGATCTTTTTGTAATGCCATTTTATTTCTCTCCTTCCCTTATTACTGCACTCTCTGAATTTTAACACCAGGCTGTCCATCTGGCATTGTATATTCTTTAACAACCTTCCAAACCATTCCAGATGCAGGCATACTAGCTCCAGTAGCTTTAGTTAAGAAACCAGTAGTACCAGGTTGTAAATAATTTCCAACTGAAAGTTCTACTGTACCAACTTCAGCAGTATCAGAAGTATTTGCAACTGCAATTGTATTAGTTGTCATAATATCACCAACATAAGTTCTGATTAAACGAGGGAATATTCTTCCATCGGTAAAATCCTCTGTTTTATATACAAAATCCTTATGATGTTGCTTTCTTTCATCATAAAGCTTTTCTTCATTATAAACAAGCATGAACTCGCCTTCACCGTCAAAATTTACTTCACCAGCCGCATAATCATACTTAGCAAACTGTCCTTGTTCAAGCTGAGTAATAGAATCTGCTCCAGTGTCTCCAACCTTCACATGTGCCGGTAACTGAGCGTAGATTTGACCGGTAACAATACCAGAAAGGTGATTAGGTTCAACCTGTCCATATCCTTTTCTCTTCATTGTAAGTGCCATGTTTCAGCATCCTCCTAATAAAAATTAATGTTGTTCTTGCTCTTTAACAGCTTTCACCCATTCTGGTAGGCTGTCATTTTTATCATTATTTAAAGTATAAGTAACAATTGTTTCTTCTTCATTAGACTCTTTTTCTTTATCTAATGAAAAACTTACTTTCTTATCAAAACAAATAACCGAAAGTTTTGCTTTAATTTCTTCTAAAGTGTACTTCTCTTTATTGCTAATAACATCTGCTTTATCTGCATCAGAAAGCATATAAAATTCAGCAATAAGCGCATCCTTTTTCTGATTATCAATTTCTCTTTTAAATTCTACAAGTTCTTGATATTGATTTTGAAGAGTCTAATAAGAAGTTTTCAAAGTTTCAAGCTAATTTTTAATTAATTCATATTTCTTTGCATTTTTCTTATCTTTGTCATCATCTTCATCATCCTTATCTTCACTGTCTGATGAATCTTCAGAAGAATCCTCTGAATCTTCAGTTTTTTCTTCTTCTTCTTTTTCTTTTTCTTCATCCTTTTTTACATAATCAGCAGGAGCAGAAGTATCTTCACTTTGATCAACTACAGGAGTTGTTTCAATCTTTTCTTCTGACTGAGTAAACTCTGTTACAACAGAATCAGAATTTTCATTTTCAACAACTGTAGTTTTTTCAAGATTATCCATCTGTTGTCCTCCTCCGCTTAAGGCATTCTTTAAGTCTTGCATCATACTAAAATATGTATGTTTAAAATTATCATCTAATGTAAATTTTAAACTTACATCTGGAGCCGTTACAGAAGCGCCTTCGAAGCAAGGCTCAACATCGTCTCCTAATATACAAATTTTTTGAATAATTGCATCATCTATAATAAAGAAGTCTAATCCATTTTCATAATTTGTTTGCCAATTTCCTTTTAAAGTTTCTGGTTTAAATTCCATTGATTGTGGACGACCTTCATTCACAGGTAAGCTGGATTCTGGAAATTGATCAGTCCAAAGATAACCTGTTGTCATAAGATATTTTCTTACAACAGTATTACCCATACCATCGCTATCCTAAAAATCTTGAAACCAAACTTTTGCATCAGGAGATACAAAGCCATAAGGAACAGTTTGACATTCGAATTTTACTCCTTCATCATCAATAATTACCTTTTCTCCATGATCTGTAAAATCTTCTTTACTATCTCTATAATAACCTACAATTGGCGCACCTCGCAACCTTTTTCCAATTTCAACAGCAACCTATTTAGAAATAAAACTATGGTTTCTATTCGCGCCAAGATAAAATACTTTAATATCACATTTAGACATTAAAGGATTTATATCAAGAGGTTGAAGATTTAAAAACTCAGGAGAGTTTATTGTTGCAACTGATTGGTGCATAATAAAAATTCTCCTTTTTCATTTCCATATATAATAAAAATTTGAATAAGTTTCTTAATAACTTTTGTCCAAAAAATTTTTAATTCATACTTTCACGATTTTGAATAGTTTTTGTCGCTTTTTCATCATCTGCTTTTTCTGGTCTTCCCGCGCCCTATTTTGCTTCTCCGCCAGTTTTATTTCGATTTAGAACTTCTGCATTCATAGTACTAGACATTAATGGTGGAATAAAGACATTAACTAAATCAAGAATATCATTTTCAAAGTATGCTGTTGCTAAGATAGCACTTTGAGCTTGTCCAAGAGCTATTTGAGGTAACATCTTAGAATAACCTAATTGAGTATGCTCTTTATATTGTTTAGCTAAATCTTTATAATTATAAATAGTTGTAGGAAGAATCTGTGCCCTATAATTAACTTTTTTTGGACTTTTATTGTAAGGTATTAATAAAGTATTTAAAAAAGTTTCAAATTGTTGAATCAAATTCCACATTGAAGCTTCATCGTTCAAGATAGATTTTTCAAGAGCAATATTACCATCCGTATTAAATTGCATTTGTGAAACACCAGCTTCATTATAAACTGTACGTTCAACTTTTTCTAAATCATCTGTTGTAGTAGTAGTATGATTATCCGCCATATCCGCAACGTCAACATCAGCGAAAGTGGTTAAAACATCAATTCCAATAGCCTTAGATAACATTTGTACCGCATTATTATGAAGTTGTTGAGCTTCATCAACATCAAATACTAAATCACCATTCTTATCAATAGGCATCTTCTGAATAATGATTTTTAATAATTGTTGTTGCATCTTGCGGCGATCAAGGTCTTGGGCGGCATCTAAGTCAATTATAGCAGGAATAACCGCAATGAAAGGTGGAAAGTCTTCTCCATTCAAATTAAATTTTATAACAGATCCAACTTCAAGTAAATACCAACCTGAATCATCTCCTAAAAATTCTGGTTTTAATTTACCCTTCTTATAAAGTCTATAACCTTTTTCAAATTCTTGTGGAAAAATTTTTAATATCTTCATTCTTTCTTCCACATCAACAAACATATCGTCAAAATATTTCATATTAAATTCAACCGCAGGTTGCCCATTTACAACAAATCTTGACCTGCAATATTTTGGTGGTAATTCTTGAACTACAACAGTTCCTTCTTTTGCAGTTAAATAACCATAATAACAACCATTCTTTATTACTTTTAAAGCTACATCACCAAAGAATTTTTTAGCTTCAAATTTATCTAAATAATTTAAAACTTTATTAAAACCTTCAAGAAGTTTCTCTTGTTTTATAGATTCCTTATTATAATATGGTGTAACTAACCAATCATATCTATACATATAAGCCATGTAACGGCATAATCTTTGATAGATACCACTAATTTTATAAAAATAATTAGAAATATCTCTCATTTTATTTAGGTCTCCATAATGAATGGCTCTTAAAACCTGTTCTTTATCTGCCAATTGAGGATTTACTCTACGTAAATCACCTAGTTTTAAAATAGCATCAGACACTGATTTTACACCAATTCTAATTTTTGCAAAGTCAGTAGGCACATATCCAACACTATCAATAGGAATTTGATCATCTTCAGCCCCAATCATATTAAAGCCTTTTTTCTTTATCTAAGCCATTCGATTTATCAACTTTAGATACCTCTCCTTCTTTACCATCCATACGCCGCTTTAAGAATATAATCATAATTTACACGTGCCTAATCCCAATAAGGAATAATAACTAATTTTATATTATGATCTCGACAATACTATCTTTTTCTCATATCATTATACTGTTGTTTTCTTAATCCATTATAACCACCAAATTTATCTTTAGCTTCATAATGTTGAATTCCCTGAAACTCAATTAAGAAATCAATATTATGCTAATCATCAAAAACCGCAAAATCAAATCTTAAAGGACGTCCAGTATTACTTACTAAATCTGGAAAAGAGTATTCTTCTACGAACTCTAAACCAGACTCTTGTAATATTTCTTCTATTTTAATTTCTCCTCTGGATGCTCGCATATTTTTTCTCCTTCACTATATTATATAAAAAAAACTTTTATAAACTTAATAACTTTTGACCTTAAGTTTGAGTAAAAAATAAAAAATCTGATATATTTCTTTTTCTTCTTCTTTTATTTAACTCTTCTTCATAACGTATATAATAAAGTCCATAAATAAAGGCAGAAAATTTATCTTTTTTAATACCTCTATTACTTTGCTTTAAAATAATATTAACACCCTAATTTTCTTCTACAAGATTTAACATTTGCTATTTTAAAATAGACGTTAAAATGAAAGGACGTAAATATTCATTTCTTTCATCCATATTCATATTTTGCCCTTGTTTAGTAGACATTAGCTTTGTCTTCGCTAAACTTTCATCTATTAAAAATCTAATTTTGCCACTAAACATTTGAGTTTGAGCATAACTATATGCTTCTGTATTAATTGGCGCGTTAGCTTTTATTATATATAATATATCACGCTAAGTTTCTGGAGTTACAAATTTCTTATATTCTGGATATTCATCTGTATTAAAAACTCCAAAAGGTGGTAAATACTATCCATCCACAGTTTCTTGAGCTTTTATTAAATAATCAATTAAACCAACACCCAATCCATTACCGTCAATAGCAATTCGTTTAGGCTTATATTTATAATACAAATGTTTTATATGAATACATTGAGTCTCAAAATGCTAAGCATCATAAGTATAAATATTAACAAGAGTCTTATGAGCAGCACCTTGTACTTGCGGCGTTACTTTAAAAACACAAATTTCAGTTGTACATCCTATACGTCCAACGTCCACTCCAAATACATAATATGCGGTTTTGGAAGATCTTCCACTATACTCATACTATGGTTGCAGTAAAACTCGATATTTATCAAACTTCTCAGAAGAGAAGAAAGCATTTTCTACATCTCCGGACCAAATACTTCGATATTCTCTGTTAAAAGACTAATCATTAAATGTTCCTTGTAATCTTAATTGTTCAACGAAATCTTCATCTAATAATCCAGAAACAACAGGAGTTTCATAAGTTCCGCCCATTATCATATACTAATCAGGATCTATAATAGAATTAATTAAAATCTAAATTAATTTATGATATGCAAATGAATTTTTCCATCCTGCGGTTGTTATATAAATTTGAGATTTATTAACATTTTCTTCTTTATGGCGGCTACCATCTGAAAGACGTCTATCAACGTTTGTAGTAGGAATAATAACTTCATTCAGAATATCTCCATCAATAAGAACACACTATTCCATTAAACCGCCAGTTCGACGTTGACCTCTAGAAGATTGCCTTGCCGCAAGAATATCAATAGTTGAGCCATTTTTAAAAACGTATTTTACATTATCTTTTGATTTTGTAGAAACACCTCTGTCCCAATTAATTTCATCATTTAAACCAGGAATAAGTCTACAAATTTCTTCAATTTTTGCAACAGTAATACTAGCAGCTTGCTCTTTTCCACCTGTTGTTACAAATAAATGTGAGTTAGGATATAAAATACATCTAATCATTAAAGCCATCATTGATAAAAACGACTTTGAATAAGCACGTGGGAATGTTGCATATACGTACCTATGTCTCATAACTATCCGCAAAAAGACTCTTTGATAAAAAAGAAATTCAAAAGTACTATCCTTACCTTTAATAAAATCAACAAAAACATCTGGATACTATCTAAAATAGGCAATTAAATCTCTTAATTGATCTATATCTTGTAAAAGTCTTTCTTCTGATATTCCTTGTTTTCGGTATTCTCTCTCAGAAGACAATTGTAACAATTCCTTTAGCTTCATGACGTTTGAACCCTCCGATTCAAATATTCTTTTTCAATATCTTCATCATTTAAATTATCATCATGAGCTTTCATATGATTTAAGGAATTTTTATAATTTACAAAATCTTCATCTTCAAGTTCAACTGTATCTAAACCTTTTGCTCTAGCATCTTTTTTATCTTTTTTCATTTCTTCTGAAATCCGCTTATCTTGAAGATATTTTTCAATTTCTTGAGCCAATGATTTATCTTCATAAATAAGATTTCTATTATATTCTTTTAAATCTCTAATAATCTAATCAACTATATCTTGCGGCTAATTACATTTATACCTAGGAATTGAACCACTATGAGTCTAAACAAAATCTACAATAGCAGAAGCAGAATCTATACCTATACCATTACCATCTTTATTTTGAGCCTCTGTGAATTTTGCGGATTTCATCATTGTATCATAAACACGCGATAACTTTTGATAAGAATCAATATCGCCACTATCAATAGCCTAATCCATCTTTAAAGAGGTTTTACAAATTTTCTTTAAAGTGTCAATACGTGCCGCACCTTGAATATCAAAAGAACTCATAAATTCATTATATAATTGTTCAAGAGCAACCCATTGACTAGGTCTATAAAGACGTCCCCACTTAATTGCAAGATACATTTTATCTTCTTGGTCCAAATCCGCACCAGGATCAGTGATCTCACTCTAAGGTATAAACAACTGCTCTTGAAATGGATTCTTTACCTGACTTAAAGCTTCAGCATAAGATTGCGGCTATCCATGAATTTCAATTTTATCTCCAATATGTTGACCAGTAATATTGTTTCCCCATTGTTGAGGCAATTCTTTATTTTGAGTCTCAGTACTTACTAAAGTTTGATATTCAGATAATGAAATTTTTCCTTCACTTAATTTAACTTTAAGTTCAGCTTCATATCTAGCTTTTTCTTCTGCTTCTTCTTTTTCTTTAGCAGCCTTTTCCGCCTCCATCTATTTTTGGATTTTTTCAGTATCTTTATAGCCATATTTATTCCACTGTTTAAGTTTCATCTTAGCAAGATACTTACCAATAACAGACATTCCATTCATTTTATAAGGATCTTTTGCAAAAGCCTTATCTCTTAATACATTCCATTCAACAGGAATATAAGGAACATCCATTTTTTCAAGAATCCATTCAAAAGTATGAGGATCAAAATTATCAATATGTGCGGTTATACATGCTTTGCAAATTTCACATTTACTTCCATCTTTATAACTATAAAAATTTATTTGACCAAATTTCTTCCCGCATCTTTCGCACGTACATTTGCCGTTCTAATCTGGCTATTGTCCCATTATTTTCTTTGCCATAAAATTCTCCTTTCTATTATTATAGAAAAAAATACTATATAGAATTAAGTAGTTTTGACCTGTATTTTATTTTTTTTATTTCTACAACATTTGCACATACTATATAAACCATCTTTTGCGGTTTTATTTTTTGTAAAAAAATAAGGATGTGCAAGTTTTATTTCATGACATCTAGAGCATCTTTTCCACTTACCTTTTTCTTCAACAGTATAGTGCCAGATTATCCAATCTTCTTTTGCTCTTTCTGAAATTATTTTTGGGATTTTTTTGCGCCAAACGACAGAGAGGTATTCAATAGAATAAGTAACATTATATTTCTATTTAATTCGTGCGGAAATGTCTTTATTTTGTAATCCATCAATTTTATATTTTACAATATCATATAAAATAGGGTAATCTTCTTTTAACGATCTATCTATAAGATTATCAAAATCCTCCATTAGAAACCACCAATCTCCATCAAAATTTCCCCAAGCCTATTCTTTGATTTTGGAATAATTACATAATAAACAACTCACATGATGAGGATCAAATAATGATATTAAACAATTGCTTATTGGATTTCCGCTGTCATCGACTTTTATTTTTTCATTTAAATTAATTTGATTTACATTCTTAGTTAATTTCATGGAGGTAATAGGAGGTTTAAATGAGCTTTTTAAGATATATTGATCTTGTCTCATTTCTATTAATTGTTTAGTTAATAGATATTTTTTTCTTCCAGTTGCTACCTTTTGTTGAATTTCAATTTTTTTTATTTCTTCTCTTAATTCTCTTAATCCTGGTATTGTTTCAATATCGTCTTCAGTAATCTATATTTTTGGAACTAATAGAATATTTTTATCCCCGCCAGTCATAAAATTATAAATACCATCTTCGCCATTTTCTAATTTTAAAACCAACCCCTAATAAGAAGTCTCTCTCTTATTAACAGTTACCATTCTATTGTCTGTTAATACAGTTTTTTCTTTTTTGCTTTCAGGAGTCTCAACTAAATATCTAGTTAATTCTTCTAAATAATATGGAGTCAATTTATCTACCGCAACGCTATTTACAATTTCATGCACTAATCTATTTCGCTATTGTATATCTGTAATTGTATAATCTAGTTTAGCGTAAGGTCTTTTACTATTGTTGTTTTCCAATAGAGGAGTATCTTTTATAACATCTTTTTGTTCCATAAATACTCCTTTTTATTAATTCTATACTTATATTATAGCAAAAAATTTTTTCTCTGTCAATCTAGTATAAGAGATTATTTTATTGATTTTTAAAAAAATATATTATATAATAGTTATATAATAAAAAGGAGATAATAAAAATGATTACAAAAGAAGAGATTAAACAGATAAGTAATATTTTTTGTGATGCAGAAGATTGTGATTATTGTCCTTTTACTGAGATGTGTGTTCCAGTTTGGGAAATTTCAGAAAATTGGAGAGAAGATGGAACCTTAGATACATGGAAAAGTGGTTTTCAGAAAGCTCTTGAAAAAGGATTAGAGGTGCTTGACAAATGATTTTAGCTGTCACAGGACATCGTCCACAAAGATTAAAAGGACAAGAGCAATTGATAAAAAAATGGGCGGTTGAGCAGCTTACTCGCCTTCAGCCATCACTGGTTCTTGACGGAATGGCACAAGGAACTGACCAAATTATAGCAACCGCCGCAAAAGAATTAGGAATTCCTATTCTTTGTTGTTATCCATTCCCTAAGAAATATTATCATCCAGTTGAGCAATGGATTATGGAAGGTAATCATATTGCTTTTATTTCTAAAGAATACTCAAAAAAAGCATATTATATTAGAGATTGTTATATGGTAGATAATGCAGATGCTCTTTTATGCGTTTGGGATGGTATAGGTAATGGAGGAACTTTTTTAACTAGAAATTATGCTCTTAAAAAGAATAAACAAATTATTGATTATAAAGGTTTAAGGTGATAAAAATGAAAGTCAAAGCAAATTATAATATTACCCTTGATGAGGGGAGCTTTATTAAAGGTAAGGAATATAATTATAAAATAACGAACGAAGGAAAATATCTTGTAACAACAGAAGAAGGAATGGAACAGGATTTAAATTTTGCGGAATTTGATATATTCTTTACACTTTTGAAAAAATAAAAAATTTATAATATAATATACTTGTAAATGATAAATAAATAAAAATATTAAAGATTAAAGAGAAAAGGAGGCGGCAGGTATGAGACGGTCATATACCTGCAAAACCGCATGGTAACAACAGAATTTATTGTAAATGAAGAGAAGCGCACAGTAGTTTGTATTATTACAACAGTAGATGACATGGCAGATAGACTTGCTAAGTATGGTCTTGCGGATGACCAGTATGATGATATTGAAGATATTCGTATTTATAAGGGAATTGCGAAGTGCTGCCCGCAGGATACTTGGGATGAGTCTTTTGGAAAGAAGCTTGCAGAGTGGAGAGCCGCACGGAAGCGTGAGGTAGATATTAATAATGAAATCTATGATTATATTGATAGTATGACTGAAAGGCTTGAAACACTTGAGCTTTATGGTAGACTAAAAGAGCCGACTCCGCCCAAGGGGTATTGGGAAGAAGACCCTGAAGTTGAAGCCGCAAATAAAGGACTGGTATAATGAAAGAAAAATTAACAAGAGAAACAGCATTAAATCTTCATAGACAGATGTGGGTAGATATGCTAATAAAATTAGGTAATAATCCTAGTGGCTTAGCCCGCACGATATTTAAACGAAATTGGCTTCAGGCTCATGGTTATAAAGACGTTGAATGTAATTGTTTTTTGTGTGAATATGATTATCAACAGCTTCAACAGATAAAAACAGGAAGAAATAATTGTGAATCTTGTTTAATTGACTGGTCTCCTCTTTCAATGGAAGAGGATGCAAGTTGCGGAGATAGATATATTCATAACAATAACAATTCTGATTTTTATGAAAGTATATGGAAATCCGCCCCAATTGATGAAATTTTGAATTTACCTGAAAAAGAAGGAGTATAAGAATGTTTATTGTAAATCCGTGGATTTTTTATTTTGCTGGAATATGTGATAATTTAGGATGTGTTGTTATACTTGCTGCTCTTGTTATTGGTATTTATATGCTAATTAGAGTAGTGGGTTATTATGCTGATGAGATGCCTCATTGGTGGGATAAGAATTTTAAAATTGCGGCAATCGTTGGACTTTTACTTCTAGCTCTTGCAGTAGTGATTCCTTCACAGAGTACTTGCTATAAAATGATTATAGCATCACAGGTCACCGCAGAAAATTTGGATAAAGTAGAAGATACTGTTGAAAGAATCGCCGATTATGTGGCGGATAAGGATGAATAAAATGGATATATTTTTATTGATAGTTTGGATTTTTGTTGGAATAATTAATATTGCGGGGGCTGCCGCAAATGGCGGAGTAGTTTCTATTGCTAGTTATATTTGTTGCTGGATTGTGTTAATTGTATTTTTAACTATAAGATGTTTTGATAATTAAGAGGAGTTTTAGAATATGAATGAAAAGAATGTTGTAATTAGAGAAGATGAGAAGGATGTTGTTTGGTGTCCGACGTGCGGTGCGGCATTTTATAAGGATTCCCCCAATTGGGGCAGAGAAACTTGCGGGCATTGCGGAACGGTGCTGAATTGGGAAAATGTAGAAAAAGAGGATTAAGTCATGTATTATGGAAATAAAAGTTCACATTGGATAGCGGCGCTGGCTCTGTTTTTTTACGCTATTTTGATAGTAGGACTTATTGCTTTTTCACTTTGGAGACCTGTTGATAAGGTTTCCAATATACGAGAAGAGACAATTGTAGTTACGGATAAAATGGTAAAAGATGACGTTTATTTGATTTATTCGGAAGATGCTACATATGAAATTACTGATAGTTGGTTGTATCCAAGATTTAATTCGTCTGACTTATATGGAAAGATTCAGGTTGGAGAGAGTTATAGAATAACAGTGGGTGGAAGCAGAATTCCATTTTTGAGTTGGTATCCAAATATATATAGGGCGGATAAGATAGAGAAGGGATGATAAGAAGGGATGATAAATCATCCCTTCTTTTTTTGATTTATCGTTTTTTGGTCTATCGTTTTTTGGTTTTTAAAATTGATTTGGAGAGGGAAATGCGGAGAACATACCCTTTTGTTAATTTTAAAAAAATTTTATCCCGAAATATACCCCCCCACATAAACATACAGGGAGTGGCACTAGCTGAGAAGAATGTACGAGTACGTCGGTAGAAAGCACGGCCCTAAAAAACGTAGAATCAAACAATACCTGGGGAATAATAAATATTAGCAAATAAAAAAAGAATCTTTTTTAGGACAAATAAGCCTGATTAAAAAGAGTTTTGAAAATGAGCGCGGCATGCAAGCGTCCGCTGGATAGACGCTTGCATGCCGGTTTGGCACTTTAACGCGTTAAAGCGTTATACTTTAGCGCGGTGAAGCGTGACACTGTAACGCGGTGAAGTCCCGATTTGCCCTTGATTTCAGCGCTTCACCGCGCTAAAGCGTTAACGCGTTACCACTGCACTGCGTTAAAGTGTAGCACTTCACCGCGGTGAAGTGATGAAATCGGGGGCAAAATTGTTTTTGGCTGTTTTTCGTGCGGCGTCGCGGTGACACTTCACCGCGTTAAAGCACGACACTTCAATGCGTTAAAGCACGACACTCCACTACGGTGAAGTGCTAAAGAAGCCAGCACTTCACCGCGTTAAAGTGCTAAAGAAGCCAACACTTCAGCGCGTTGAAGTGCTAACACATCATCACTTTAACACGTTGAAGTGTAACGATGTAAAGTGATACAACATTAATACATTAATATGTTAATACATTAATACATTAATGTGTTAATAAGATAACACTTTAATGCGTTAAAGTGATAAAGAACTAAAGTAAAAAAAATAAAAAATTTTTTCAAAAAAATGCTTGACAAAAGACTAACTCAATAGTATAATAATATCAAGAGATGAGGGAAGAAACCTCACAGACCAAAAGAAAAGGAGATTAAAACAATGACGACAATGGAACTGAGAATCAAGGAAATGGAACTGAGTGCAATGGTAGATGTAGCTTACAACAGATTGATGGAAAATCCAAAAACCGATTTATCTTGGATGGATGCAGATGCCAAGTACAGAAAAGCCTTTAAGGAGTGGTCAAAAATTGCGGATGAGGCGCTCAAGCGCATCTGAGAAAAAAAAGCTCAACTGAAAAGTTGAGCTTTTATTATTTGGCTAACGTGAACAGCCGTTCGGGCACCGAAAAATTATACCACACAGCGATGCAGTTTGTCAAGACTAAATTATTCGTCAAATGTAACAAAAAGAAACACCTAAAATTGGGCAAAATTATTTACTAAAACCTATTGACAAAAGAGGGCAAGCATGATATGATAGTATCATCAAAAGAAAGGAGAACAAAGACATGACAAGCAACCACTACAGTTCAGACAGAAAAAAGAGAGAAGAACTTATTCAAATGATCGGTTTAGGAACACCAGTAAAAGAAGTTAGAGTAGACAGAGGACATCGCAACGGCGCTGAAATCCACGTTATCAGCACAACAGCAATCATCACAATCTACAATGAGAGAACACACAAAATGATAACAAAACTTATTGCAAGACCAGGTCAGATAAAAAGATACTACAACGCAAATGAAACAATTCCAACAGACCTGCTGAGACTTGCAAAAGAACACACAAAAGCTGGATATAATGAAGTAAGATAAAGGCGGAAACGCCTTTATTTTTTATATAACCGACTGACCCGAACGGTCGTTCGGGGCCCGCAAAATTATACCACATATGAGTGCGGTTTGTCAAGACTAAATTATTCGTCAAATGTGACAAAAAACAAATCCTATTTTTATGCAATATTTTTAATATAATTTTTAAAAAACTATTGACACCAAAAACCTAACATGATATACTTATATCATCAAGAGAGAGGAGAACAAAAAAATGACAAACTTCATCAACTACATCGTAGGAAAAGACATTAGAGACAAGGACGACAAAATCCTGCACTACGCAATCTTAGCATGGACATTCGCTGGTTCAATTCTTGGTATCGTTGTTATGACAGCTGAGTGCCTTGGATATATCGCATAAATAAAAAAAAATAAAAAAGGGCTTGACAAAAGCCAAGCCCTTTGATATAATAAAATCATCAAAGGAAAGGAAATAAAAAAAATGAAAAATATTTATTTTGAAAGAATCAATAATTTAGTCCTTGCTCTTAATGATAATGAAGTCCCCTGCAATGTAGAAAATTGTTATGACGGTTACAAAGTAACTTTTCCTTGGTGCAAAGGTGATGTAATTGCTCATTCTGGAATGTACAACAATGAAGATTATGGATATACGGTGGAGTCTTTCGGGTTCCCGTGGGATGGATGTGATGTTACAGTGCTCAGTGTAAGAGAAGCCGTTGAATTAATCACTGACTTCTATGGGGCTTAAAAAAATTAAAAATGGGGGTTGACAAATTTCAACCCCCATGATATAATAAGACCATAGAAAAGAAAAGGAGATTAAAAAAATGACATTTGAAATGACACTTGGACTTATCGCTCTTGGCTCCGCAATTGCAATGTTTGGTCTTTTCTTCCTTAGCATTTGCTTCTCAGCAAAAAAGGCTGAAAAAGATTTAAAGGAAAACTTAGAACACATGGCTAAAATCGATGAAGTGTTTAAGGAAAAAGCGAAAAGAGAAGGCTACGGAAACAGACTTGAAAACTTAGAAAACTTTAATATAAGTGACATTTGGAATTGCTAAAAAAAAATAAAAAAGGCTTGACAAAAGTCAAGCCTTTTGATATACTTATATCATCAAGAGAGAGGAGAACAAAAATGATAGTTCATTACATGGTAACAAGCGGAGACTGGTGCATGGGAGCTCATTCAAGATATAATTCTTATGAAGAAGCTAAAAAAGAATATGAAGTATGCAAAGAAAACAGTATCTATGGTTCATTAAAAAAGGTTACTATCAAAGGCTTTTTAAAGAAAAACATCTTTATCGAGGAAATCGAAAGTTTTTCAATTAAGTAACATAAAGGGTTGACAACTCCAACCCTTTATGTTACAATAAAATCATCAAAAGAAAGGAAATAAAAAAAATGACAACATTTGTAGTATGGGTAATAGATTCTGCGGGACGGCACTGGGAAGAAGAAACTTTCACTATTTATGAAGCCGCTTATAATTTTGGAGCTCATCTGGCGGAAGACATGTGTGCTGAAGAAGATTGGTATATTGAACGCCGTGTTGATGGACAGTTTGATTGTTATATAGGTTTTTAAAAAAATAAGAAACTGGCAAAACGCCAGTTTTTTTGTTACCCCGAACGGTCGTTCGGGGTCCGAAAAATTATACCACGCGCGTCAGCCATTTGTCAACAAAAAAATATCCGTCAAAATGCACAAAGATCTCATCCTGAAATTGTGCAATATTTTTTATAAAAAATTATTGACAAATATATATAATAGAGTTATAATTATATCATCAAAAGAAGAAAGGAAATAAAAAAAATGACAACAATCAACAACCTTCCGGCATACGCAAGCAACTATGAATACATGGTAGTAAGACTGATTGACGGTGAGTACTGGTTCTATGGTGCATATAGCAACGGTAAACGTGCTGAGAGTGTCGCTCTTGAAATCGGTGGAGAAATCATTCACAATAAATAAAAAAATAAAAATGGGGGTTGACAAACCTCAACCCCCATGATATAATAAAATCATCAAAAGAAAGGAAGCAACAAAACAGAATAGGGTGGGCGGACGAGCCAAGCGCCGGTTGCTCATCTGAAATGCAGAAAGCTTCTAAAAAAATAAAAAAAGTAGTTGACAAACTACAAAACATCTGATATAATAAGACCATAGAAAAGAAAGAGAGGAAAACAAAATGAAGTATATGATGTTTGAGGAACTGGTCAAGATGGTAGCATACAACGAAATCACCGAAGCGGAAGCTGAGGAAATCGCTGAAGAGCTTCTCAAAGATTTCTAAAAAAAATTAAAAAGAGGGGTTGACAAACCTCAGCCCCTCTGATATAATAGAATCATAGAAAAGAGAAAGAGAGGGAAACAAAATGAAAATTTGGATTGTAAAAGGACACGCATACGCAACAAAAGAACTTGCTAAAGAAGCTTGTGCTTATGCTAATTACTGTGAAGAGATGTGCGGTGGTTATGGTCTTTATGAAGTAACTGAAGCCGAAATTGAAACAGAAGTAAAAGAGAGAGTGCCAGAAAAATACAGAAAAATATATTGTAAATAAAATTAAAAAAGGGGTTGACAAACCTCAACCCCTTTGATATAATAAAGACATAAGGTAAGGGCAGTCAGAGAGGCTGACAGCAACACAAGGTTCGATTCCTTCCCCTACTTCGAAGGGTGTTTTAAAGCAAGTTCACCCAGACGAGGCGAGTAAGTTCTAAACTAAGTCGAAAATCTCCCACTCATATCAAAAACTTCTAAAAAATAAAAATAAAAGGTTGACAAACTTCAACCTATCTGATATAATAAAATCATCAAGAGAGAGGAACATAAAAAATGAGAGACCCGCCGTAAAAATCAACAAACTAAAGAAATGCGCCAGAGCCTGGGGACATTAGGGCGCGATGAATGCAGGCACGGTGAGCGGACAAGTTCCCATCCCTCACCAAAAAAAAATAAAAAAAATAGTTGACAAATTCAGCTCGGTTTGATATAATAGAATCATCAAGAGAGAGGAGAACAAAAACATGACAACAATCATCATCGCCGAAGGAATCACAGCAACCATGACAAACCGCAAGGTAGAGCAGTACCGCAAGGCTATGGCGGCTACTGAGGCAAGTCGAAGCGTCTGGTGGGATGAACACTTCGACTGGTCGGACTGGGAAGAGTTCTGGAATGACGAGTTTGAAGCTTGGGAGAGATTTGTCAACTCCTGAGTTTCGGCGCGCCGTGGGCGCACGGGCTTCGCCCGTTCAACCATTATAGCATATCCTCAGGGTTTTGTCAATAGGCAAATTGCACAAAGATTTAGCATAAAAATTTCCCATTTTTGTGCAATTTGCCTATTGACAAATCAGTGCAGATGTGCTTCTCGTCAAACTGCACAAAAATAACGCCCAAAACCACCTCATTTTTGTGCAATATTTCTACTTGACTTTTTTGAAGTTGTGCAAACTACACAAAAGAAGCGCTCTATTATTGTGCAGTTTGCACAAAAAAATTTTTTGTCAATAGTAAAAATAAAAAATAGCAAAATATACAAAATTTTTATGATCCTTTTGTGCAAAATGTAAAACCGCATAAAAATTAAAAAAATCATTTGACAAGTCTCTAAAAAAGTAGTATTATTATATCAGAAACAAGAGAGGAGAACAAAAAAATGATGAAGTACATGATGTTTGAAATGCTTGTAGAAATGGTCGCAAAAAACGAACTGACTGAGGCTGAGGCTGAGGCGGTCGCTGAAGAACTTCTTCTTCCCTACTAAAAAAAATAAAAAAAGGGGGTTGACAAACCTCAACCCCTATAGTATAATAAAGACAGATCAAAAGAAAAGGAGATAAAAAAATGACAAAGGATTTCTACTACAACGTAAATGGTACAGAGTTTCATGATACAGTAGCTTTTGGACAGGCTTGGAAAGAAGCTAAGGCACTTGCTAGAGAAGAGCATTGCGGGATTGAAAGAACTGTAGTTTGTGGGGAAAACATTAGATACGAATTCTATGCAAAGGGCGGAATTTTCGTAGGCAATGAATTTAAAGCCGACTGGGATATGGAAATTCTTTAAAAAAATAAAATAGGGGGTTGACAAATTCAATCCCCTATAGTATAATAAGACCATAGAAAAGAAAGAGAGGAAATAAAAAATGACATTCGAAATGACACTTGGACTTATTGCTTTTGGTTCTGCGGTTGTGATGTTCGGTTTCTTCCTTCTTAGTATTTACTTTTCAGCAAAAAAAGCTGAAAAAGATTTAAAAGAAAATTTAGAACATATGGCAAAAATTAATGAGGTGTTTGAAGAGAAGGCAAGAAGAGAAGGCTACGGAAACAGACTTGAAAATTTAGAAAATTTTAATATAAGCGACCTTTGGAATTGCTAAAAAAAAATTAAAATGGGGGTTGACAAATCAACCCCCGACTGATATAATAAAATCATCAAGAGAGAAAAAGAAAGGAAATAAAAAAATGAAAAATAACTATTTTGAGACAATTGCTGATTTAGTCCTTGCTCTTTGTGATAATGGAATCCCCTGCAATGTAGAAGATTTATATGATGGTTACAAGGTGACTTTCCCTTGGTGTTGCGGTGATGTGATTGCTCACTCTTATATGCTTGGCAAGGGTAAGCACAGATACACGGTTGAATCTATGGGATTCCCGTGGGATGAGGACGATGTCACATTGCTCGATGTGCAGGAAGCTATTGATTTAATCACCAAGTACTATAAAGAATAAAAGGGGGTTTTAACCCCCTTTTTTCGTCGCCGCCTGGGCGGCCGGGCGCAGCCCGTGGAACCATTATAACATACCTTCCAGCTTTTGTCAATAGGCAATTTGTACAAAAAATTAGCTGAAAAAATTCCCAAATTTGTGCAATATTTTACTTGACTTCCTATGTAGGCTATGCTATACTAGTATCATCAAGAGAGAGGAGAACACAGACATGACAGAGGCAATCGCAATCTACAACAAGACAATCGAGAATTTTGAATATATGGTCGGTCATAGGGCAAATATTTCTGACCGAATGGACCTTTGGTTCCGTATCGTTGATAGACTGGCAAAGACGCCGGATGAATACAAGGCTATGATGGAAGCCTTCCCGAATTAAAAAATTTAAAATGGGGGTTGACAAATCTCAACCCCTATAGTATAATTATATCATCAAGAGAAAGGAAGTTAAAACAATGACAAGAATTCAGATTGATGAAATAGAAAAACAGCTTAAAGATAAAAGACGTGCTTATAATAAGTGCCGGAGTTTTGCAAAAAGAATTAAATTGGATTATGAAATTGGAGTTCTGTATGAGCAACTGGCGGAACTTTATAAAAACCTTAAGGAAAATTAAAAAGGGGGTAAATAAAAATGTCTTTAATGAAATCAATCACAAGCGGAAAAGAACATAGACGCCCCTATTCTGGAAGTAAAGCAATAGATAAAACATGCAGAAATCATGGCGGGTGCCCTTGGTGTGAGGAAAATCGAAAGTATAAATATTTAAAAACTTCTCAAAAAATGCTTGACAAAATGAAAGAAGCAGGCTATAATTAATACATAAGATAAAGAAAAGAGAGGAGAAACACATAATGAGTAGATTTGACATGATGTTCGCAGTAGCCAAGCGGTGGGGATTTGAAGCTGAGATGACCATTTGGTTTTGCCGACTCGCTGAGCGTGAAGATGTAGATGACAGCGTTGTCACCCTGGCATTTGTAACAACTTTAAATACTCCAGTATGCGAAGCTAACTAAAACAAAAGGGGTTGACAAACCTCAACCCCTTTGATATAATAAATACAGAATAAAGGAAAGGAAAGAAAAAATGAAAGTGCTTGTAACAAAAGCTAATAGTGATTATTGGTATAAAATTCGTGTCATCAATACTATGGAAGACCTTCAAAGATTTATTAAAGAATGTAAACATGATGTTGTTATTGGAGAGAACACTTATACTGATGATGACATTTTTGATTATTGGGAAGGAATGAAAGCAGAAGATATTCCCATTATCAAAGAATGTTCTTTACATCTTATAATTTATAATAGCTGGCTTGAATAAAAATGGGGGGCAAGTACCCTCATTTTTTGTCGCCTCGTGGGCGCGCGGGCCCTGCCCGCGGAACCATTATAGCATATAGGTTGGGTTTTTGTCAAGAGAAAAATGAAAAAATTTTACACAAAAATTTTTCCTTTAATTTATGCAATTTGTATATTGACTTTTTTACTATTTTTTATTATAATTTATACATAAGATAAAGAAAGGAAATAGGAAATAAAGAAATGATAGCCTATAGAACAGTTTATATCCCAGTAGAAAAGAAATGTGAAGTTAAATTTATTCTTTTTATTCAGCCAATTTGCGACCCTCATTCTTATGAGGAACCACATTATTTAAGAGATAGATTTGGTGATTTAATTACTTTTGATACTCGTAAAGAAGCTGAGGAAAGAAAAGCTATCTATGAGCAGGGATGGTGTACCGTAACAATTGAGGAGCAAGTTACCCCGATTGAATAAAAAAATTAAAAAGGGGGTTGACAAAACAACCCCCAACTGATATAATAAAATCATCAAAGAAAAGCAAAAAGAAAGGAAATAAAAAATGAGAACAGTAAGATATATCACAAAGTGCGGTAATGTAACAGAAAACTTTTCAGTAGCTAAGACAGAGGGAATTGAGGAAACTTTCCTGCTTGAGGTCAATGAGACCCCCGAAAATGTAAAGCTTCAGATGCGGAAACACGCTCTGAAAGCCGAACAGAAAAGGCGTGAAAAAAAGTAAAAAAAGGGGGTTGACAACCTCGACCCCTTATGATATAATAAAATCATCAAGAGAAAAAAAGAAAGGAAATAAAAAAAATGAAGATTTGTATTAATACTTGTTTTGGCGGTTTTGGTCTTTCAGATGAAGCTTTGCGGATGCTTGGATTTAAAACTCGTTATCCACTAATTTCTCGAACAGACCCTCGTCTAATCGAGGTAGTTAGCACTCTCGGAGAAGCCGCAAACGGTTGTTTCGCTCGGCTTGCTATTGTAAGTATTCCGGATGAAGCTACTGATTGGGAGATTGACGAGTATGATGGCTCTGAGGGCATCATCTACGTTCTTGACGGAAAACTTCATCATATTTAAAAACAGGGGGTAATACCCTCTGTTTTTTTTCGTTCGGCGCGCCAACACTCGGGTTGGCGCGAAAAATCCATTATACCACACCCTGAGTGGTTTTGTCAAGCATTTTTTCGAAAAAAATTGCACAAAAAAATATCCCAAAATTAGTACAAAATTCCGACTTGTATTTTCTAAAAAATTTTAGTATAATTATATCAAGATAAAGAAAGGACAACAAAATTAAGTAAGGTGGTCGGCAGAGCCTAGCGCCTATCGGCTATCTGAACAACGGAAAGTCACTTCAAAAAATCTTAAAAAAACTGTTGACAAATAAAAAATCTTATGGTATAATAAATACATAAGATAAAGAAAGGACAGTGACACTCCCATGAGAGACCCGCCGACATAAGCCCTTTGAATTGAGCCTTTGGATGGGCATAAGGCTTAGAAAAAAAATAAAAAAAACTGTTGACAAAATAAAAAAGATATGATATAATAAATACAGAAGTTAAGCAAAGGAAAGGACATTAAGTGTATGGGAGTCAGGCAGAAAGCCCCATGTAGGTGGATGTAAGGGGCTAACAAAAATACTATCAGCCACGTGGTATAAGGCGCCAAATCCACGAAAACAAAATAAAAAAAAATAAAAAAACTGTTGACAAAATAAAAAAAATAAGTTATAATAAATACATAGTAAAGAAAACAAAACATAAAAAGAAAGAGGTGTCTAGTATGACAAAACGTGAGATGTTCGCAGAAATTCGTAAGGTAGTTATTGACAACGCTGAGATGGTAGCTTTCATTGACAAGCAGATTGAGCTTCTTGACAATAGAAAGGCGTCCCCAAAGAAGCCGACTAAAACTCAGCTTGAGAACGAGGGCTTCAAGGCTGACATTATCGCTTCCCTCATTGAGGTTGGCAAGCCTGTAACAATTAAGGAGCTGTGTGACGCTTGTCCGTCCATTGTAAAGCTGTCCAATCAGAGAATTACTCACCTGCTCATGGCTCTCCAGTCTGAGAACAAGGTCGAGAGAACTCAGGTGAAGAAAGTTCCGTACTTCGCCATTGCTCAGACTGAGACTGAGTAACACAAAGGGTTTTGCGGTTATCCCTAAAAACCGCTCCTTATGGGGATTGTACCGTTGCGGAAAGTAAGACATACAGTGTATGCTGAATCGTGGTTCAACTCCACGTATCCCCACTGAGGGGGTGTAGCTCAGTAGGTTTAGAGCACACGACTTTTAATCGTGGTGTCGAGGGTTCGAATCCCTTCACCCCCACTCAGAATCTAATATTCGTTTTCCTTTCTTTTGGTGCGGGGGTTGTCGTAGATGGCAACCCCCTTTTGGCGTCGCGCGATGGGTCGCCGTGCGACGCCATTGTCAATATGTAATGTTGCACAAATTTTTGATCCGCATTTTGTATAAAATTACTTATTGACTTTTTTCCTAATTTTTTGTATAATTATATCATCAACAGAAAGGAAATAAACGATATGAACAACATGGATTGGGTTACAAAAATGAAAACTGGTATGGAACTTATTCACTCTGCTTGTAAAGAAAACACTGATTGGACTAAATGCAAAGAATGTCCATTTACAAACTATTGTGATGCTATTAATCTCGCTATATCTCAAAAGACACCCGAAGAAGAGAGATGGATTGAGGAAGGCGGTGAGAGTATAAGATGAAAATGTATAAAATTTATATCTCTGATAAGGTTGGCGGTTGGAACACTATGCCGACCGACTGGATGGTAAAGGAAGACTTTGAGAGAGCCTACAAAACGCTCACAAAGCCTAGCATGTTTGGTTCTGACCGCTTCAAGATTGAAGTCAAAGAAAGAGACAGTTTTTGTATAAAAGAGTGTGTTTGTGGCACTTGTGAGAGAAAAGATAATTGTAGTTACTGTGATTGCGATATTTGTGAAGATTTTGACTGCCAAGTCTGCTTCTGCAATATGTACAAAGAAGGGGATTAAAAATCCTCTTTTTTTGTGCAAAATTACAACTTGACATTTTTCCTAAAATTTATTATAATTTATACATAAGATAAAGAAAGGAACACACCAAATGAAAGTAAAAATCTCTTATATAATGCGAGTAGAAAAAGTTGTAGAAATGACACCTGAAAAATATTGTTATCTTAGGGCAGACCACAATGACCCTCAATATTTTCCACCTGAAGCTCGTGAAACTGATATGCGCCCTTATAGCGAAAAAGATGAAAGTGAACTCACAGATTATTTCTTTAGAGAAAGATAAAATAAGGGGTTGACAACTCCAACCCCTTATGATATACTAATAACATAAGCGGTTCCACTGGATGCAAGTCGGAAGACCCGCAAATCTGCGGAGCGTCACCAGACGAAGATGATTAAATGTCGGATAAAAAGGATGCAGCGCATCCCGACAGCCGCCTAAATAAAAAAATAAGGGGTTGACAACTCCAGCCCTTTATGATATACTAATATCATCAAGAAAAGAAAGGAAATAAAAAAATGGCAATTAAGAATACAAAACAAAGTGAGATTGAAAGAAAGATTGAACTTCTCAAAGATATGCATAATTACATTCTTGATATGGGGGATGACTTTGTTTATGATATTTGGATTAAAGATGGTGTCCCCGATGAACCCGATGATGAAATCTTTGAATTTATCGCAAGCAACGATGATGACTGGCGTGAAGTTTGTGAACTGTTTGGGAAGCTTATAGAAGAAGATTGAAAGGAGATAAAAATGACATCAACATCATTTATTCAGTATTATAAAAAGAGCGGTTTTGGTTGGCTTCGTATGGAAGAGCTTCCAGTGGCGGTACAGAAAGATTTGATGAAAAGACTTGCGCGCTGTGACAAAAGAATTGGTGTATATGTATATCACTCTCATGAGGGGAATCCTCAGGACGGAATTCATTTTGTGGGAATGAAAATTGGATACTATGTAAGAAGTAAAAATCCGTTTTCTTGGAAATTCAGAGCAACCGCTGGAAATTAAAAAAATAAGGGGTTGACAAAACTCAACCCCTTTGATATAATAATATTATCAAAAGGAAAGTAAAAAATGAAAATTAAAATTGGTTGGAACCGTTGGAATGACCCACACTGGGGTTATAACTACAATGAGAACTGTGATTATCATCATGAACTTTGTTTCTATAAACTCTATATCTGTTGGAAGTGAGGTATTAAAATGAAATATTACAAAATAACTTGCACAAATGGCTATTGTGGTTGTGATGAACATTTTTACATTCAAGCAGAATCTGAAAGTGAAGCCTGGGCTGAAGCAGACGAGATTTGTTCTGATGAATACTCTTTTGCTTATCCTGATGAGCGGTTTGTCGATGATATGGATAATTGGGATGAAATTGAAATGTATGAAATGAATGTTGAAGCTTACGTTGAAGAAATTTCAAAAGAGGAATATCTTGAAGCAGAAGAGCAGGGTTATTAAACCCTACTTTTGTGCGGGACGTTGTCGCGCGGGCTGCGCCCGAAACTCCATTATACCACATAACCAGGCTTTTTGTCAATAGGCAATTTGAACAAAATTTCAACCCTAATTTTCCCAGAATTTGTGCAACTTTTTTATTAAAAACTGTTGACTTCACTATTCTAATCTGATATACTTATATCATCAACAGAAAGGAAATAAATAAAATGAACGAACCTTTTGAACTTTTTAAAATACTATTCAAGTTTTATATTTGGTTTATAGTTATTATCTTTACTACTAATGATATTTTTCCAAAGCCTCTTCCCGGGAATTGGAGTTATGTAGTAATCATCATTGTAGCAATTATCAGTTTTTTAATGGCAATTTTTTAAAAATACCTATTGACAAAAAAGAATTAATCTGATATAATAAGACCATAAGATAAAGAAAGGAAATAAAAAATGACAACTACAGTATATTTCGATATGGATGGAACAATAGCAGACCTTTACAGCGTTCCCAATTGGCTTCCTCTTCTCAGAGCTTATGACCCGAAACCTTATGCGGAAGCTAAGCCACTTGTAAACTTAAATTCTCTTGCTAGAATCCTTAATAGACTTCAGCGACAGGGAATTAGAATCGGCATTATTTCATGGTTGAGCAAAACCTCAACGCCTGAGTATGACGCGAAAGTTACCGCCGCAAAAGAAAAATGGCTTGCTAAACATCTTGCCAGTGTAACTTTTGATGAGGTTCATATTATTCCTTACGGAACACCTAAAGAAAAATTCGCCACCGCAAATGATATTTTGTTTGATGATGAAGCTAAAAACAGGGAAAACTGGATTGGTAAGGCTTTTGATGTAGATTCAATTATTGAAATTCTCAAGGGGATGTAAAAATCCCCTTGACAATTCAAAGAAAATGATATATAATTAATATATCAAAAGAAAAGGAGCTAATAGCGATGTTTATATTTTTTAACAAGAAAGAAAAAGCAACCGATTCCCCTCAATATGTAATTGCTTTTTGTGATGAAAATGACCTTTCAACTAAATTTGGTGCATATCCGCATGTTTTTGATTCCTATGATTCCGCAAAACAAATGATTTTTTCAAAAGCTAACGGATGGGGAAACGCTATTATTGAAAGAGTTGGTGATTCAGCTTGTATTAATTGCGGTTGGCTAATCATTGAAAAAATAAATTAATCATTGACAAATAACAAAAAATAATATATAATATAAAAAACAAAAACAAAAGAAAAAGGAGAAAAAAATTATGACAAAAATAGCAGTTCTTATTGGTACAATTCTTGGTCTTATTCTTGGTTATGGCATTGTCTTTGGTATTGTATCTCTCATTGTGTGGGCAATTTGTTGGGCATTCGCTATTACATTCTCATGGAAGATTGCCGTTGGAATCTTCGCAGTTATATTCCTGTTAAAAATGTTTCTTTAAGAAAAATTAAGAAGAGTGGCAATTGCCACTCTTTTTTCTATGGGGCGCGAGCCGTCGCCTCGCGCCGAAATTCCATTATACCATATCGCCGCACTTTTTGTCAATAGACAAATTAAACAAATTTTCAATTTAAAAAATCCCGAATTTTGTGCAATTTTTTCCTTGACGCAACCGCTAACATCTGATATACTTATATCATCAACAGAGAGAAAGGAAAAGAAAAAAAATGATTTATTGCGGTTATCAGGGTTGCGGAAAAAGCACATATTGTAGGGAACATCCCGACACTACAATTGATTTAGATTCATCCATGTTCACTAAAAGAGCCGGATGGGAAGAAGATTATGTTATGATTGCTAAAGCACTCAGTGATTATGGCAATAAAAATGTTTTTATATCCGCCCATAAAGTAGTTATTAATTATCTTATTGATAATCATATTGATTTTGAATTAATGATTCCTGTTCAAAATCCTAAAGCATGGCGTAATAGGTTAGAATTTAGATATAATCTTTATCCAACTCAAGCAAATATGAACGCTATTCTTGATTTTGACAAGCATTATGAGGAAGATATGGCTTTTTATGAAACTGTTAATTGTAAAAAGCATTATATCTCTGCAAGAGTTGTTACTGATATTTCTTGTTTTATTGAATAAAAAGTATTGACAAATAGCAAATAATAAAGTATAATATATATAACATCAAAAAAGGAGATAAAAAATGGAAAAGAAAATGTATGTACTGGTTAATGGCGTGGGAGACCCTGCATGTTTTTACAAGCTTACACAGGAAGAGCGTTTTGTAATTGAAGACATTCTTTATGAAACAGGAACGGACTATGAACTTCGCTCTATTGAAGATATTGAATTCACAGAAATTAAAGGAGAAAAATATGAATAAAGAAATCTTAAAAGCCATTGAAGACAAACAGAAAAAGCATCCTTTCCGTGACTGGTGGAATAGTGACGATAGTTTGAAAGCAAGAAGAATTATCTTCTTCCCCATTTGGATTTATGTTGTAATTAGCGATAAAATCAAAAAATGGAATTATGACCGCACAACTTGGGATGAAAAAAGAGCTGATGAAATTCTTACTTATTACATCCCCCGAACAAGTGATTGGAACCCCGATGATAAAACCTTTTTCTTTTATGATAATGGAATGGGGTGGAGCATAGGACTTGCAAAAAAATATTTAAAAATAAAAGACCGTCTTTTTTGGAGAAAATTCAATTGGGCAATTGAAGAATATCTTAATAATAAATTTGAATTAGAAGGGTTTGAAAAAGAAGTTATAAGCACTCGTTCTTACTACACTGGTACAGAAATTATTTTTAAACAAAAGTCTTGACAAATAATAATTTCTGTATTATAATTAAATCATCAAAAAGAAAGGAAATAAAAAAATGACAAAAGAAATTGAATTTATGGGATACACTCTTACAGACGATGAATGTGAAGCACTTCATAAATGTTTAATGGAAATTAAAGAAAAGAAAAGACATGACCAGTTGATTCAGGCATGTAAAACTAACATCTCCTTTCAGATTAGTGACGCTATTACCTTAATCGGTCTTGCTGAAACTAAAAGGCTTGTAAGAGAATTGAATCGGGAACTGAGAGGATATGAGGATTAAGAGGGCTTATACCCTCTTTTTTTTGATGGCGCGCCAGCCATCGGACTGGCGCGAAAAATCCATTATAACATATCCCGCATGTTTTTGTCAAGCATTTTTTGCAAAAAATTTGCACAAATTTTTTTCCCAAAATTTGTGCAAATTTCCAACTTGTATTTTGTGTCGTTATCCCTTATAATGATAATTGTCAAGAGAAAAAGCTAAAACAAAAGAAACAAAAAAAATTAAAAAACCTCTTGACAACTCAAACATAATCATGTATAATAAAGACATAAGATAAAGGAAAGGAAAAAACAACATGGACAGACGGAAAAATTATTACCTTACACTTGACACTGAAACTTGTGGGAGCCTTGGCGAACCGCTTGTATATGACATTGGCTATACTATCCATGATAAAAAGGGTGTTATTTATGAAAGACGCTCTTATGTTGTAAGAGAAATTTTTTATGGTGAGTGGAAGAAAATGAGAACCGCTTACTATGCTGAAAAGATTCCCTCATATAAAGAGGGTATCAAGATAGGTAAGTGGACTGTAAAATCTTTTTGGGAAATTCGCAAGGAAATTTTTTCTCTTATGAGAAAGTATAATATAAAAGCCGTGGTTGCCTATAATGCGGGTTTTGACACAAGGGCACTAAATTCAACTCTTAACTATCTGAGCAAATTTGATGAAAAGCAGACCTTTTTCAATGAAAAAACTGTTATTTGGTGTTCATGGGGTATGAGCTGTCAGACAATTTTCAAACAGAAAACATTCTTTAAACTTGCCAATCGTGAAGCATGGGTCAGTGAAGCAGGGAATGTAAAAACATCGGCTGAAATTGCCCACCGCTATCTTAATAAAGAACTTGATTTTGAGGAAGCCCACACCGCCCTTGAAGATGCACTAATTGAAACATCTATCTTTGCTAAGTGCATGGCACAGCATAAGAAAATGGATAAAAATATTTTAGTTATGCCGTGGCGGATTCCTCAACCTGATTTTAAAGCGTTTCTTGCGGAATGTGCCTAAAATAAAAAATTAAAAATAGGGATTGACAAAACAATCCCTATTTGATATAATAATATCATCAAGAAAAGAAAGGATAAAAAAAATGAAAAAAGAACTGTATGTATTGTATCTACCTTGTTCAGAACCTAGATTTTTGAATCTTACTAAGGGAGAAGCAAATTTGGTTGAAGAAATTTTGGATTTAGTTTCTGTTGAAGTAGAATTTGAGAAAGTAGCCAATTTTGATATTTTTGAAGTAATGGGGGATTAAAAAATGGAAACTAGAATGACAATGTTTATTATTTTTGTAATTGTTATGTTTATTGGTCACATTGCAGATTGCTACACTAAATGGTATGACGATATATGGGAGCCGTATTTTAGTAAGGCTGTACAGGCTTCTTGCTTCCGCTTGGCGTTCATCTGTATCGTGTATTTTATCTTTATGTAAACCAATTAATAAAATCCGTATATGCGGATTTTATTTTTTCTCTTGACACTTTTACACTTTAGTGCGCTAAAGTCGCCCCGCGGGGGCTCGGGCAAAGCCCGAAAATTCCATTATACCACATCGCTCGATTTTTGTCAATAGACAAAATAAACAAAAATCTCACTCTAAAAATCCCATAATTTGTGCATAATCCCATATTGATTTTTTAAAAAATTTTTAGTATAATAGTTATACAAGGTAAGGGAAAAACACCTTGAAGGGTCAAGAAAAAAAATAAAAAAAGTTCTTGACAAATAAAAAAACCTATGTTATAATAAATACATAAGGTAAGGAAAGTCAAAGAAGTCAACCACTAAAAATTTATTTTATCTCGGTGACAATGCAAACAACCCCTAACTAAACTTAGGATAAAACAACCCCAGAGCGCAAAAATCCGTTATAATAAGAGGCTGGTTACGGATAAAAAGAGATAAAAAAAGTTAAAAAAGTTCTTGACAAACAAAAGACCTTATGTTATAATAATAACATAGAAAACAAACAAACAACAATTTTTACAAAAGAAAGAGGTGTCTAGTATGACAAAGAGAGAAATGTTCGTAGCAATCCGTGAAGTAGTTGTTGACAATGCAGATATGGTCGCTTTTATTGACAAGGAAATTGCACTTCTTGATAAGAAGAGAAATGCTCCTAAGAAGCTGACCGACACCCAGCTTGAGAATGAGCGTTGCAAGGCTGACATTATTGCCTATCTGATTGAGGTAGACCAGCCGAAAAACATCTCTGAAATTCAGGCGGATGTTGCTTCTGTCGCTAAGTTCTCAAATCAGAGAATTACACACATCCTGTCTGCGCTTGTCGCTGATAGTAAGGTAGTAAAGACTTACGTTAAGAAGAGACCGTATTTCTCAATCGCATAAGTTTCCCAGTGGGGGAAGTAAAAAAACTTCCCCCACTTTGAAAAAAATGCTTGACAAAAGCTAGGGAATACGATATAATAAGACCATAGAAAAGAAAAGAGAGGATTCAAACATGAAATACGATTTTAATGGAAAGACAATCAATATTCCCGATGCTGAACTTGAAAAAAGCATGAAACTCCTGGGGCTGTCAAAAGAAGAAGCTATTGAGATGTACCTTGAGGATGAGGGATACCTTGAAAATGAGGAAGTGGAAGAGCTGACCAAAAAAGCTAAGGCTAATAAAATCAATCATGAAGCCAAAGCTGATAAGCCTAGAAAGGCGGTCAAGCGTGAGCGGAAACCTGATGTTGAAAAGGAAAAAATTATTGAAATCCTTGCAAATTGTCTGAAAAATGAGGGTTTTGTAGCGGAAATTACAAATAAATCCAAGCTGATTGAGTTCTCTGTCGGTGAAAATCACTACAAACTGGATTTAGTGAAGAAAAGACCGCCGAAAAAGTAAATAATCTGACATTTTAAGTCAGTTTTTCGTCAAAATGACGAAAAACTGACTATTTTTTTGTTAAAAATTACTACTTGACAACCATATTCTGATATGATATAATGGTTGGCCCGTCGCGGAGCGCCGGGCGCCGCAATTTGTCAAGATGTAATATTTAACAAATTTTTCACCGCACTTTTGTATAAAATGCCAGGTTGACATTTTTCCTAAAATTTATTATAATTTATACATAAGATAAAGAAAGGAAGTAAACAATGAAAACAGAAACTATTACAATGGATGGTATTCAAAATTGGATTTTAACGAAATATGAAACCGCATGTGTCTTTAAAAAAGTTGATTCAACCACAAGTATAGAAACTCTTATAAACGGCTGTCAAGGTGTAATTGATTTTATTTCTAGCTGTCATCCTGATTGGCGTAATGATTTGCTTAGTTGGTGGTATGAAAAAATACTTCCTAAATTCAAAAAATTAGAAAAAAATGCTTGACAAACCATTTATTAGCTGTTATAATAAATATATCAAATGAAAGGAAATAAAAATATGGATTGGGAAAAAATTTGTCATGCTGTTCAGAATCAAGCTTTTGTAATTAAATATTGTCTTTTTATAAATATTATAAGAAGTATTTCAAATGAAGATTTAGAGTATCTTTTGGTAGAAATGGAATGTGAAATAGAAAATAAAGAAAGGAAATAAAAAAATGGATGAAAAAATTGTAAACATTTACTTTGATGAACCCGCCCTTCCCTCAACAACTATGTTTCACTTTATGTACTCTTTAAGACCTTTTATTATGGCTGAGGGTCCAAGAGCAAGTGATGGGGTTATTTTTATAGATTTAACAAATGGATGGGCTTATACTTGGGATGACCTTGCACTTTCTGATTTATACTTTTATGGTGCGGATGGCAAGGAAAGAGATGATAATGACGATGAATTCTATGGTGTTGCGGTGATTGGTGAAATTTGGTAAGGAAGGTGATAAAATGAAGAAAGCAAATATAACTTTTATGACATATGATTTTTTTGAAGCTGTTATCCCTGATGACGTCTATGAAACAAAAAATTGTAGAAAAGCTATTGAAATAGCTCAAAAACAAATGTTTGAAGAACTGGGGTATAATTGCACTGACTATGATGATGTTGAAATTGACTTTGTGGATGAAGAGGATTAATAAATGACAGAAAAAGAAATATTCTTAAATATGTTGAAAAGAGTTTGTGGTTATGAACCTGGTGATTCTTTATTTTACTGGGAAGAGGGAGACACTGTTGTTATTACTAATGAACAGGATGAAATAACTAATTTTAATTTTGATGATAAAGGTAATTTAATTTGGTATTATTAATTTTTCAATAAAGGGCGGAAACGCCCTTATTTTTATTTTTTTTAAAATAATCTTGACAAACTACATTATTATGTGGTATAATCGTCGGCCCGCTGGCCTCCAGCCGAGGGCCGCTCCGCCACTCCAGACCCCTTAGGCGACTTTTTTCCAGAACATGGCCGATTGGTTTTGCCGCCCCATTTTTCCCAAAATTCGACCCCCTTAGGCCGAATCCCGCTAGAACAATTCTATTTGAAATTTTAAAAAATTTTTGTTATAATTTAAAAAAACACTTTTTTAAAACCACTTGATTTTTTTAAAAATTTTTGATATAATATAATTACAATAATAAAGGAGAGAAAAAAATATATGAATATTTATGAGACACTAAAATCAGGTAAAACTCCAGATGAAGTTCGAGCCATCGTTGAAAAAGAAATTAAATCTGCACAGACCATAATTGAAAAAGAGAAAGTCGAAAAAGAAACAAAAATTAAAGAGACTCGAAAAACTCTTGTAGATGCTTTTGATGATTATTATTATGCTCTTACTGGCAAATGGCTTAATATTGGAGAACGCGAATCTCTTGAACAGGTTATTAAAGAAACAGAAAAGGAAATTGTGACTATCCAGACATTGCTTGAAAAAACAAAAGCAGCAGGACCAAAGAAGCCTGATAAGAAGCCTGTCTGTACTTATTGGAAGCCAGAATCGGTTAAATTCACAACAGACGACGCAACAATTCAAGATTTTATTAAAACACTTATTTAATATTAACAAGAGCTTAGAAGCAATTCTAAGCTCTTTTGTTGTTTACGGTCGCTTTACCGCATTGAGAAACGTCATGGGGTCTGGTCTCGGGCTCTACACACTCACTATTTTAGCAATTCTCATTATCTATCCTTCTTATTAGCCCAATTAATTAATCATTATCATCACCCTCTTTATAAAATAAATCCATACAATACCACACAAAAACCGCATAAAGAATATATAATAAACAAATAAAAATCCATCCTAATATTCCTATTATTGTATATACAATCTCCATACTCCCCTCACTTATTCACTATCTTAAAATTCCTTATATCCTTCCGTCCATTCCCTAATATTATCAATCAACTATTTTCTCCTCTATGCTTCCTTTTGCTGCTCCTTAACTTCCTTCTTATGTTCAATTACCCAATAAACTCCAAACCCAATTAATATCAACCAAAAAAGAAACACCGCAATCAATAGGCATACTGTAACTCCCGCCATTATCATAAAACTACCTTCCATCTCTTTTCACATCCTTCTCCACAATATTACTAACATTATCCCCAAAACCGCAATAAACTCCATACTTACTCCTGATAATAATTTATTAAATCAAAAGAACGAATTTGATAATTAAGACTATCAATAAGTTCCCATTCCTTTGTAAAATCCGCCATCTTTCTATACCACAAAGTTTTCTTTTTTCTTGTTTTTCCAAATATATCATAAAAATTCACTAAAATTCTCCTATCTCCATCATAATCCATCTCAATAACAAAAGGTCTATTATCCATCACTTCTAGTCTATTCTCATTATTCTTAGCTCTAACTATTTCTATCATATCAAATCAATTTTCAAATGAATTTTCATTTGATTCCTTTCCAAAATTTTAAAATCATTTTTTGAAATGCGGCTATTGCCTCATTTTCTTTTTATTTTCCCCCCACTTTTTGGGTCCCCCATATCAATTTTGCGGCAATTTTAAATACCTCTCCACATCACCCCTCATCACCTTCACCGCATTTTCTTTTCATTTCATTTTTAATGCGGTTTAGGATACCCAAAAAATTCGATTTTTCGTCTTGCCCTTCATCCCCATGAAACGAGCCCGGCGGAGTTTGGTTGGGCGAAGCCCAACCAAACATATAACTTATTTTCTTTCATCTCTAATAAAATATTTAAAATTGTCTAAATTTATTAAATTTTAATTGAACTCTTAACGATTATATATTTATACTTAATCGTTAAGAGTTTATCCATTTTTTAACAAATTTAGACAATTCTGATGAAAATGCCTAATTAATCATTCCACCAGGCGGTTAGGTCAACATTACTGCCTTTACAATAACAATAGCTTCCAACTCTTGAAATCTTAAAAATTTCACTTTCTTGTAACATTTTAATAGCATCTCTTATCTGATAATTAGATAGCCCTGTTAATTCTTCAATATCTTTATTAGTAAAAGGTTGATGTTCAAAACAAATTTGAACAGCTAACCAAACTTTTATCAACTGAGAAACTTTATCTGCGGTTTTATTATGTTTTTTCACAATTTCGCGGCATTGCTTTATCATTTTAGAACCAAGTTTCATTTCTTCTTCAATCTTTTCTCTAATATATATAATTATATGGCTACCATCCTCATGAAAAGCAATATATTCTTTATCAACTAAACCAAAAAACGCCTTCTCCAACAATTCTAAATTCTTTTTATTCTTCTTAACATCTATATATTTAAGAAACTCTTCTCTAGTCCCTCTAAAAACACCCCACGGTGTCATTACCACTCCAAGAAAAACTATAAACTAAAAATTCTCAAATTTTAAAACCTTTTTACCAATCTTTATCTTCCTCTCTTCACCTTCATTATAAATAGTATTGGCACGGCCGTCAGTTATCTAATAAGTAACATTTCCACTACCATCTTTTTTTCTAGTCAAAATAATATTATATTTCTTCTGAATGGATGCGGCAGTTCTATTAAAATTACTCATGATACTACTTTCAGAAAAACCAAATCTTAAACTTATATCTTCAACTGTCATATAAAATATTTAGTGTATTAATTTAATTTACACTACTCCTTTCAAATAAAATAAAAATTATTAAAAAAGAGTTATCTATTTTAGGCCATTTTACCCAACAAACATCATTTTTTACCTCTAACAAACGTAGATTTTTACCCAAAATTTTTACCTATCAAAATACGGCAGTCCCGTTAAAAAGATCCGCCAGTCTAGTCCGCCGCATCTTCACAATAAAACTGCACCTAAATCGGATTCAGAAACTTTCCATTTTCAATATCCCCAGCCTTATTCATTGCTTCCTAAATATAAGAAATACACCTTTTTAAATGTTCTTTAGCCTCGTTTGCATTTTCAACAGAAAAAAGGCTAACTTTATCAACCATAAAAAGCACAGATACATTTTTATCATCTAAAAAATTTTTTACTGTATTAAATATATCTAAATACTCATCGAGACTTAAATAAGGCAACCCCGCATCATCAGTCTTTATATAAAAAATTAATACATCACCAGCCGCCGCATTCATCTTTTCTACTCTTGAAAAAATATCATCATAATTAATCATTATAAATATCATCATCTCCATGGTCTGTATAATCTTTTTCACCTTCATTAAGTGTTTCATCATCCATCCATTTCTTTTGGAACATTTTTTCCAAATCATCAAGTGCTTTTGCGGAGGTCTCGTTAACGATGCCCTTGTAACCCGGTATTTTCTTCATTAGTCTTCTTCTTTGCGCTCTATTCATAACTTTTCTCCTATATCTATAAAATCAGATGCTTTCCGCCACTGACCTACATCTCGTCCTTTTTCTTCATCATATAAATATACATATATTTCATCTCTATTTAAAGAACAAATGTCTTCAGATTGCGGATATTCATTATCATCAATAACATAAAAAGCATTTTTAATCTTTGTTAACAGTGTTTCCATCAATTCTTCCTTCATCATAGTATATACCTTCATGCTCCTTTCCATCTATAATTATTACTTCTCCTTTTGGATAATAAAAATTTTCAAAAGGCTTATCTAAAACACGCGGCTGACCTCTTTTCCACACCACCCGGCACATTCCATTTTCATCTATATTTACAACAGTAGGTTTTAAACAAACGTTCTATTTACTATGATATGGGCATCCGCCCACATAGCAAGTTACCAACATTTTAATCACATCCTTTTACCTTTTATACTATATTATACAATATTTTTTTTAGTTTATCAACCCCTTGCCGCTCTTATCATTTATCTTCTATTGATTTTTTAAAATTTTTATGATATAATATTTACATAATAAAAAAAGGAGAGAAAAAGCAATATGTGGACAATAGAAAGAATTACAGAGCGTTGTATTGATTATTGCGGCAGGTGTGGTATTAAATTCAATTCTCCTGTTAGTATTAATGGCAGACTTACCCGCACTCTTGGTAGATGCACCTATCAGAAGATTGATTCTGTTTGGCAGCCTATCCGCATCGAAATTTCGCGGAAGCTTCTTGAAACTTCTCCAGATAATTGCATCGAAGAAGTCATTGCTCACGAGTGTGCCCATTATGTAGTTTGTGCTATCACACATGAAATGCATGGTCATGACGCTACATTCCGCTTCTATTGTCATGAGATTGGAACAACAAACGACCAGCCGGTTTATAAGAATCTTGAACGAACAGTAGAAAAGGATAAGGTCTATAAATATTCCATCTATTGTTCTAAATGCGGCAAGTATGTTGGCGGCAAGTCTCGTGCTTGTAATGTGACTAAATATCCGCATAACTTTACTACAAATTGCTGTGGCGCGAAAATTAATGTTATTCAGAATTGGTAAAAACAACTTTCAGTTGTTTTTACCAAAAAATTATTTTATAATTTATAATAAAAGGAAGAAAAAATGTTAAATAAAGATTATTTAGTTAAAGGAGAAAATAAATGATTGGATTAAAAATTACACTTGCATTTTGGCTAACTACTATCTTATGGAAAATGCTAACCCGCCATTTTTTCATTAAGCGCGAATCACCAAGAATTCTAAAGAAAATTATCAATAGAACCGAAAAGCCTTGGTATCTATGGGTTCTTGCGGATTTACGTGTTGTTAGCATTATTGGTTTTATTTATTCTATTATTTATATTTGGAGAGCTTGACAAATGATTGATGTAGTTAGATTACCAAAAGAACTTGATATAGATAAACGCATTTGGAATAAAATGTTAGAAGTTTATGGGACATGTCCTTATTGTGCCAATGAAGATGTTAGAGAAGAAGTTTCTTATCATTTTACTTATGACCCAGATTATGAGAAATCAGTTACTTACGAAGAGAAAGATGTTGGAATTCGTCCTATTGGAAAAACTGGTCTATTTAAGAAAAAAGAATATAAATGGAAAAAAATCCGTTTTCATTGTCGTAAATGTGATATGGTATGGGATTCTCCAAGCTATCCAATAGTTGGAAATGATGTTGATGCAAACAATGCAATTTTCCATGCTTGGCAGAGGGGCAAAAACATGGAAGTTAATACTCTTCTATTAACAGTGCTTGATAAGAAAGAGAAATAAATCATATGATTAAAAGAAGAGACTATCTAAAAACAACATTAGAAGAAGCAATTCAATATTTTGAAGCTCTCGCGGCGACCTCTGACTTTTACCGTCAAATCGCCGCATGGTTGTATGAACTTAAAGAAAGACGAGATGCAGAAAGGGGAAATTAATGAGATTTCTATATGCGGCAATAGCCGCAATTACATGGATGATACTCACTGCAAATGCTGTTGAATCTGTTAGTCTAGAAATGAGATTGTTAATGTTAGCTATTGTTGTAGCTGGAGCATTGGCTGGAGGTGACTAAATGAAGAAAATAACTCAAAAACAATTGATTGATTATTGCAATAATGCACCTTGGGGTCACTGTTCTATTTGTCCTTATGATAGTAAAGAATGTAAGGTATATTGTACTAAATATGGTACAACCCCTGCCGGTGAACATTATTATAATCCTGAACGATATACTGATGAAGACATATTATTGAAGGATAGCGAAAACCATGAGTAAGATATACAAGTTAGATGTTATGGAAAAACGTATGTATTGTCATAATGTTGTTATACAAGTTGATGATGACACGGATATTGATGTAATCTGTAATCGTATAGAAGAAGTTTTAAACAATCTACATGGGGATATACGGAGCGTTAATTATACTCCTGGGGCAAAAGTTGTTGATATTTTCAAGGATGAAAGCCCGAAATGTGAATGTGAAATCTTAGATTATAAGGAGTTGTTGATGTTTTCGAGGATGTGTGGAAGCTTAGATAGAGAGAATAGTAAGTAAAATGAGTGATAAAATGTATGTGAGAACTATGATACTTGAGCAGGCGATTAAACATGCCGAAGAAGTAGCAAACGACTATGAAGAAATGACGCACGATTATACTTTGGATTCAGAAAAACTGGCGAAGTGTGCAGCCGAACACAGACTACTTGCTGCATGGCTCCGTGAGTTGCAGGAGCGCAGGAAGGCACCGGAAATTATTAGGTGTAAAGAATGTAAACTTAACAAGACGCCTCTTTGCGCTATGTCATTTCAGCAAGAGTGCGAGTGGAATGAGGATGATGATTATTGCTCTTGGGCGGAAAGGAGCATTGATGCTGACAATTGAGGAATTAATTACATATGAAACAGCAAAAGCAAAAGAATGCAAAGCGCAAGCTGATTTCGGATGGGATTGTTTTACGCATAAGAAATTATCTTTTTTAGAACAAGAGAGAAATGCATTTTATGCCAAGCAGCATAATCAGATAGCTGAATTACTACGTGAGCTTATCGAACGTAGAAAAATTGATAGTTGTGAGGGGTGTAAGCATATTAGTTTATGGGAAAATGAATATGAGAATGGGTTAAGTTGTCCTTGCTTAAGATGCGCCAGAAGGGCGGAGGATAACTACGAACCAGAAAGGGAAAAATAATGTTTAATTCAGAAGTTTTAGCAGATTGTGGCTTGTTTTTTATAGCTGCATTAGGATTCGTAATTATTACAGGTGTAGCTGGTTTAGCTTTATCAATTGGAGATGAAGATTCTATGGCGCCTTCCGCCTGGCTTGTTGGATGTTTAATGTACGCTATAACTGTAGTATATATGTGGCAGAGATAAATGAAAGGAAATATACAGTAAAAGGAGAGGATAAGAAATGGATAAATATGGCATAAAAATCATAATGGTATCGACATGGAGTGATGGCTTTGATCGTATAGCAAATAAGCTTTGTGCAAAGGCCGTAGAACAAGGTTACCGATTTAATTCGGCAAGTCCACTGGACGTAACACAAAACCCTGATGGTAAGAAGATATTTTCACAGACGTTCATTCTTGAAAAAGGAGAAAAGAAATGAAATTTTTACATGAATATTTAAAATCTCCTAATGGGACAATTTTACAGGACGCCTATTGGGAGATAAGAGGCAACCGCTTATATAATGCTGCTGGCGGTTTTCATTTTTATGAGCCAAAAGAAGATGATGAAATTATAGAGTCAACGTGGGATAAAATTCTTTATGAAGCAGCACTTAAAAAGCTTGATTCTTCAAAAATAACAGGTTGGATTGCGCCTGATGGAACTTTTTATGGATGCGATCCTACTGATCATTGGGAAGTCGCTGAAAGAATTCTTAATTGTAGTGAACGAGAATTAGAAGAACGTGGATATTGTAAAATTTATCGTAATCCAATTTGGCATATGACAGATGAGTCAGAATATTCATATTATTATGAAAAGCATTTAACAGAAGCTCAAATTGATGTTCTTACTTCTAAGGGGCTTGAAATAACACATTAATGATAAATATAAAATAGAGATAAGGAGAAAAAATTTGTTAATACTTAATATAATGATTGGGGCGCTGTGTGGATGGCTAATAGGGGAAAGCGCTATAGAAGCTGAATATGCTTATACAATAGTTGGCATTTTAATTCTCATTGTACATATTATAGAATTGTGTTATTATTATTCATTATGATGAAGATTTTTATAATATTAATAATTTTTATTTTTATATGTGCCCCATTGTTTATTGATATGTAAAGCTGCGGATTGCAGCTTTATTTTTTTAAAAATTTTTGATATAATATATACATAATAAAGGAAAGGAAAAGAAAAGACATGGAAAAATTCTTTGTGGCTGATTCTTATAAGAATATGGAAGTTATCGGTGAGCCGTTCGAGAATGAAAAAGGTAAAATGGTTATCAAAGTAAAAGAGCCGTGCGACCGCTGTTCAGGACTTGGCTTTATCGTTTCTCATGTTAATAATGGCAAATATGTTCCTATTCCTGTTGATGGCGGCGTTTGCTATAAGTGCGGCGGTGCGAAGGTTGTGACCAAAACAGTTCGCGCCTATACAGAGAAAGAATACAACGCTCTTCAGAAAGCAAAAGCAAGAGCTGCAGAGAAACGTGAAGCTGCGGCTGCCGCAAGAATCCAGGATGCTATTGACCATGCTGATGAATATAAGCATGAAGTAGCTCTTAAACGCGGTTTCAGTGAAGATGAAAAAATCTATCTTGTTTATGGTGATGACACCTACGCAATTAAAGATGAGCTGAAGAAGCTTGGTGGAAAATTTGACCCCACTTTTAAGTGGTTCTTTTCAAAAGAAGTAGAGCTTCCGGAAGGCTACAATCTTTGTGAGCTTACTTTTGATGAAGTTTTTGACTATAATCCTGAGTCAAAGTGGGCAAGCTTTAAGGAAGATGCTAAGAACATCGTAGCTCGTAAGATTGCTGAACTTAAGGGGCCATCTACTTCTGAATTCTATCCTGGTGCAGAAAAGGAAAGACTTCGCAATATTACAGCAAAAGTTGCAAGCATCCGCGGTTTTGAGGGTATTTATGGTTATACTCATGTATATACCTTTACTTCTGGAAATTATGTTTTCGTATGGATGACATCAAAAACTCTTAATGTTACGGTTGGTGAAACTGTAGACCTTACAGGCACTATTAAGAAGTTTGATGAATATATGGGTGTTAATCAGACTCATCTTACAAGATGTATCGTAAATAAGATAGGAGAGTAATATGAAAGATAGAGAGATTGCTTGTGTTTTTTATGAATATGAAGGCAGTTGTTTAAAAGGTAAAGCAGGTACCTTTAGAAAGGCTTGTCAAACTTGTGGTAAATATAAACCCAAGCTTGGCAGCTCTCCTGCTCGTCAAAATCTAAAAAAGCAGAAGATGGAAAAAATTAGAACTAGAGATATGAGACAACAGATGAATAATTATTAAAGGAGAATGATTATGAGTAGAAGTCCATTCTTTTTTATTGAAAAATTTGATGGTTATACTAATAAATATGAAATGTATCATCCATTAGTTTGGAATCTTAGACATACTGAGCGAGTCCCCGCAGAGCTTTTCCCTTATAATGGCTGCCATGACCTTTTTTCTATTGTAGAAGATAATGCAGGAAACTTTCCAAGTATGCATGGCATTCATTATGGATTACCTAAAGATATTTCAGAAGAAATAAAAACTATTTATAATGAGCATTGTTATGAAATTGACGAAAAACATACTTATACTCCCACCGCTCGCTGGTTTACTTATGCTGATATGTATATTTATTGTCTTGAACATCCAGAAGTTCCTGATTATGAAGCTAGGGATGAAGCTTATTATAATAATGAACCTGTAACTAAAATTATGAAGCCAACTCCGCTTATGGCTCTTAAAGAGCGTGTTGATGCTTTTCTTGACGTTATGGATGATTCTGATTTTTGGAAAGATGATTATAGTACAATTAGAATTATTTACTGGATTAGCTAAAATTTATTAAAAACATTTGATTTTTAACAAAATTTTTGATATAATATATACATAATAAAGAAAAGGAAATATTAAAATGTGTAAAAGAGATTGCTTTTTTTATGATGAAGACCAGGATATGAGCGCAACAATTCCAGAGTGTAAATATTCTAATACCTGGGGAATAATTTCTTGTGAAGGATGTCCTAATTATTTTGATAAACAGGATGGTATTAATATTATAAGGCAATATGTAGATGAATTAAAATTATATCCTAAAACAAGATTAATGTTTATATCTTAAGACGAGGTTAATGTTTATATGATAGAATTTCCAGAAATGCTATATTACATGGAATGTGAAGGAGATATTCCTACCAGAACTGGTAGAATTAATGCCGTAATTAAAGAAATAAGGAATACTCCACCGCATCATATTAGTGATGATGAATTTGAGCAGGTACTAAATAATCATGGTCTTTCATATGAAGAGCTTACTAATCGAGAACTTTTATTTATTGTTCAAAGCATAAATAAATAATAAAAAATATTTGCAACTTTAAAAAATTTTTGATATAATAGATACATAAGATAAAGAGAACATAAAAAACAAATTAACATTTATTTATTAAGGAGAAAACACTATGGAAAAGAAAACTAAGGCTATGTATTTTGCAGAACTTCGTGAGATGGTTACAGCAGCAGTTGAGGATGAAGCTCGTAGAAATGAGCTTGTAGAGTTCATTGATAAACAGGTTGAAGCACTTGAGAAACGTAAGGTCGCGGCAGCCGCTCGTGCTGAGAAGAAGAAAGCTGAGTCTGATGCTCTGACAGAGGAAATCTTCGAGAGAATTGGCGATGAACTTATCACAGTCGATGAGATTGTTGTTACATTTGACGAGGAAGAGGAAGTAAGTCGTGCAAGGGTAACTGCTAGACTTGGCAAGCTTGTTAATGCAGGTCGTATTGAGAAAGAAGCTGTTAAGGTTGACGGTAAGAAGAGAATGGCTTATAGACGTCCGAAGACAGCAGACGCTGAGTAAGAATTACAATTAACCATAAGGGGGATATAAATCCCCCTTATTTTTATCTAAGGAGATTTTTATGTTTTGTTTAAATTATTATCCGCATGAAAAATATCTTAATGATGCAGATTAGTTAAGAATCAATTATCGTCCTGCGGACCGCACATTAGAAGACTTTTTAAAAACTTATCAAAATATTTCAATAGTTATAGACGTATCTGATGCTTTTGAAGAGACTGACGCTGGATTATTAAAAGCATTGTACAATAAATATTCTAATTTTAAAATAATCTTTGATTTTAATAATAAAGAACATTTATCAAGAGCAGAAAAATATCAAATTCCGCATTTCTTTCTGAATCCAGTTACAAGTTTTGATCAACTTCATGGATTAATTCAATATCATCCTACTGATATGTATATTTGTGAGGAAATGGGATTCTATATTTTTTGGATTAGTAAATTATTACATGAAAATAATATAAAAGTTAGAGTATTTCCAAATATTTGTCAATCTAGTTTTGCGGAAACTCCCAGTATAAAGACTTTCTTTGTCAGACCAGAAGATATATCTATCTATTCAAATTATGTAGATGTGTTTGAATTAGTTTCAGATAAAGATAGACAAAAAGTTTTATTTAAAATTTATAAACAGCAAAAATGGTTTGGTAAATTACAGGAGGTAATTCCATCATTTAAAGACGATGTTGATAACAGATGTCTTATGAGCGCTTTTGGAAACCTTCGGACTAGATGTAAAAAACGATGTATGTATAATCCTAATGGGTGTAAGACTTGTGATCGTTTTGTTGAATTAGCAAACTCTTTGAAGTAGAATAGGATTATCGTTAAACGAGCTGAAAAGAAAAGTTGACATTTTTAATAATTTTTGATATAATATATATACAATGATAAAGAAAGGATATAAAAATGGCGGCAAGAGGTAGTGTACTTAAACAAGAGGTAGCAACAAAGATTTTGGCGGCGTTTCCAGGAAGCTTTTTATACAATGATGGAAAGGAAATCCGCATTAATGGTGTAGAGGATGGACAGAACCTACAGATTAAAGTAACTTTGACATGCGCGAAGGTTGCGGTTGAAGGCGGAGAAGATACAGTTTTACCAGGAGAGAATATTAAAACAGCATCTCCTGCACAGGCTATAACTACATCAGAAAAAGTTCCTCAGGAGCCTACTAATGAGGAAAAAGAGAGACTTAAAACATTGTTAAATCAGTTGGGTATGTAAGGAAGTGTTAGAATGAGTACTGGAGTACATCTTTATCAAATGACACATTGGGAAATCGCAGGAAAATGGCATGTTAATGATGTTAAAAATTTAAGTGGTCGTTCAGGTAAATGGTACACTCCAATGCGTATTCTTGATATTTCTGTTGAGGAATATATCAATCTTTTAATAAACACTTTTAACGCAAAAGGAATTTACTATTATGAACAAACTGATTATTTAGCTTTCTATTTTCTAAAAGAATTTGAAGCTAAGAAATTTTGTTCTTATGTAAATAAAATAGCACGACAAAAAAATTATTGTTGCGCTTAATTGAACCGAAAAAGGGGCTATAGTAGGGTCTACCAAACCAGAGCCCTTGAAACAGCCCACGGTCTAAATGACTAAGGAGTGCTGTTAGGGTAGACATTATTCATCTCATTAGTTTAATGGACAGAATATAACACTACGAATGTTAAGGTAGGGGTTCGATTCCCTTATGAGATATATGGGGCATTAGCTCAGTGGTGAGAGCGCTGGTCTTATAAACCAGTGATACTGGTTCGACTCCATTATGCCCTATTTAAAAAATCTTTTTTGATTTTTTATAAAAATTATTATATAATATATATACAGTAAAGATAGAAAAAACAAAAGGAGTTCATTATGGCAGAAATTAAAGTATCTGAAGCAACCACTGTTAATTCTATTAAAGTTTATCTCAATGAAATTAGTCAGTATAATCTTCTTTCAAAAGAAGATGAAGTAAGATATGCGAAAGCTGCGGCAAATGGAAACCAGGAAGCAAAAAATGCTCTGATTAACCACAATCTCCGTCTTGTTGTTTCTATTGCTAAAAAGTATATGGGAAGAGGTCTTACTCTTTCTGACCTTATTCAGGAAGGTAATTTTGGTCTGATTAAAGCAACAGAAAAGTATGATGTTGATAAGGGATTCAGATTCTCTACTTATGCAACCTATTGGATTAAGCAGTCTATTTCTCGTGCGGTTATGGACCAGACTAGAAATATCCGTATTCCGATTCATGTTATTGAATTGATTAGTAAAATTAAAAAGGCTGAAAGAGATTTTCAGCAGTCTTATAATAGAGAACCGAAAGAAGCGGATGTTGCGGCAGTTCTCGGACTTGATGTTAAGAAAATTAAAGAAGCATATTCTTGGATGAAAGACACTTCTTCTCTTGATGTAGTTGTTGGAGACGATGAAGATACTACAGTTGGTTCTTTTATTGAAGATGAGTCTGTTGCGGATTCTTTTATGAATATTGAGGATGATGAAAGAAAAGAAGCAGTTCAGAATATCCTTAATACTTTAAATGACCGCGAGCAGCTTATTATCAAAAATAGATTTGGTATTGGCATGAATAGAGCAAAGACACTTGATGAAATTGGTACAGAACTTGGTCTTAGTAGAGAACGAGTTCGCCAGATTGAAGCAGCTGCTCTTAAGAAACTTCGTAATCCGCGAAGAGCTGCTCTGCTCAAGGAATTTTTCTAAAATTTCTTGGGCGGGCTTGATTAAAGAATTTCTAAGAATTTTTATTAACATTAGATTCTTAAAAGATTTATTGATTTTTTAAAAAATATATTATATAATATATATGTAAGGTTAAGGAAGGATTATTAAATGACAGTTAGAGAATTGTTAAAAGAAATTATTGAAGCAGCGCCTAATAGATTAGATTCGGAAATTTATTTTGATGCACCAAATGATGATTATTCAGTTAAATGTTATGTGCTTGATAATGTAACAAGTTTTGGTAATAATGATGGTCTTTTCTTTATACTTAAAGAAAATATTTGATTTTTAAAAAAATATATGATATAATATATATATAATAAAGATAGTAAAACAGCAAATTCAAGAAAATCAAGATGATATACAGTTCTAAAAAATTGTGAAATTTACTTGAAAACCAATAAAGAACTAAAGTTTTTTGTGGCTCATATTTTTTTGATAAAGTTGCCTACCTATTAAAAGGAATTTAGAAAAAGAGCTTACTATCTTGTTTAAGGTCACGCGCCTGACCTAATGCAAATCCGGCGTGCGGTTGAACAGTGAGGAAGTCCGCCTAAAACAAGCTCACATTTGGCTCCTTAGCTCAGTTGGCAGAGCAGCTGGCTGTTAACCAGCGTGTCGAAGGTTCGAGTCCTCCAGGAGCCGCGCCGGTTTCACGCCGATACAGTGAGGTGTTTTCCTACCAAACAGGATATAGTGTAAAAGAACGGTTCATAATAGAGATAAGTCCCAAAGGGCACAGAAGTTATGAAAAGTACGTACCCGTTTGCATTTGAGATACGCGGCTCAAATGATGCACGCCCGCGGTATGGGACAGGTCAGGTCCTAGTAAGTAAACTAGGATTGTGGGTTCGAGCCCCACTGCTGCACTAAGAGTTGATTTACCTCTTGCCAATGTAAATCTAAGCTGTTGAGGATACAGCCGCGAGCGCCATCGGGGGAGTTAAGGACGAGTGGTCAGGTTAGTACTTGGTACCTGGTAAAAGTCAAGTATCTTTGAAAGTTATAAAGGTGAAACTTTTGTCGCATCCCAAACTAGTGGGAGTAAGGTATAGTAGATACCTGAGCAGGGCTGAAAGGGTGGCATCTATCTACTAAATATGCTCCAGTAGCCCAATTGGCATGAGGCGTCTGACTTAGGATCAGAATTGTGTGGGTTCGAGTCCCTCCTGGAGTATTTAATATTTATAAACATGGAGAATAAATTTTATGAAAACAGTTTATGAATTAACAGAACAAGATATTATAGTTATTATAGCAAATCATTTTTCCGTTCCATTAGATTCTGTTGAATTAGAACATTATAAATCTATGGAAGGGTTCTATACAGATGAGCATTATGTTGATTATGTAAAAGGGAAAGTTATAATAGAAGGAAAAGCAAATAAGTAATATATGGCTCTGTGGTGCAGAAGAGTGGCACGCGTGCCTGTCACGCACGAGGTCGAGGGTTCGAGTCCCTTCAGAGTCGCTAGAGGAAATGGCATCGCCTCTTTAAATATAGACTGCAGGGTTCGCCACTCGGATCAGAAAAACGAGCTTGTAGCAAGGCGTAATGACTACACGAGCCATAAAACGTGTATCCATCTTCGTGTGTGCTTATTATTATAAGTAAGTGTGGAAGAAGTATGAGTGAAAGTCTCATAAAACTAAGTTCCCGAGGCTCAAACTATAAATCGGATTTGTCAGATAAGACATTAAAATTGACGTTAACATGGATTAGAGTTAAACTACCACTGGCATATGGTACCATATGATATGTGGCTTTGTGGCAAACGTCTAATAAGAAGGCAAAGTAAACTCAGTTATCAGTATTTATCGCGCCTCTTGACAATGTGTACTAAGATAAATCTTTTTATTTGATATTTATAAAAAAATATAATATAATATTATTGTAAGTTAAAAAACAATCTTTTTAAGAAAAGGAGAGTAGCTATGCTTTATATTGTATATTACAGAGATGATGACAAAGTAAGACATATGACTTTCGTTAGAACTTACAAAGAAGTTCTTTTTATTCAGGAAAGATTTGATTTTGTTACAGTAGAATGTTATAGTAAGTAAATAATGCGCTGTTATGGCACAGCGCCATATCCCATCGAGGAGAAATTAAATGAGACGGGCTGGCATATCCCAAGTTCGCAATAATATGCCTTTAATATGCCCCGTTAGGCAAGCGGTTTAAGCCACTGCCCCTTCACGGCAGAGACGGGAGTTCGACTCTCCCACGGGGTATCAATCGTTGGTAGACAAGTATTAAAAGTCAATAAGAAAATAAAGCTGAATTATTCAGGGACACCGAGGAAAGACACCTCATGAAGCGGGGGAAGATCCGTAAGATACTTCAGAATACATTGTTGCAACCCTGGTCAGATGCGTGTGATTGAAACTACACACTCAACGATTGATTTTTATAAAAAATTTTGTTATAATATTTATATGAGAAAAGGAGAAAAAATGAGAAGAATTAATTATACAGCGACAATATTAGGAACAATATTTGTTGAAGATTGGCGAGATGATGAAGAAATTTCTTCTCTTATAGATGAAGATCTTGAAGATAGAGGAGTTCCTTTTCTTGAAATTAATGAAATTGAATTTGATGAAGATTAATAATAAAGACAGATACAGCAAAACTTTTAACTTTTTGTAAATAAAAAAACAGTTCATTTTTTATACTACGAAGATTACCTGTCTTGGGCGAAATAAAAAATAAAATATAGCAATGGCGATTAAGGTAAATAGTGCGCATAAACCCTTAAAGAGTCCACCACACTGCGGCGGTCGGTAGGGAGAGACCATAGCAGACTACCTTCGGTGGGAGTCATGACCTACGGAATTCAGGCTATAGAAAGTATAAAGGGAGCCTCGAAATGGACAAAGCTATATTTATATAAATTTGTTGAAACTCTTGGCTATGCATTTACTTGTAAAAATAGGGGGATTTATAAATGATAGACTGATTTTATAAATGGATTGAAAGCAAAATGCGGTCAACAAGGTGGGACAGGCAGAGAGAGAACATTTACCCACGTTAATTATAGTGGCGATTAGGGTTGGTTACCTAGGCAAAATGATTTTTATTCAAAAGTATGGTGGTAAGCTTTGTTTCCACGCCGAGTCACTATAATTTCTAGCGCCCGATAGTGGAGTGGCTTAACACAGCGGTCTCTAAAACCGCGGATCCTGGGTTCGAATCCCAGTCGGGTGATAAATATGTGAAAGAGAGGTATGGTCCATTGGACAATTAAGCCCCACAAGTTAGGATAGGAGTTCCCGAATCTTCTATAACAAAATCGGATGCTGCAGCGGGTTAGTAGCAGAGGTCAGCTCGTCTCCCTCATAAGGAGAAGGTCATGGGTTCGAATCCCATACCCGCCATCACGGATGTACCTTCGTGTAAGAAAAATGGTGCAACCTACATCTGGGTTAAATGAGGGTGTGCTTTTGGAGAGTTTCTATAGAGAAAAATTCTCCCTACTAATCGGGCATATGATTAGCCAGCGGTTTGGTAAACACGCAGCCCCAGCCAAAGGGTAGTTAAAATAAGAGGTGGTTTGATGCAAGCCTAAGCATCCAAGACGAGTGATCATAGTCTTGCTAAATGCGGGGTCCACGATACTAAATAGTGTAAAGACGTAACACACCGAGCTTCAACTCGGAGATTCAAAGTAACGCAATGATTTGGTGGGCGTGTAGCCGCAATCCTTTATAATCTGAGCAAGTAGTTAAGACGAAAATGCTCAGTTGTAATATAGACTGCGGTTTATAGAGAATATAAGCCGCTTTTGCTTCTCTGGCGCAATTGGCAGCGCAAGTGATTTGTAATCACTAGGTTGAGGGTTCGAGTCCCTCGGGGAGCTTCCTCCAGAGAACAAATGTCGGGAGGTTAAACGTGGATGTGTGGTTGGCTGACCTTAAAGCTTATGCGGAGATGACGCAATTGGCAGACGTGACAACCTCAAAAGTTGTATAGTTAGAGTTCGAATCTCTTTCTCCGTATTATGTAGGGATGATGCAGACGTGGGAGACATGATAATTTGAAGGTTCGAGCCCTTCACCCTACTTTTGATTTTTTATAAAAATTATAATATAATATATATGTAAGATGAAAAGACAGATACAGCAAATTTTTCTCAAGAATATTAAGTGATATGGTACACAAATTGTCTGAAAAACAATCTTAGCTGGTTCGAGTCCAGTATAAAAGGTATAATTGAGCTGTCTTGATTAAAAAAAATAGCGCCGATGAAGGTCGGTTTGGGAATTAACCCAAATAAGATGCAAAACAGGCGGGGGTCGCGCTCCTACAAAACTTCAGATATAGGCGAGGGACTGACTGAAGGGAAGCTATTTATTAAGCGGGTATGGCGGAATGGCAGACGCATGGGACTTAAAATCCCTGGGGCGCAAGCTCGTGCGAGTTCAAGTCTCGCTACCCGCACTCTACCTTGTGAGTTATGTAGGTTAAACTCTTATTTATGAACGAAAACTGGAGAAGTTTTCAGGGGATTCAGATGCCCGCATCAATCCTTGTTTTTACTTACGAGTCTTTCTGGACGCTGCAGAAGAAAGAAAGACAATATTAAGTTGCTTGGTGTGTGCCGTTGAACACACTGATAATAAAAGATTTAATTTCAAAGATTTAGAATGAAATTGAAAGGAGAATTATTATGCAGATTTTGTATAAAAGTGATGTAACAGGAAAAACTTATAAGTCTGAGGAAGCACTTTTGGAAGCGGAAGCTAAGGTATCAGAAGCTAAGAAACAGGAAGAGTTGGAAAAGAAAGCAAGAGCAGAAGCTGCTAAGTATGTTCAGGATAAGCTGACTGCCGCATCTACCGCACAGAAGGAAGCTCAGAAAGCATTAAGTGAATTTTGTAAGAAATATGGAACATTTAAAACCTCTCTAAAGAGAGATGAAGACCCGTGGAGTTTTTTCGATTTTTTATTTAATCCTTTTGAGTAATTTTTTAATTAGATGGAAGGATTAAATATCCTTCCATTTTTTATTGGTTCTTAGTGTTAGCGGAAGCACGTTGGTCTCCAAAACCAAAAGGACTGGTTCGAATCCAGTAGTTCCTGCTACTATATCTTGAGCGGTTTGGAATCCGCTACTATTAATTTTATTGTTGGTTGGTTAGAATATAGGTAAACCCATCCATAGGGCAAGATATAATTTTAATAAGGTTTTGCAAAACTTATATGTTCAAAAGCAAATGATTAGGAATGAACAATCTGATGGGTAGCTCAATTGGGAGAAGCAACGTCATGTAGCGGCGTAGATGAAGATTCGAATTCTTCCCCGTCAACTATTAGGTGCGGATCTGGCTGGATGAAGACGCGGTCCTGAAAACCGTCGAGCGTGATGAGCGCTTTGGGGGTTCGAGTCCCTCCCGCATCGCTAAGGAGAATAATATGAGAAAAGATAAGAGATTTAAAACAGTAAATCCTATTTATTTATATTCAGATTTATCAGCGCAATATGATTTATTATTAAAAGAACATGACGAATTAGGACAGAAATATATTGAAACATGTCAAGATTATATTGAACTTGCTAATGATTACAAAGAATTAAATAAAGAAAATACTAAACTTAAAGAAGAAATTTCTGAATGGAAAAAAGTTTCTGAATGTGATACTCCATTTCAGTTAAATCATTTATTAACTGAAATTAATAAAAAGCTTCAAAGACTAAATCAAGAATTAAGAAAATTATTTTGTTAAGGCGGAATGGCAGAGTCTGGTTTAATGCAGCTTCCCGCTAAGAAGCCGACCGCTGTAAAAGGCGGTCCGAAGGTTCAAATCCTTCTTCCGTCGCTCTATCCCCTATTAAACCGTTAAGGAGACGGGCCAGACTGTAAATCTGGCGTCCTAAGGGCTCGAGTGGGTTCGATACCCTCATGGGGGACTGTTAAGTTCATTAGGGTAGCTTTGGAAAGAATTTAAAAGAAATGTAGAGGTGTACGGCTAACAGCTTTTAGATAAAATAGGTTCGAATCCTATTGCCCTACTTATTCTGTATCAAATGCACGTGCGATATAGAAGACCCTCATGTTTGGTAATTTCAGCGAGCAGAGATAGAAATTACCATTTGATTTTTAATAAAAATTATTATATAATATATAAGTAAGGTAAAGAAAAGTAGCTCAGATGGTTAGAGCGCAGCTCTGATAAAGCTGAGGTCATGAGTTCAATTCTCATCTTTTCTATCTTCGGGGCGTGGCGTAGTTTGGTAGCGCGCTTGATTTGGGATCAAGAGGTCGCAGGTTCAAATCCTGTCGCCCCGACTGTGGATATAGCATAATTGGTAATGCAGCGGATTGTGGATCCGCCGAGTGAGGGTTCAATCCCCTCTATCCACCTCCTAATTAGGGACGATAGCTCAGTTGGTAGAGCAGAGGACTGAAAATCCTCGTGTCGATGGTTCAATTCCATCTCGTCCCATAAGCAAGTTTTTTATAGAAAGGAGAATCAAAATGAGCCGTTCTTATAAGAAAACTGCCTATTGTGGAGACCACAAAGGAAAAGAGAAAAAAAGAATTGCTAATTCAAAAGTTAGGTCAACTCTGAAAAAATTAGACCATAATTTTTCTTCACATGGTGCATATAAAAAAATGTATGGACAATGGGAGATTTGTGATTGGTATTTCTTAGAACCTTGGAAAGAATATTGGGAGCGTGAGAAAAAAGCATACAAAAGATTTCCTGAGATTTATAAAAAACCTTTAAGTAAAAAAGAAGCTTATAGAGCTTGGTATAAAGAATATAAAATGAAATAAAATATATATAAAGGCATATACAGCAAATTCTCTTTTAAGAGATGTGTTGGTTCGAATCCAACATTTGCCGCATGGGCAGATTGGCGCAATGGTTGACGCGAGTGACTTCTAATCACTTTTTCTTATTAATATGCCTTGTTATAATGGGGTGTCGCCAAGTGGTAAGGCACAGCACTTTGACTGCTGCACTTCGTTGGTTCGATCCCAACCACCCCAGCTAAAATTGAATGTAGTATAATGTGAATATAGGCGGCGTAAAAGAGTGCATGGACAAACCAATTTCCAAAATCGTCGTTAGGAAGAGGCACGGTAACTGCTCCTATGGCTGAAGGTACCTACTACATCTATTGCAATAAGGTCTTCCCAACCTGTACACAATGGTGAAATGATATATCCGTGTGCCGTGCTAAAACGTATTAGATATTGTAATGGCGTTATGGTTCTACCAATACGTTAAATTGGGGGAAATGCAAATGGAACTATTTATTATTAGTTGATTCGTCTAATTTAATAAAATCAATCTTTTTTAAGTAATAGTGCATTATTACTAATGAACGAATCGTGTATAAAAAAGATTAGATTTTAGAACGATTATATGTTGATTGTTTATTAGAAGATGAGGTGCGGAAGCGGGGGCAACGCAGTACCCATAAATGAATGTCTCGGCGTTGAGTAATCGACTATTAAACAATAAATGTAGAAATCGTTTCGCGGGTATCGTATATCGGTTAATATATTAGCCTTCCAAGCTAAGGAGGTGGGTTCGATTCCCACTACCCGCTTAACTTATAAGAGTAAGCAAACCTTTAATTAAAAGGAAAAACTTATGTCAAGTCAAGCTCAAAAACGTAAAGCAAAGCATAATCTTGTTTCTAATGGCTGTGATAAAAAAACAGATAAATGTAAACGCTTTTACTGGTACAGTAAAAAAGCTCGATATGAAAATGGTAAAAGGTACATTGATAAAAGTTTAAATGAATTAATAAAAAATGATTAATCAAAGATGTGCGGTGGTGGAATAAGTAGACACAGACTATATGAAAAGCGAGGTAGCATCTGACTCACACAAATTCTCGCGGAGTCATGTGAGGTGTAAATCCTCACCCGCACATTTTTTTATACTTGTAGCTCAGACGGAATAGAGCAGTAGACTTCTAATCTACCGGTCGAGGGTTCGAGTCCCCCCAAGTATATAATAGACATATACAGCAAAATTCTTCAAGAATAAGAAATAGACTTTTAATCTATAATTCTAACTCAAAAGTATGTCTAGTTTTAATTGAGCCAATAGCCAAAGGGTTAAGGCAGAGGGCCGCAACCCCTCGATTATAAGTTCAAATCTTATTTGGCTCTTATTGATTTTTAATAAAATTTTTAGTATAATATATACATAAGGTTATGAAAATAACCTCAAACAAAGTTTGAAAAGAGATAAAAGGAGAAAAATTATGAATACTTTTCTTAATCAGATGGTAAGAGATAATAACATTGCTCACACAGAGAATGGTGGCGTAACTCGCAAGACAACAGAATCTAAGGTACTTGATATGTTTGCGGTTGGAGGTGCTTACAGAAACCGTTCTGATGCAGATGTTATTCTTCTATTTAAGAACGCATTTGAGGAAAACCGTGAACTTGCTATGAAGTGTCTTTTCTATCTTCGTGACGTTCGTGGTGGACAGGGTGAAAGACGTTTCTTCAGAACAGCTTTCCGCTGGCTATGCGATAAGCATCCGGAAGTAGCAAGGAGAAATCTTAATAATGTAAGTGAGTATGGTCGATGGGATGACCTTATTTATGTAGCTGAAGGTACTAAGTGCCAGACTGCCGCATTTAATATCATCAAGCATCAGCTTGCTCTTGATGTTCAGTGCAAGACTCCGTCTCTGCTTGCTAAGTGGCTACCTTCTCAGAATGCTTCTAATAAGGATACTAAGCGTCTTGGTCATGTGCTTGCAAATTATCTTCATATGACAAACAAGGAATATCGTAAGACTCTTTCAGTACTGCGTGAGCGCATCAACGTTCTTGAACGCCTGATGAGTGCAAACCGTTGGGATGAAATCGAGTTTGATAAGATTCCTTCAAGAGCTGGTATTATTTATCGTAATGCTTTTGCTCGCCGTGATATTCTTGCCAAGAGATATGAAGCATTTGCTAAGAGTTCAGAAACTAAGGTAAATGCAGAAGCTCTTTATCCGCATGATATTGCACATAGAGCTTTCGATTATGGAATGAAGCGGGCTGACATTAATGCTCCTGAGCGTCTTATGCTTCAGAAGTATTGGGATAACCTTAAGGACTTCTATAATGGAAGAGAAGAGAACGGCATTGCGGTAGTTGATGTTTCTGGTTCTATGGCAGGTATTCCTATGGAAGCCGCAGTTTCTATGGGTGCTTATATCGCAGATAAGGCTCACGGACCATTTGCTAATCACTTCATTACTTTCTCAGCTAATCCTGAGCTAGTGAGATTTGAAGGCGTTGACATTGTCGATAAGTTCAATAGATGTGTAAAAGCAAATTGGGGTATGAACACCAACGTTGCGGCAGTATTTGATATGCTTCTAAACACAGCTAAGAAAAAGCATGTAAAGGTTGAAGATATGCCTACTCGAATCTATATCTTCTCAGATATGGAATTTGATAAGTGCATGACTCTTGATTCTAATTATCATGATGAGTGGGGTTGGGGTTGGCATTCATGTAAGCATCCTTCTTCAACTCAGGAAGTAAATTCTGACCTTGAGAAAATCAAGAGAAAGTGGAATGCTGCTGGTTATCAGATGCCTTCTGTAATCTTTTGGAATCTTAACGCTAGAAATAATCGTATTCCTGCTATTGGCGATGGCTTCAGTTATGTGAGTGGATTCTCTCCTTCTATGATTGATTCTATTCTTAGCGGTAAGGACGGTTATGACCTCATGCTTGATAAGCTCATGTCTAAGCGTTATGCGGCAGTTGTTGCATAACTTCTATATATAAGGCACGCAGAAATGCGTGCCTTTCTTTTTTTTTATATAAAGAAAAAATCTTAGAACCTGGTTAAATGGTTTCTTAGACGGCTCGGCGCGCAGACACCCGTATCTCAGAAATGAAAAGCTGATTTGGATTTTTTATTTTGCATTTCTTGGGCAAGAATAAATAAATTAATTTTTCTAATTTTAATATATAATTAGTGAAAAAATAATTTTTAGCAGGAGGAGCATTATAAAAAACTATGGTAACATTATTAGAACATTATTCTTTATCTGAGATTTTTATGTTTACCGTCTTTTTGGCTTTAGCTGTAAAAAGTTTAGTAACTTTTTTTGATTGGGCTTACTCTTATCTTCAAAAATTCTTTAATAAAGAATATAAAAGGACTGATGAGAGAAAAGATTTAGAAAAAAGATTACAACATGGCAGCTGGGTTATGACAACTTTACAAACAAATCAAGATATGACTGATCAATATTTAAAAGAGCTATCTGCAAAGATAGATATGCTAGTAGATTCAGATAAAGATGCTATAAAATCTTATATAACAAGTAAACATCATCATTTTTGTTATTAGGTTGGATGGATTGATGATTTTAGTTTAGAATGTTTAGAAAAACGTTATTTGCATTATGCAAAAGAAGGAGGAAACTCTTTTATTGAAGGTTTTATGAATGATTTAAGAAGTCTACCTAAACATCCAATAAATAATGATGATAAATAAATAAAAAGAGATAAAAGGAGTGTATAAAAATGGCTTTATTATATCCGCCTATTTTATTTGATTCTGCTCCAGCATTTGTTGGTAATTCATTTTCAATTTTTTTTGGATTATCTCCTTTTAATTCTATAGATGATATAAATGTAAATGCAATACAAGTGACTATTATAAAACAAAGCACTAATACGCTTGTTTTAAATACTACATCAGGAATAAAAATGACAAGCTTAAAAATAAATGATTCTGGTTAGTATTATATTACAATCAATGAAGAAGACTTACGAACTTCCTTTGAACAAAATTAGTTTTATAAAGTTCAAATGCGTTTTACATCTAAAGAATTGTCTTATCAAAGTGGACAAGATGTTGGAACTTCTTGGTTTTATGAAAATAGACCATATTTTTCGTAGTGGTCAAAAGTTTGTTTAGTAAAAAATATTTCTAAACCAACTCTTTATATAAATGGCTTTAATGAAGAAGCATAGAAAACAACTTTTAATTCATCTATGCTTTCAATTAGTGGATATTTAAATTTTGAAAAGCAAGATGATAGAGAATACTTAAGAAATTATAAAATAAAAATTTATCAAGCAGATAATTCTACTAATCCTGTTTTAAATACGGATGAAATATATACTGATATTAATAATCCAAATAGTTTCTATTATGAAATAGAAGAAGAATTATTAAATAGTGTCGACTATACAATGTAGTTTACATATACAACTAATAATGGTTACACTGAAACTAAAACATATAATTTTATAATTATTGAATATGGTTTTGATGCTATAGATGCTACATTAACTGCTTTTCCTGATGAAGAAAATGGTAGAATTATAATAAAAGTAACACCTACTACTGATGAAGACTTTATAGGAAATTTTACTATTAGAAGAACATCTTCAAAATCTGATTTTCATAAGTGGGAAGATATAAAGAATTATACTTTTTTAGAAAGCCGCCCTTTAGATTTATCTCTTTATGATAATACAATTGAAAGCGGCATTTGGTATAAATATGGAATTCAAAAAAGGAATGTTTTTGGAGATCGCGGAGTTATAGTTCAACTTTAGGAACCAGTAATATGTATTTTTTAGCATATGTTTTTATCAACAAAAGATAAGCAATTAAAAATACAATTTAATCCTAGTTTAAATGAATTTAAATATAATGTAAATGAAGTTCAACAAAATACTATAGGTTCTAAATATCCTTATATTAAAAGAAATGGAGCAAATTACTTTAGAAGCTTCCCTATTGGCGGTTTAATATCTTCTTTATCAGATATGACAGATTGGTATGATCCACATTTTATAAATGGAGAGTTTGATTTAACTCAAAATGAATTAAAATTATTTACATCTAAAGAAGAAATATATTCAGATTCTTTAAATCTTTATTAGAATTATAATCAAAATAATCGAATAAATGAATATAATGATTTTATTTATTAGCGAGCTTTCAGAGAAAAAGTTTATGACTTTTTATATGAACATAATGTAAAATTATTTAGATCTACTACAGAAGGAAATATTTTAATAAAATTAATGAATATAGATTTTCAACCTATTGAAACATTAGGTAGGAGACTTTATTCATTCACCGCAACCGCAATAGAAGTAGATGAAGCTAATATTAAAAATTATGATAAATATAATATTCAAAAAGTTGGAGAATATCAATCTCAAGTAGTTCATAGAGAAGAAGTTTTTGGACAAATTTCTAAAACATTTAAAGGTGGCACTAATATCTTAAAATAGATTGATAACAAATATAAAAGTAATGCTTTATAGGGATTTTAGAATACCGTTTCTTCTTTAAAATGGTTAAAAATAGAAATTGAATCTGACCCTTATATTATTATTGAATAGAATGGTAAGCTAAGAAAGGCGGAAGCAGAAGAAACAGAAGATACAACCGAAGCTATTTATGGATATATTATGCATATTAACGATGATGAAAAAGATATAATTATATATCCTCGAATAGAAAGAAGAGTATCTTTTTCTCTTGCTGACTCTTTACCAGAAGATAAGAATGAAGTTAATGAAAGTCATTTCATTAAAAATATTGACACAATTTATTTAGGTAAATTTGAATTAAAAGATGGAATGTCAATAACTTCTCTCAATTTTAAATACGATACAACAGCTACTATTACATACGTAGCTAATTTAGAAGAGACTGAAAGTAAAGAAAATACTATAAAAAATTATTATTATTATAAGAAAATAGGTCAATTATATGGAACTCTTCCATAGAATAAGAACTTAATTAAAAAGATTTATGATAAATATATTTAGAGATATGATGATTATTATCAATAGTTACTTGAAGTAAAAAATATAGAAATAGAAGCGCCGCAAGGAACAATTTGTTATATAAAAGATTCTAAAGACTCTGATGTAAATAGACATGTTATTGAAAATGGATTCTTAAGATTAAAAGATGATGATGCCTCTATTACAGGATTATATTTTTATGGGATTCAATTAACAAGAAGTTCTGATGGACAATATTTAAAAAATAATTAGTATTATATAGATCCTAATGAAAGTGAATATAGAAATTTCTTTGAAATAAAAGAACCTAAATTTAATCATGTTTATACAATGAATTTTGATGGTTATTATATTTAGGGATATGAAGGTGAAATAAATATTTTAGATATAAAACCAGAATCTATTGAACATCTTACAGGTTATTATCGTTTATTATTAGAACTTTTAGAAGACTATCAACAACAATTTATTTATTATAATAACAAATGGTATCCATTTAATAATGGTGTAGTATTATGTCCAATTGAAGGCATTGTAAATTATTGTTGTGACGTAGTAAAAGGAGAATATAGATAATGGTATATAATTTTCCATATTTAAAAGATAATGACTTTTTAAAAGAATTTAATGAAGTTCATTTAAAGGAACAATATGTAAAAATAATTGTTTTAACCTTTGATGAAAAACCTATCCAATAGATTCAGGGATTAGTTACTGGCGGGAATATTTCTTTAGATGGCTCCTCTGGAATGAGAAGAACTTGTAATTTAAATATGATTGTCAATTAGAGCAATATGAGTCTAACAAATACTCAAAATTTATTAAGTATTAATAAAAAAATAGAAGTTTTAATTGGCTTTGTAAATAATACTGAAAAATATTTAGATTATCCAATGATTTGGTTTCCTCAAGGTGTTTATGTTATTATTTCTCCAAACATTACTAATGGATTAAATGGAATGAATATTTCTTTAACATTACATGATAAAATGGCTCTATTAAATGGCTAGTGCGGCGGTACACTTCCTGCTTCAGTTATCTTTAGTTAGGTTGAAGATATAGATGAAAATGGAAAAGTAGTTATTAATAAACCAACTATATTTCAAATTATTTTGGAATTAGTAAATCATTTTGGTGGATAGCAACTAGGAAAAATTATTATAAATGATGTAGATACCCGCATCAAGGCAGTTATGAAATGGACAGGATCAACGCCGCTATATATTCAATCTACAGTAAATGATAATACGGGTCAAAAGATATATACCGTCAGCACAACAGAATTAGATAAATCAAAAGTTTATACTTATGGACAAGATGTTGGTTTTACTTTAACAGATTTTACTTATCCAGGAGATTTAATAGGTAACGCGGGAGACACTGTAGTTACAATTTTAGATCAAATAAAAAATACGTTGGGTAATTATGAATATTTTTATGATATAAATGGAAACTTTGTATTTCAAGAAATTAAAAATTATTTAAACAATACTTATTCTACAAGATTGTTAAATGAGCTAACTTTAAATGATTATTTAGTTGATTATACAACTGGAAAATCAGTTTATACTTTTGAAAATTCGAATATTGTTCAGTCATATTCTAATACCCCTCAATATCAATAGATAAAAAATGATTTTATGGTTTGGGGAAAACGAAAAACGGTAAATGATTTAGAAATTCCTATTCGTTATCACCTTGCTATTGATACAAAACCTTCTTTTGGGAATGAATATACTATATTTTATTATACTGATCCAGAAGATGGAATATTAAAAGCTAAAAAACCTTTAATATTTGATTCTAAATAGGATTTTCCAGAAATAGGAGAGGCTAATCAATATTATTCATTCCCTGGAGGTGCAATTTTTAGTTGGGACCCAGATTCAGAAGAATATATACAGACTTCTTATGAAAAAACCAATACTATAACAGAAGACTATAGAACTGAATTATATTTTTCAGGAATTGAAAGTGAACCATTTGGACTCGCAAGCAACTATTATTTTACTGAATTAAAAAATTAGTGGCCGAAAATATATGACTTACAAGAGCATAAATTTAAAGAAGAAGTAATTAATTCTCCTGATAATATTGATTTCTTTTTAGATATATTAGATGGAGATATATCAATAGCAAAATATGGTGTTCAAAATATTGGAAGAAGAACAACTACAATAGTTGATGATTCTATTAATTGTATTTTTGAACCTGAAGTTGAAGATGTTGTTTTCATTGAAAATGAAAATGATAAAGCTAATATGAAAAAACTAAAACAAGAGTGTGATTAGCGTAAACAAAATTACGTTCAAGTTGATTCTGGTATTTATAATATGTTAGTTAATGGCGGCGTTTTAAGATCCGCATATGAAGAAATTAGACGAGAATTATACCGATATACTCAATATAATGAGCAAATTTCTTTAACAGCACTTCCTATTTATAATCTAGAACCTAATACGCGAATCACAGTAAGGGATGTTTAGAGTGATATATATGGAGACTATATGATAAAAAGTTTATCAATTCCTTTAGACATAAATGGAACCATGAATATATCTGCAACTAGAACATTAGAAAGGATTTAAAGGAGATTTAATAAATGGCATATAATATAGGTCAATTTCGAAGAACTTCTAATATAAATGACTATTATGAAGATATTTCGAATGATTTTGAAATACAATATTATCAAGAAAGATTGAGTGAATTAACTTCAACTGTTTTTTTTGAAAATGCCTATTATGATTTTTCAAATACAGGAAATAAAATGAATAAATAGAATTATTATTATTTAAATTTTTCTGTAAAGAAAATGAATAGTATTCAAAATTTTTATTTAAAATTAAAAAATCTTACTCAATCTGATGATGATTTTTCTGACAATAATGAACAAATTATTGCAGAATTTACTGTTCCACAATCAACAATTGAAGATGATTGGACGAACTTTGAAATAGTTATTGCTCCAAATAAAACTTATGGGCAATTATATTGGGATTTGAGACGAACAATCTCAAATGATTATTTATCTACCTCAGATATGTAGGTAGAAGGCGCAATTGGAAGAAAGATGACAATTGTAATAAATCAATTTGCAATTATAAAAAATATTGTTAAAGATATAAATAAAATTGTTAAAATTGGTGTACAAGGTCCACCTTCTCTTTTAATGTGCATTAATGGCGAACAAATAAGAATAGGAAAAACAGGTATTTTTGAAATTAATGAAGATAACATTTCTATTTCTTTTGTTGGCTTTGTTCCAAAAGTAAAGAATGGTATTTTAGAATATTTTATAATGGATTATGAATATAGTTAAAGGAGGAAATAAATAATGTATTCTTTTTATGGCGGAAGACCTGGTAATTCCTTTACTATTGTAACTTCTTTTTCTACAGTACAAGAGATGATTACAGCCTTCCAAGGCGGTCCAGCATATACTAATGTTCATTATGATGAATATGTTATAATTAACACTGAAGACAAAAATAACCCAACTAATGGACAAATTTATAGACGCGGTTATGATTATAATAACGATATGGGTGGAGCTGAGTTAATTGGTACTATTGTTGGTCCTGCAGGAAAAGCTCCCCTGTTGACCATGGATGATTATAAAACTATTGATGAGATGCAAGGGACAGAAGGTCTTGTAGATGATGAAAATGGTCATTATATAAGCATGAAGTCAAAAGGCTAGTTAACAATGGCTAATGATGGATTAATTCCTGGAAAAGATGAAGAAGAAAATTTCCATGATACAATTAAGTGGGTAAGTTATTCATTTAGAGATCCAGAAGGAAGAGATACTATTGCTCATGTTGGTTTTAAAATTCCTTATCCTGTTATTGATTTTGAAACATCAAATATTGATTTTTGGGATTCTATAGAAACTATCAGAATAGATGACAAAACTCATCCATTTTATGAAAAATGGAAAATAAATATGCCAAGAGGACAAAAAGGAGATAGTTTTTAGAATTTTAGAATTATTACTCCATCAGGCGGGGACGTTGAAAATTACAAAACTACTGAAGAAATGGCGGAAGATATTCGAAACGACGCTGAGATTTTAGTTTATGATTATTACGTTTATAATGATAGCCAAGGTAATCCTATAAAAACACCACAAAAGAAAACCTTCTATATAGGCGATTATAATGTGATAAAATCTATTGATGTTAGTTAGAATGGAACGCTAACTGTTGTATATACTCACAACGTTGATCAACATTTTGATAATATGATTAAATGGATTGAAAATGTAACCTTAGCAAATGATGGAGTTTTATCACTTAAGTATAACAATCAAGAGGAAGTAACTAATCTTAATCAAATTAAATGGATTACAGGATTATATTTAGAAACAGATGGAACATTATATGCTAGATATAATTATGGAGAGGATGAAGCAATAACGGCTCCGCCTACTCAAAGTGAAGATGGCTCGTCAGAAGAAATCTCTGGAGATGCTATAAGTTTAAAATGGATAACTGATGTGCAACTTTCTTCTAATGGCATTATTACTGTTCATTATAATAATGGAGATGCTGAAGTTATTAATAATGATGACCCTTTAAAATTTATTAATAATATAGAATTATCAAATAATGGTATCTTAACAGTTGAATATAATACTTTAAAAAATTCTGAACAACCTGAAGAAGGGAATGTTACAGAAGAGATAAATGCGGATAAACCCATTAAATGGATTTCTGGAGTAGATATAACTGATTAGAATGCTACTGAATAGAGCAATAGAGGGAAATTAATAGTTAATTATAATAACGGTGATCCAGATATACTTGATATGCGTTATCCAACAAATATTGAGATAGATGAAACTTTAGATGAAGAACATCCAGAAAATCAATATAAGATTAAAACAACTTATTCTAATGGAGATATTAACTACTCTGCATCACCAATTAATTATATAAAGAAAATGCTTGTAAGTTCTAATGGACACCTTTTAGCACAATACACTGATTATAATTAGAATACTGGTGCAAGTACAACTATTAATAATGTTACGTAGGATTGGGCGGATTTAGGAATTGTAAGTCCTGAAGCTTTTGGCTTTAATAATTCGACCACAACAGTAACAAATAAGTATCTTACAGGACTATTAGTACCTTCTGAAATAAAGAATAATTATGAAGATTTAACTTTTAGTATTAATATTTCACAATTTTTACCAAAAAATCTTCTTTCAATTTCAATTACAGGATGCAATATTACAGTATATTATTCAGATAATACATCAGAAACAATTTTAATAGATGCAGACCATTTTTATATAACTTCTGATAAAAATATTATTATAAGTTCTAATTTATTTGGAATTGATTTTATTTTTACTAATTTTTCTAACAAGAGCTTATCTGAAAAAACATTAGTTAATATTTTAATAAATTCTTTAGATTTAGCTTTTGATTTTGATAATTCATCTGAAGAAACTCAATCTGAAACTTATGATATAAGAGAATTAACAGGACGAGTAAATAGACTTGAAACTAACACAGGACAACTTATAAATACAACAGTTCCCGCAATTTCACAAGATGTTTCAGCAATAAATCAGATAATACCAAAATCTTCTATTTCTAGTTACAATGCAGCAAATAGAACTATTATTTCTGATTTAGATAATATTAACGCTACAATTGGAAATACTTCTGAGATAAGTACAGTTAATACTGGCGGTGATACTATTGTAGACTCTTTAAAATCATTAAATGCTTTACCCACAAATAATGGTTTATTAGAAGCTTATATTTATGACCATACTAAAAAAACAACAAAAACAAAATTAAATGGAAATGTACATAGTAGTGATTTTAATGGAGCTGTTTTATATGCTAATGGAACAAATGGAGCTGGTTTTGAAGTAGTCTTGATTGATGATAATATTATTACTAAACAACCACATGGATATATATTACAATTTACATATTACAATAAAAAACCTCAAACTGGAAGAAATGCTCATTTCCAATATTATTTTATTCCTAAACATATTGGAATGAGTACAACTCGACCTTCTGTAGAAATTCCTCTTATGAATATAACATCAGCAACAGCAAATAGTCCAAAAGTAGAACTAGCAGCTCAAAGAATTTTTATAAAAACACATAATGCAGCAAATACCTATCCTTCAGGCATTGCGGGTAAAGTGGCAACTTTTATTCAAGGAGATAATTGGTCTGATATAAATAACGATCCAATTAGAAAAAAAGGATTAAATTTTGCATTAACAGGAGTTTATGGAGTATAATATTATGGCGGCAACAAATGGATTTTTTGGACAATTACAAGGCCCATTTACTGCAAATACTGATTTATTTCCACAAATTCAAGAAGAGTGTTCAAATCCAATAAATTATATAACAAAATTGGGAATCCAATATGTTGGAAACTTTGATTTAGATTTAGAAGGAAATAGAGAAAATCAACAAATATTTGTAGAAATAAATGGGCTTGATTTTCAATTAGGAAAAACTAGAATGTTAGAATTTTAGGATGTATAGATTTATTCAATTAAATTTAAACAAAATATGAATGAAAACTGTTATATTGATTATCAATATAAATAAAAAAAATGGCGATAGATTTTTGTCTATCGCCATTTTTTATTTTTAAGAAATAACCATTGTATTAGTTTGTTCGTTTATAGATATAGTAGCTTTTGTGTTTAACATTTGTAAGTCTGCTTTATTATCTAAAGCTTGTTTAATAACTTTACTTTGAACTGGATTCTAACTATTCTCAAGAAATTCTGAATCAATTGTAATATCCACGCCCTCGTCAGCTGAAGCGTTTTCAAGAGCATCTATACGACTCTAATGATCATTTAGCATATTTCTCTCTGCTACAGAAAATTCTGAAATAACTACTTCTCCCTTTTTTCCGTTGACAGATGTTACAGGAGCCTAAGTTAAAAAATTTAAATCATTAGTAAACTCACTTAAATTTGCTCCAATATCAGCTTTATTATCTAATGCTTCTTTGATAACTCTATTTTGAACTGGATTAGAACTATTAGCCAAAATTGCATTATCAATTGTAATAGAACCTCCAGTTGGACGTAATTCAAGATCATGTATACGTTTTTCATGTGTAGTAATCGCATCACTATTTCCATTTAATACCTAATTAATATGATTAAGCTAATTATCTACTCCATTAAAAGCAGCTTTTATTGCTCTATTCTAAACTGGATTCTAACTATCGTCAAGTAATTCAGAATCAATTGTTATCGGTTGATCATCATCGTCACCCCCAGATGCATTTTCAAGTTCGGCTATACGACTTTCCAAACCATCAATTCTATTAAGACCACTAAGATCAATGTTTACTTTTCCAGTATAACCATTTACAGAAGTGACAGGAGCGGTGGTTGAAGTTAAAAATCCAGCATCATTTGTTAATTGACTCGTTTTTGTTGGAATAGCCGTTTTATCAGCTTTGTTATCTAATGCTTGTTTTACTATCTTATTTTGGACAGCATTAGTACTGCTAGATGATAATTCAGAATCTGGAACCATTATTAAAGAAGATATATTATCTATTTGCTATTGTATATCTCCTTTATTATCAATATCAACATTTCCTAAAACCTATTTTAAATCATGAGAACTATCCCAGTTTACATTCTATGCTGAAACGCCTATAGGAATTTCATCAGAATACATATTATTTGGTTGTTTTATTCTTATAGCCGTTATCTTTTCCAATTTATTATCTCCTTTCTTAAATTAAGAAAGATTTTCAAGTTTTGAAAAAATTTTATTAGTTATATATATAATTTCATTTCCATAGGTAGAAATTAAATCCGCAACTAATTCTTCTTGCTCAATAGTAAGATCAACATTATAAGAAAACATCGCGGCGTGCGTTATTTCATGACAAAGCACCTTTTTTAATAATACACCAGTTAGCGTCTCATTAATATATATAGTCCTGGTTAAATTATCACACGCACCTATAGAAAAATCTCCAGATTTTCTTCTTAGAAGAGGAAAATCTGGAGATACAAAAGCAAGTTTCCAATATATATTATTTATTAAAAACATTAAGAGATTTTATTAGCCAACGTTGTCATTTTTTGACGTAACGTAGCCCTTTCTTCAGGAGACGCATCTTTAATCATTTCAGTAATATCTGTTGATAATTCTTGTAAATATGCTTCTAATTCTTTCATTTGAGAATTAGCATCTTTATGCATTTCCTTGCCTTCCATATACATGCGGCGACGCATAGGACTTCTTCCCTAACGCGGATCTCGAGCCATCATACCAGACATTTCAGTATAATAAGATACTCCAGTTCCATGTCCACCAACCGCAGAACTTTGTCCGTTTCCGCTTGTTGGATAATACATGTAACCATTCATCCGTTCAGTATCTCTATAATCTGGCATCATTTTATATGGAGTTGTATAGTAGTTTATATTCGTTTCACCTTGGCTTTTAGCTTCTTCGCCTTTCTCCATTGACTAAGTAATAGTACAATAATAAATAGCTTCTGCAAGGTCTTTAATCATATCAACCGCTTCACCAAGTTCATGCGCATCTACTTTAGAGATGTCTCCAAGCTGCCCTTGAACACAACTTGTTAATTGTTCTTTCATTGTTTTTAAAGCATCTGTTGCCATTTCTTATCCCCCTTATGCTATTCTCTTTACATCTAACCAAGCTTGACGTCTAACTTGAATAGACGGTGTCGGTGTTGTGGTTGGATCATCTTCAGTTCCATCTACATATGCACCAGATACAGTTACACAACAACCGCAAGGAACTGTTATAGAAGCTGTAGTATTTACATGCCAATATTCTCCTACTGCAGCGGGTGTTACAATTGCAACACTCTCTGGGATTACTACTCCATTTAATGTAATCCCAAGAGCAATCGGTGTAACAGCTCCTCCTGTGGGGATTTGTATATTTCCTTGAAGAGTTACTTCATATCTTGCAAAACGATTAGAGGTATTGCCATTTAAGTTAAGAATTCCTGGAACAAGAGGAACAACATTTCCTTTGTTACATGGAATAGAAACACTATCAAAAGGGATTGTACCATTTAATGTTACTAATGAATCAGCAGTGGTTACATAACTAGACATGAGCAGACCTCCTTATTAATTATAAAAACCAGTAGTTCCGCATCCATTTCCGCAGTTACATCCAACAGGATTTGGAACAACATATGCTGGAATTGGAGCTGGATTTAAAGCTCTAAGTAAAGCAGCTGTTTGTGCGGCATTGTCTGTAAGAATTTGACCCGTCTGAGCATTTTGAGATGCTGCTAAGTTTGCAAGATAGCTCTGCATCTCAAGCTGTTGTTTCTGTGCCTTAAGAGAATCAATTTCTTGTTGACATAATTTATTAAGAATTGCTTGTGTATTAGCTGTATTAGATGCAATAACATCACGAAGCGCATCTGTTACAGCCGTGCGGTCTGCACACGCTTCAGTAGCTACTGTATATTTAAGATCGGCTAATCCCGCTCTATTCTCACAGCAACAATTTTGCTGATTCATAGCAATAGTATTAAGCTGAGTAGATAAATTAGCCTGATTATTATTTAATGTTTGAAGAACATTTGCTTGAGCATTGCAGCGAGAGATCTCTGCTCCAGAAAAACCTGTGTTAATGGCGGCAGAAATACCATTAAGTCCATTAATAAGGGCGCTTTGATCAAAGCCACGTTGAATATCAGCGTTAACTGCATTAACAGTTCCGCCTCCTCCGCCGTAGCCATAGCCATATCCATTTCCCCAACCGCCCATTAAAATTAAAATGAACAGTAAGAAAATCCAAGCACCATCACCATTGAACCCACCAAAACCATCATTGTTATTTCCTGTTGCAGCAGCTATATCTGCTAATGAATAACCATTATTATTGTTGAACATTATCAAATCTCCTCTTACTTTCCAAAGATAATTACATTAATTGATTTCTCAAATTTGCAATCTCTTTATCAAAGTCGAGGCCCCTTTGTGCAGCAAGGTTTCGCGCCAACATCTATAATCCAGATGAGTTTCCGTTCTGCGCCATATTTATTGCATTATTTATGATTGGATTGTTCTGACCTTGTTGTTGTAATATACTTAAAACAAGTTGTTGAGGATTCTTACCGCCTTTAATCATTTGAATTAACTGCATCGGATTCACGTTCATTTTTTATCTCCTTATCAAAAATTCATCGCTGTTTTCTATTGCGGCGGAGCTGGCCCTGTGGGGCTAGTAGTCTGCATCGTCGCCATTAATGACTGAAGTGCTTTATTAAATTCTTCTCTTGTTACATATTCAGTAGAGCTAAAAGGATTCTAATCTTCAGTGAAAACATATGTTTTAAAAGCTGCTGTTCCATCATTATTCACTTGTTTAGTATAAATTTTTCCATTTCCTAAATCAGTAAATACCCAAAGGGAACCGTCCAAATCAATTTGAAAAGCTCTAGCCTCATCTTTTGATGAAACTGGTCTACACTTTAAAAACTGATTAGATAACAAATCTTGAGAATCAATAGGTCTATTGCCCATATAATTATTATATGGGGTGTTGCTCAATAACATGTTATTGCTCCCATAAGGGAATTGTAATTGCGACTGCCCCATCATTCCGTTCATAAGTTGAGGCTGTTGCAAATAATTAGGATTATTGTAATTTGCCATTACTTTCCTCCAATGAGATCTCTTTTATTTTGAATTAATTAACAGTTACTAAATTTTCGCGAAAAAGAAAGAAAATATTTTCTTTCCACATATATATAAAAATTTCCATTATAAAATTAATCACATTTGACCAAGTTATCACTTGACAAGAATAAAAATTTTTTATATAATACAGGTAAGAAAGAGGTGTAATTTATGAAAATATTATCATTAGATTTATCAACAAAATCTTCTGGTTGGTGTGTTGGAGAAGATGGAGTTATAAAATCTCACGGATGCATTACCGCATCATCAAAAGATGTAATTCAAAGGATTATAAAGATGCGGAGTGAGTTATCTGTAATTATATAGAAAAATAAAATAGATAAAATTGTTATGTAGTAGGTGCGACCTGATTTTAATTCACATACAAGCAAAGTACTAATGTGGCTTCAGGCGGCAATTGCAATTGCCGCACATTAGATTAATCCAAAAATTTAGTTCTAGTTCATTGGACCTAGTGAATGGCGCGCCGCATTAAAATTTAAGCAAGGCCGTGGAGTAAAAAGAGATAATTTAAAATCTCAAGATATACAATATGTTAAAGATAAGTATGGTATAAGTGTGAATGATGATTAGGCAGATGCAATGTGCCTTCTTGATGCTTATTTAGAAAAATTTGATAATGAAATAAATTGGGAATAAAAATAAGGAGATTAATCCATAAGATTAATCTCCTTATTTATTTACTATTCAGTTGTCTATTTAGTTGTCTATTCTTTTTCCTAATTTTGCATTGTTATAGGAATTTTTTTTGTAGACGTTTTTATACTAGATAATCGTTTTTTATTTAATAAAATATCTTCCCATACCTAATTTAGTAAATAATATTTTAATAAAAAAGGAAGATCTTGTTCATTAAAAAAATTTATAAAATCCTATTGAAATTTAAAACATTTTTCATTAAAATCCATTATAATATTTTACTCCTTTTATTAACCAAACATTAAACCAGTAGCTGTACCAACATAAATGTCGCCGCTAACAATACCTGTTGCTGGATCAGCTTTTAATCTAAAACCATTTATACTAGTAATAACAGTACCCCATCGAACTCTATTTTTATCAAGGAAAAATTGATTAGTTGATAAATTTTTAACCTGTGCAAAATCAGCTTTTAATTGTGTAAACTCAGCATATGAAGCATATAAACTATCAAATCGACCTTTTAAAGCTCCACTTAATCCAGTCCAATTAATATTTGCATTCAATGTTATATTTGGATTCATTGAGCTTCCATACCCCTTCCCTCCAAAAACAAGATTGCCATCTCCGAGTAAAGCTCGACCATAGCCAATATTGCCTCCAAAATTTTTAGCATAAACAGTACCATCACTTTTTAAAGACCAGCCTGGACCAAGTATTTGTCCGCCTTTACCATCTAAAGTAATCTTATTTGAAGTATTAGATCCAGTATTTGAAGATTTTACCCAATAGATCTGATTCTCAGCAAGATTCCATCCGCCAATTTTTCCAGAAATAGCCTATAATTTTCCAGCATTATCAACGGAAAAGTTATTTCCTAACTGAATTTTATCAGTGCCAATTCTTACATAATTGTTCTTGTTAGAAGATTCATACTTAATATAAGATCCATTATTATCATAGCCAACTACCCAACAATCAGAATCACTATGCGCAGCACGTCTTCCAAGCCTTAGAACTCCAGTTGAATCAACTCTAAATCTTTCACCGATAGATAAACCATTAGAAGCTAAATAAAAACCAGACTTTCCACTTCCCAAGTCTTCATGCTCACCGCTATAAATTTTTTGATTTGTTGAATCTAATGTAAGATCTCCTGTCGTTAAAATCCCTTTTCCAATTTGCCAGCCAGCAATATCGCCACCGCCAGAAGCATGTAAATATCCTTCTTTAGTAACATAAAAATTGCCACTTCCAAAGAAAATTTCAGGCTCAGATAAGTTAATTAATAAACCTTCTTTATTAGTATTTTGAGTAGGAACATAATTATTTGTTCTATATTTATAGTTTATAGGCAATCCATTCATATCATAATCTTTCCAAAAATTACTACTATAAAGCAATCCGCCAACCTATTTTAACGCACTATTGCCTTGTTCTTGGTCTTCCTTTGCAATTTCTGCATTTGGATCGATTACAATCTGCCCATTACCCGCTTTACCAAAAATAGCAGACCCATTTTCACTATTTAAAAAGAAAGATCTTTCACCATCTGCATAACCAAATAATCCAATATCAGATTTACTTGTAGTACCACTAACATTTTTTACCTATCCCATTAAGACACCAGTAAATTCATTATCACTATTTTTTGTTCCTGCGCCCATTTGCGGAGACAAAATATAATTGCTTCCATTGGTATCATTCTTTATCTAAATGCTATTACCATCCCAATCATTAAGTGCGGATAATCCAAATTTATTTAATAAAAGATGAATAGGGATATGAATTGATCCAATTAAAGTTTGTCCTGTCTAAGTTTCAATTTGCCACTTCTAAGATACATTACAAACTACTGAATTAATTACAGAATAACCATCAAATTTACTTATTGGTGAGCAATAAAAATAGTTTATAGGTTTATCTTCAGCTCTATTTCTGTAATCCTCTTCAAGAGCACCAATATTTCTAAAATCATATTGAACTGGTTTTAAAACATTGTTATTAATAGTATTTAATGAAATATCTTCCCAAATATTATTAATTTTTTTCTAACAGATAATTTCAAAAGGAAGATTAGCATATTGCGGTTTCATTCCATCGTTACTATATACCGCGTATCTAAAACCGCTTAAAGGTTTTAACTAAATACTGTAGGTGCTATCTTGAATATCTACAATTATTACAGGCATTGTAGCATAATATTTCTTTCCTTCTATTGTTACTGTACATTTAACAATATCTGCGGGAGACTCAATAGTAGGAAAATTATTTGTAAATCCAATTTGTCCACTAGCTTCATCAATAGTCAAATTAGAAATATCATTTTTATTTTGCAAAATTTCCCATGTAAGAGTCATTGTATCATCTAAATCTACTTTTTCTCCACTTTTCCAAACTTCAGTCTTAAATAGTTTTGCAGAATTTGGATTAAACTAATAATACCCGTCTTTATATACTTTAATATCCTAATCTTCAATAAAATCTTTTAACTTATAATTTAAAAAAGTTCTTCTTATTCGCTAATTCTTAAAAAATACTCTGGTAATAGTTGGATAGCCATCAAAGTCACTGTTATCCGCAACATTTGGAACAATACGAACAATATATTCAGTTCCATTCGTTCCAGGATCACCCTCTTTTACAAAAGTAAATCTGGTTACCGCAGATAAAACCATGTCTTTATATTTAATAACCAATTTAATCTGATTATTTTGATATTGAACACGATACTTATTAGATATACCATACATTAAGCTAGGAATATTAAAATATTTTTTAAATTCAACATCTTCATTCTATTCTTCCTATACTTCTGTCTATTGATTTAATCTAGTAAGCATAGTGTTTTCTGTGGGGAATTCCCACCACCACTAACTATTTTTTTGAATGACTTCATCGTCAATAGCATTTCCTAAATTATCATAAACAGTAAATGTTAATGCTTTTATTACTTGTTGTACTGTTGAATTTGGACTAGTTGGAGCATCTCCTTCTTCATCATATTGAAAAACAACAGAGCCATTATTAATTACAACACTATATTCACCCTATTCAGTTAATGAATTTGTTAATGTAATTGCGGCAGTTCCTAAATAAACTTGTTCCTAGTCCCCTTGTTTAAAGACTGAACATTTAAAAGTGCCAAATGATGTAATATTTTTTATTTGTACATCAAAAATTTTATTACCTTTAACTCTTTGAATAAAATTATATTGATATATAGCAGCTTCTTTATCAGCCAATTTTTGCTCACTTGCTTTTGGTAATACAATTCCATTAGCTATTTTTTCTTTTAAATCATTAAGTTCATTTATAGCTTCCTAAAAATTATTATTTAAATCTTCAGTCTCAGCTAACTGCTAAAGAATACCATTACTAGCTTCATATCCCCAATAATAACTATATTCTTTTCCAACTAATTCCTAACCATTAATTTTACAAGTTAAATCTGGATGACCTATATCAAAATAAAATCTAGTTCCGCCACTTGATTCAATAGAAAGATCTGGAACACCTGTCTTTTTTAGAATAGTTAAAGTCTTTGTAATAACATTTTCATTATAAATAACTGCAACTTTAATTTTTGTATATTTTGCGGTTGCATCTTTTATATTAAAAATATATTTATTTGTACTTGGTATCCAATCAATAATCGGTTCTTGACCTTCTTGCTACTAAATGACATTACTATCATTTAAACATTTCCAGCCACGCCCTAAATGTTTATTATAATATTGACTATTAGGAGAAATGCTTATATCTTCAATTCCCCAATAGAAAGGTAATCTCGACGTTGAAGTAAGTAATTTTCCTTTTACCTTAATCTGCGCGGTAATTGTTTTCCAAGCTTTCTAATTTGTAATTCCTACGAAGCTAGTCCCCTCAGGAGTTAAAAAAGAGATTGCAATACCACTTAACTCAGTTTCTGTCATGCGGTTTGCGCTTAATAATTCAATATTACTAACTTCAATATCGCCTTCATTTAATTTCTATGTTACTAATTCTCCAGATGAACCTGGGAAATTTCTATTAAAAATAGATATAGACTCAATTCTTTCAAAATTTTGACCGTCAATGTCAAAGATCTAATACTGTCTAGTTTTTCTTTCTTGTTGATATGGATTGACTCCAGACATACTATCTTCATCAACTACATAAGTTCTTATAACCTAACTTTGCGCAGCATTATCTAAAAAGCATAATTTAAAAACTATACCAAAACTACCTTGATGTTGTTTTTTCTCGTCCAAAGAAGTTTTAAACGAGGCCCCCGCAATTATAGATGAAGATTGTTTCATATAAGTCTATAACTAATCTATATCTATACTTATATTCTAATCTATTGTTTTATTATACTCATAAATTGTATAAATATATTCTTTATTATTTGAATCTAAATAATAAATTCCATTAGAAGTAATACAATTTTTACCAACTATATCATAAGCTTCATCACCGACCGCCTATGATACAAAATTAATTCCTAATTTATTGGTTGTTCCAAGAATAGTCTTTTCTTTACTCATATCATTTCCTGGGACTAAAATATATACTTCAGAACCTTTAGAAAAAGTTAAATCTAAATTACTACTATATGCGTAAAAAGTTGCATCTTGATAGCGGCATCTATATTTACCAATAGTAGAATCTTCACAAGATAAAATTTGTGCTTGAATTGTTTTATCATATTTTGCTTTCTATACTGAATTTTTTGTCAGTAGCTCAATCGCATCTAAAACTTTTTCATTTACACTCATTATTTTTCATTCTCCTTTTTTCTCTTGTATTTGACAAGTGAAAAACTTTTTTATATTAAATTATATAATATTTTTTTTCACTTGTCAAATCCTATAAATTAAAAGTTATAATCTTTTAGTTACTCCATCATAATTATAACGAGTAATATCAAAAAATTCCTATTTAGTTAATTTTTGATTTTTTACTAACTCTATCATATCTTTTAATTCATAAATACCTTGATTCCATTTATATTCAATTAAAATTATATCTTCCATAAACTTCCTTTCATAAAAAAAGATAATGAGGATTTTCTCCTCATTATCTTCTCATTGCGCGCTGAGCAGCAAGATTTACTAAGTCATTAAACGCTTCTTCAATCTATCTCTTACTATTAACATTCGGGAAAGATGCGCTAATCTATACCTTCTGTTGAATTTCATCATTTGAATTAGCATTAAAGTAATTAGACTTTAATCCAGAAACTTTAGCATAAATACTTCCGCCAAGATTGCTTGTAATTTGTCTTAGTACCATAATTCCATCTAAGAAATTTTTAGTATCTTCTTTATTTAATACAATCTATTTCTCATGTAATACCGCCAATTTTCCTTCATCTGAATTCCATTCTCCAGTATAGCCACCAGTATCCATATAATGTCCAGTATATTTAACTCCACTGCTGCTTTTATAAGCGTATCCAACGTTATTGCTTCGAGGCCTTATTCTTTGAGCAAGGTTTCCAGATCTACTCCCACCAGATCCAGAACCTCCAGAGCCCCCACCTGAGCTACCTCCACTACTTCCACCGCTATCATATCCCCCAGTATAATCTCCCATAGGATTTGCAACCAGCGAGGCATTAGCATTTTGAATTCTAATAATCATCGCCTAATAAGCTGCGGCGGTCTGTTGGTAAGAAGCAGCTGCTTCTTGCTGTTTTTGAATAAAAGCTTGAATCTCTGTAACAGCTTGGATAGCCGCATTACAAATATTTTGATATTCATTAACTAATCCTTGAGCAACCTGTCTTAAATCAAGAATTGCTTGAAGTTCACCATACATTAATTGAATTAATTCAGCATTTTCCATACCTAATAATTCAAATTCATCTTTAACTTGATCAACACCTTGTGAAACCATATCTAAATCAACACCAGCTTCTGCCGCCATTTGAGCTAATTCAGCTTCATAATCTCTAGTAATAGCAGTCAACTCTTCAAAAGAATCTTGAGTAACAGGTAAGAAGCCACCTTCGCCATTTAAATAATTTATCATTTCTTGGATACCTTCACTCCAAGGCACAAGTAAATTCTAAACTAAAGATTCTCTTTCTTCAAGAGTCATAGCTTCATAATTTGCGGCATCCTATGCATATAAATTAGCTAAATCATTTACCGCAGACCCAGCGAGATTTACACGAATGTCAGTGTTTTGTTGGGCTAATCCATTTATATATTCTCCATATTGCTATTCTAATAAAGCTAAACGCTCTAATCGTTCTTCATCTGATAAAGACATATCTGTCTTTATATCTGTATATTCAGATTGGAACTCTTGCCAAGCAGCAAGCATTTGTTGTAAATTATCTCTGTATTTATCTTTATCAAAATTATATAAATCATTAACCGCTTGATTATAATTATCTTCCGCTTCTGAAATACCTTCTTGATCAGCAACATAATGATAAGTATAATTACCCTGAGAATCTCTTTGTAATCTTAAAGAAGTCTTACTAGACTGGGCCGCCTCAAGAGCAATTCTAGCTTGCTCTATTTGTAATAATTTCTCTGCTCTATCAACATCATATTGAGTTAATTTTTCTTTCGTTCTTAAATTATTTAACTGCTAATCCATAACCTTTTTCAATGCGCGCTGACCTTTTAAAGTATCAGTATTATTTATAGCGTCAATAAATTTAGATTCAATCTATTGTACACCAAATGCCGCATTAATAGCATCTAAATACTAATCCGCATTTTTAGTCATTAACTACCATTGTTGATCTAAATAATCTAGTCCTTTTCCGCTAGTAATTTTCTTATTTAAATCATCAAAAATTTTATTAATAGCATTTGTATATTTATCAGTAAGAGTTTTGATAGATTCTTCAATTACACTATTAATGTTTTTAATAGCATCTTTATAATTCTTTTCATACTCTTTAGCTAAATTAGTTTGACCATTTGCAATAGCATCTTCATAGTTCTTCTTCCAGAATTCGCCCTATAATCTTAATAAATTTAATCTATCTAACTCATTCTTTTGAAGCTGTTTATAATAGCTATCCATAGCATCATAATTTCTATCGCCATATAACAAGTCCATTAAATCTAAATCATGTTCAATCAAATCTTGAACAAACTCATATGCATCAAGTCTTTCATCTAATTGATCATCAATATCATCAACAGTATCTAAAATAGCTTCATCAATATCTTGAATTAACCCACTAATATCTTCCATCTAATCTTGTAAATCCTTAAGATCATTTTGTAAATCCTACATAGCTTGCGCTTTGTTATCTCCATAAATAGAGGACGTTCCAGTAGCATCAATACTTTCGATTTGCTATCTTGTCTACATCATTTTATTAGCTAAAGCTTCAACCTATTTAGTTTCAAAATAAGAAGTTAAATCACCTAAATTTTGTTTAGCATCTTCAAATACTTTATCAAAATTAGTGTCTTTAAGAACATCATCGCTATTAATTACATCTCTAACAAATTCATTCCAATCTCTTTCAGCTTCACCCATATCAAGACGAATCTAAACTTCTGTGCGGAATTTCTTAATATTAATTTCAATTTGCTCTTGAGTAATTTCTTCAATATCATCAACTAAATCTTGCATCTGTTCGCGAAGTTTATCATAGTTATTAATTTTAGATTGAGTATCTTTTAAATCTTCTTGAGCTTTTTGAATCTATTTATTATAAGCTTCAATATCTGCTGCAAGCTTTTTCTTATGTTCAGCATCTGTTGAAGCATTATATTGTTCAATAATTTTATTTGCGCGATCAGTTAATTTATTTACAGCTTTCTATTTTTCCTAAATTAATGATAAATAATTATTAATATTACCATATTTATCAAATGTTGCGCCAAGATTCTTTAAAGTTTTTTGCTGATTCTTTAAATCTTGTTCTTGAATTTTTTGTTTCTATTTTAGTTTTTCCTTTTGTTTATCTAAAATAGCAACTTGTTTATTAAGGTTATCAATTAACTCTTTACCATACAATCTATCTTGAACTTTTTGAACCCTTTCAAGGTCTCTCTAAATACCCTTAAGTTCAATATTTATATCATGGTAAAGATCTTTTTGAGTTTCTAATTTTTTCTTTGGATCTTTTTTAGAGGTATCCGGTTTTGCGGCTTTTCCACTACCGCCACCCTTTTTACCTCCGCCGCCTCCGCGACCTTTTCCGCCGCCTCCACTACGACGCGCTTGACCAGCAGAACCGGCTCCGTTTGCAGCTTGTTGATATTTTACTGCTCCACCACTAGATTTATGTAAAGATTGAATTTTTACCGCGCTAGCTCCAGGAGTAACAGTTGTAATAGATCCAGGTTTAGATACCCATTCTCCTGGTGTATCTAAATGTAAAGGAATATAAGAACCAGGATTCTATTCTCCACCAGTAGAAATAGGATCCCCTGCACTATATACCGCAGGCTGCCAATACTGATTGTCAGTTGAAGTAGTAGTTTGTTTAGGAGGAGCTTCTGTAATAACTGCATCATAACCAGTGTCTCCCAATGTAGCTAACATATTTCTGACTTGGTCAGCTGTCATATTCGTTGCTGCAATCATTTGATTTAAAGCATCAATATATGGTCCGCTATTTAATTCAGCATCTATTTCAATGTCAGTTAAACCACTATTTTCTAAACTCGCTAAAGAGGCTTCAATAGCAGCCTTATTAGTCCAAAAAGAATCATCATTTATAGTAATATTTGCAATAATATCTTCTTGAGCCGCATCCATTAATCGATTATATGCTTCAGTATCTCCATCAATTGCTGCCTTCAAATCATTTAAGTTATCAACACTTCCTAAAAAGCTATCAGAAAGAGGATCTTCCCCTTTAAGGTCAAGCAAATCAGAATAAGCATCAGTTAGTTCATCGTAAATTTGAGCTTTTTCTGATTCTGTTCCATTCTAAAATATATTTAACCAATCTTCATAATTTTTGGCAACGTCAGAAATAGCATCATTAAAACGCAATAGTTCTTCTGCAGCGTCTTTTGCCATATGCTAATTTCCTTTAATGGCATCATTAATACCCTAAATAGTATCTGCAGATTCTTTATATAATTTAGTTAAATTTTCTAATTCATCTTTTTTTACATCACTATCAGTTTGAAATAATGCATCATTCTATTTCTAATAAAGTTTTTCTAATTCTTCTCTATATAACTATTGCTACTTTGATAAATCTCCAGTAACACCAGTTATATCTTGAACATGCTCAAAAATTTCGCGAGCTAATTGAGCGGATACCGACTCATTATCAATTACTTTTTGCCATTCTTTTATTAAATCATCAGGAACCATTTCAAGTTGATCTAATAAATCAACTTGATTTTGTAATAAATCATAATTAACAAAAGTGTCATCCTAATTTATAATAGCCGCGCTATGCTGACTTACCGCATCAAAATCAAAACCGTTTTCTTGAAGAGTCTGAAGATTACCTAATGAATTTATTTTATCCTAAACATAAGAAATAGTTTCTTTAAAACCATTTATTTCTAAATTGTTGATAGTTTCATAAAAATCAACAGCATCTTCTTTTAGTTTATAAGTATTATTAAAAGTTCTTTCAAAAAACTCCTGCATCTAAGGTTCTAAAGATTCATAAGTTGTTTTAGAAATACCTTTATCTTTATTAACTTGATCTTCTAATGATTGATAAAAAGAATATTTCTAAAAAGCATTATCTTTTAATCCCTCTAGAGTTTGATCTTGAATTTCTGGTTCTTCTACTTTTGTATTTGATAAATCTACATTTGCTATCTTCTTTAATATATCATAAAAAGATTCCCAACTTTCAAAAGTTGCTGGTGAAATTTCAAAATATTCAGATAATTTATCTAACTGTTCTTGAGTCATACCTTTTAATGTATTTTTAATATTATCTTTTAATTTATCAGGCATGTCTCCAGCTTTGCTAGTAATATTATCCATCATCTAAGAAACTTCATTATATTGATCATAAAGCTCTCCAAAATTTGTTAAAAGATAAGAATTTACTAAGTCATTACCATTAAGCGCAAAGACATTCGCTTTTCCCTAGTCTTCAAAAGCACCTTTCATAACATCATAAACTTTTTGACGTTGCTATAAATAATCATCAATATTTTTAACATCTGAAAGATTAATTTCTTTATTTTTTTGTGCATCAACAGCAGCAAATTCAGCTGTATATTTCTAAGCATCGGTAACGGCATCATTATATGCCTTTACCTAATCTTTCATTTCTTCGAGCCATTTAACCGCATTTTGGAAATACTATGATTGTACTTTTTCCATAGCAGACATATAATATTGAGAACCCTATTGAGCATTTCTAACTCTATCAACTGCTTCCAGAACTTTATCATATAATGCTGCAATAGAAGCTGGATCTGCTTCAGTTGAAAACATTAATTCGCCCTGTCTCCCTCTAACAGCTCCTGCTTCCATTAAAGATTCATATATCCCAGTTTCATCTTTTCTAGAGGAACCCGCATGGAATGTTGTCATATAACCATTGTCTCCAACAAAAAGACCATTAGGATTCTTTATACTACCTTTAGCTGCTTGTAATAAATTTTCACTAGCACTATTATATTCATCAATTGCCGCTTTTTTTGCTGCCTAAGCTTCTGCTGCACTAACTTCTAAAATTGTATCATGTAAATTAGTATAAGCAGAAGTTAATTTTGCAACTTGAGTACTCTATAAATCATATTGACTAAGTAAATCTTGAATACTAGCTTTTAATTCAGATCTAGATATACTACCAGTTTTGTACTGATCATTTAACTAATTTAACGATCTAAATAATTCTCTTTCAGATTCAAAGCGTTCCTAGATTCCATTATCCTTTTCTATTTTTTCATTGTTTGCGTCAATTGTTGCCTGTCTAGCTTTCTATAAAGAATTTATCCAAATTCCAAGAATTGTAATAGCAGCAGAAATACCTGCTATCCATAATGCAGTAGGATCAACAGCCAAGGCCCCGTTAAACATTTTTACTTTACCAGTGGCTTTTTCAGTTTCCGCTGCATAAAGATCTATTGCTTTTGACTCTTTCTCAGTATCTCCTGCTCGTCTGGCGGCAGCCGCAGCCGCAGCAGCTTCACGCAAACGAAGAGGAATAACCAATTTTAACGCTTGATTAAGCTTTAAATATCCATTTACTAACATAGGTAAAGACATTGCAAGATTAGTAACAGTTTGCAATATCCTCTGTCCAACTGATAAATCTTCATTTTTCCAAATACTTCCAAGACGTTGAACTTGTTGAATAGCCATTCCTACTTGAGTAATTCCACCTGCTAATTTTGTATATTTTTCAATATCTATTGCTCTGCTAGTGTTGCTTAAAATTCCATTAACATTACTGTCCTATTGTTGAAATTTTCGACGTGCTGCATCTTCTCTCTCTGGTAGACTATTAACAGTATGATTAAAAGAGTTACTTAATCCTTCTGCTAATTCTGTTGAAGCCCCTTTTGAAGAATTCATTATGCCACGAATTCTTCCTTCAACTTCTATTAATTTTTTTATCAACTAAGCAAAAGATAAATGATTCATTTTCTAAAATTCTTTATTTATTTCATTTATTTGTTTTTCATAATCATTTAACTGCCCATTTCTTTGCATATCCAAGACTTGAGTCTCAAATGTACTTTTCATCTGATTTCTTATCGCTTGAGCTTGTGCAAGATATTTTGCCTAATCTTCTGCTGTGAAATCTTTCTTTTTACTTGCTTCTTGACCGACTTTGGTTATTTCACTTTGATACTCTTTTAATTTATCAATAACGGCTTGATAACCATCTATTTGCTTTTGGATGGTATCTAAAATCATCTTCTGTCCTTTTGGGTCTCTTTGAACATCTTCCAAAGTTTTCCATTCAGTCTTATATCCTAAAAGAGCTTCTGTAGCTTGCTTTAAAGCTTCTCGCTAATCCTGAATAAGCTTTAATTGATTCCCAGCTTCTATTGCATTATTTAATGATGTTTGGGCTTCAGTAAATTGCTATGGAGTCATTAAACTAGACATTTCATAAAGTTGCTGTCTTTTATCTAACATTCTTGTGCTAAAATCATCTAGTCCTTCTATGCCCTTCCATTCTTTTATTGCATCTAATGCTTGCTAAAACTGTTGAGCATTACTTTTTGCCATCTAAAAATCTGATATAACTGAATTTATACCCTTAGCTATTTGTTCACTAAATACAGTCATTCCAAGGGCACCAAGAGTTTGTAAAACACCTACTCCACCGCCTAAACTATCAACAAAATTTGCCACAAATGATGCGGCAGTTGATAATCCATCAGTTAAACCCTTAATGGTGTCAGTATTAATTAAGCTATCATAAATATCTTCAACAGATGCCTTCAATTGTTGTAAATGAGCAGCTGTTGAATCCATATAAATATCTTGTTGTTCTTGTAGAGTCCCTGTTGCATTTCGAGCAGTATCTAACGCCTTATTATATTCATCAAAATTATCAAATAAAGAAAGTAAATTATTATACTGTCTTTGACCAGCCATTGTTTGAGCTAAATATACTTGTTGCTCTCTTGTTAAGGTATCCCAACGGCTACCAATTTCTTCCATAACTTCGCCCATATCACGAAGTTTACCATTCATATCAAGAACACTAAAACCTAATGCCGCCATCTTGCCAGAATAATTACCAAGAGAAACTCCCTCTTCATCAATTCCAGCCTAAATATCACTAATACGAGCATAAACAGTTCTTAAAGCCGTACCGACACTTTCCGGCGCCTGCTTAGTTGCGGAAATGATAGTTGATAATTGAGCAGCTAATTGCTCTTCACTAACACCCATTGTAGCAGCAGCACTAGCAACCTTACCCATACCTTTACTTAATTCTTCTAGGTCTGATGCTGTTGTTGCGGCAACCGCAGCTAATCTGTCAACATATACCTAAGCCTAATCTGCATTAACCTTATAACCATTCCAAACCGCAGTTAGTTGTTCAGAAACTTCTGCCGCAGATTGTCCAGTAACATTTGCTGTTTTTAATGTAATTGCAGTTCTCGCCTAGACTTCTTTATCAGATAAACCCTGTTGAGCATAAATTAAAGCAGCATTAGTATAATCTGTTGTAGTTGCACCTAAGTTCTTAGCTGCGTTATTAGCTTGTTCTGCAAATCTTTGCATTTCATCAGCAGATTTTCCAGTAACAATTCTAATATTATTTAATGAAGTATCTAATGACTTAACATACCCAAAAGCTTGTTGAACTGAAGTAGATAAACCTCTAAATACAGTATTAGCAAAATTATATTTTGCAACATTAACAAAAGTCTATGCCATTCTATCAAGCATAGTATTTGTTTGTTTTAGCTGAATATTCGTACTTAATACTTGAGAAGATAAACTTCTAAAAGCATTCTGTCCCGCTGTTCCACCAGCGCTCCATGCTTTATAAATTTTTTCTATTGTAGTATGAGCACCTTCTAAAGATTGATTAAAACTTTCAATATTATGTGTATTTAATTTTGCATTAAAAGAATCTCTTAATGCAGTTCTAACATTCTATGCCTATACTCTAATCTAATGAAGATCTTTTCTAGCTGTTTCTAAATCAGAATCATTTATCCTCATTAAATCTTTTTCAGTTAATTTTTGAAGTTCTTGTAAAGAATTTTTTAATTGATTTAAGCCTTCTTTTTGAACGTCAAAACCAACCGAATATTTAATTTGACCATCTGCCATATCCTTTTATCTCCTTTTATATATTTAAAATCGTATGATAAAAAAATCTTCTTCTATATATAATATAAAAAAACAGTATTTTTGATTATCATAACTCGACCATATACTTTTTTCTTGATGAATTATAAAAATTTTGATATAATTTTAATATGAAATGTAAGAAAGAATATTTAAAGTTTATAAATAATATAAGGAAAAAATCATGAGTACATACGTATTTTCAGACCTGCACGCCCAATATAATCTTTGGCGACAAATAAAAGATTATATTAAACCAGATGATATTGTTTTTTGTCTTGGTGACTGTGTAGATAGAGGACCAGTAGGACTTGAAATTCTATATGAAGTAATGGAAACTCCTAATATTACTTTATTACGCGGAAACCATGAAGATTTTATTGCTACTATTGGTGAAAAAATTTTAAAATGTAAATCAGAAGAAGATGTATATTGGGAGTATCCAGATGAGATATATATATGGAAAGCTAATGGCGCTTCAAATACTATTGAAGCTTTTCAAAATTTAAGTAGAAAAGAAAAAGAAAAATTAGTAAACAAAATTAAAAAATTGCCTACTTGGGCAATATATGAAAATGAAGATAATAAATTTTATCTTTGCCACGCGGGAAAGCAACCGCAAACAACAGAACATTTAATTGATGGACGTAGCGCAATTATTCCAATGAATAATTATATTTGGGATAGAAGCCATATTTCAGATATAGTGTGGCGAGGAGAAAAAAATGAATTTTGTGTTCATGGTCATACTCCAGTATTAGCTATAGACCATTATATAAATAGATATGAATTTTTACCTAAAAAAACAGATGAAATATATATTTATTGTAATGGTCATAAAATAGATATAGATTTGGGTTCTTTTATCACTCATCGCGCATGTCTATTTAATCTTGATACTTTTGAACCAATTTATTTTGAAGATAAATAATTAAAATTATTTATTATATAAGCACATTGAAAACTAAATATTATTTTATTAAAAAAGGAGAAAAAAGATGATTTAGAAAATTGTAACTACTGTAATCCCAATTTTAGTACCTATTGTAATAATCGCTCTCTTATGCCTTGCAATTACCTTAATTGGTAAAGCTATGTATAAGAAATCTCCGCCAAATATGGCAATGGTTGTAACTGGACCTTTTGGAAATAAAACAATTATTGGTAAAGGTTGTTTTGTAATTCCTATTCTTGAAAGAGTAGACTTCCTTTCTCTTGAAAATATGCAGTCAGACTTTACATCTAAAGATGACATCCCTACAAAAGATGCTATCAATATTTTAGTAGATGCAGTTGCTAACTTTGCAATTTCAACTGATCCGACGATTCTTCCCAAAGCTGCCGCAAAATTCTTAGGTAAGAAACCAAAGCAAATTGAGGAAATTGTAAGACCAGTTCTTGAGGGCAATATCCGAGAAATTATTTCTCAAACAACTTTAAAAGAACTTATTCAAGGTGATAAAAAGATTATCGCAGAAAGAATCATTGAAAATGTTACTCCCAATCTTCGAGATATGGGTCTTGAATTAACAACTTTTAATATCCAGAATTTCAAAGATAAAAATGGAGTAATTGACAACTTAGGTCTTCAAAATACAGTTCAAATCAGTAAAGATGCTGCTATTTCTAAAGCAAAAGCTGAACAAGAAATTGCAGTTGCAGAAGCTAATGCGCGGAAAGCTGCTAATGAAGCTCAGATTGCTGCCGCAACTGAAATTGCAGAAAGAGAAAACAAACTTACAATTAAAAAAGCTGAATTAAAGAAGCTTGAAGATATTAAGAAAGCGGAAGCTGATGCTGCTTATGAAATTCAGCAACAGGAACAGCAAAAAACAATCGAAATTGCAACTGCTGATGCAAAACTTGCAAGACAAGAGAAAGAAATTGATTTGCAAGAACGTGAAGTTAGTATTAGAGAGCGCAAACTTGAAGCCGAAGTTAAGAAAACTGCAGAAGCTAGAAAATACGCTGCTCAACAGGAATCTGATGCAAATCTTTATGCAACTCAGAAAAGTTCTGAAGCTGATTTATTTGAAAGACAAAAGAAAGCTGAAGCTGAACAATACGAAGCAGAACGGCGTGCGGAAGCTCAGAAAGCTAAAGCTGAAGCTGAAAAATTTGCAAAAATTCAGGAAGCAGAAGCTATTAAAGAAACTGGTGCTGCGGAAGCTGAGGCTATTAAAGCTAAAGGTACTGCGGAAGCTGAGGCTATTAAAGCTAAAGCAACCGCTGAAGCTGAAGGTTTGTTAAAGAAAGCTGAAGCTATGGAAAGATATGGCGAAGCAGCTCGTGAACAGCAAAAACTAGATGCATTAAAGATTTATTTTGAACAGTTACCCGCAATTGCTGAAGCTATCGGTTCAGGCTATGCAAATGTTGAAAAAATGGTTATGTTCGGAGATGATTCTTCAAAATTAAGTGGTAATATTATTAATAATATTACTCAAGTTTCTGAGGGTCTTAATGAGTCACTTGGTATTGATTTAAAATCTTTAATGTCTGCTTTTATCGGTGGAAAGATTGTTGATGCAAATCATACTGAAGTAACTGAAACAACCGAAGAAGAATAATAATTTATGACAAGGAGAATATAAAAATTCTCCTTGTTTTTTTTATAAATTTTTATTATAATATATTTATAAAAAATGAAAAGGAAATAAAAAATATGCTATCAGATAAAGCAATGTTGGAACTATGTCGATTGTATTATGATGAAGAGACTTTTGAACATGTAAAAAGAGTCGCTGAATATGCTAAAGACATTTATAAACTTTATACTTATAAAGCAGGTGAAGAAGAATTTATTTATCATTTAGCCTTAGCTCACGACTTATATGAAGATACCGATATTTCACAAAATACTTGGTTTGATAATAATTTTGAAGCTAATCTTCAGTTATTAACAAAAGAAAAAGATGAATCATATAATGATTATATTACTAAAATTCGCAAAGAAGCAGTAATACCTACTTATAAACCTGCTTATATTGTAAAATTAGCAGACATGAAAGACCATCTTTCTCAAACTGAAACTTTAACAGAAGAACTTAAAAATAAATATATTTCAGCTATGAAATATTTGCTTTAAAAAAGGAGAATAAAAATGGGAATACTTGATGTTATTCTAGTTATAAATATTGTACTTAAACTTTTAGATTTAATTACCTGGAGTTGGTGGGCAGTTCTCTGGCCGCTTTGGGTAGTTTTAATAATTGCTTGTCTTCTTATTTTTAGCGACAATTAATATTATAAATAAAGGAGAAATAAAAAATGATTGAAACGATTTTAATTGTAAATATTATACTTAAATTTTTTAATTTAATTGATTGGAGTTGGAAAGCAACTCTTTGGCCGCTATGGGCAGAATTAATAATTATAGCTATTATTTGGCTTAAAAATTGGCTTGATAACTAATTAATTGATTTTTTATAAAATTTTTATTATAATTATAATATAAGTTATTAAAGAAAAAGAGGTAAAAAATATGGGAAGATATGATAATGAAAATTGGGACACTTCGTCTCAGATGAATAGACAGCGAGACCTAGTTCTTTCTACAAATGAATTTTGTTTCTTGCAGTCTAAAACAAATGGTGCAATTAAAACATATACTGGTCCTATTACTATGACAATTTCCGCTCAGGAATCTCTTGTTGTCTTTAATTCTAAGACAAAGAAATTTGAGGAAACTCAGGACTTTGAAAAAGCTAAACAGCTTTTTATTTCTGCTCCTGAAGGATGGTATGTAGTTTTAAAGAATCCTGCGGTAGATAATTCTCATCCGGAAGCTGCCAAGGCAGTTAATAGTCCTGCTCTTGAGATTGGACGTAAAATTAATATTGGCGGTCCAGTTTCCTTCTCGCTGTTCCCTGGACAGATGACAAGGGTTATTAGAGGACATAGACTTCGTTCTAACCAGTACCTTCTTGCTAGAGTTTATGATGCGGAAGCCGCACGTAAGGGCATTACAACAGCAACTATTGTTGATACAGAAGGCAAGGAAGTTACAGCAAAACCCGAGGAATATTTCGTTGGTCAGATGATTGTTATTAAAGGAACTGAGGTTTCTTTCTACATCCCGCCAACAGGAATTGAAGTTATTCCTATCGGAAATAGTAATGAATATGTTCGTGATGCAGTTACTCTTGAAAGACTTGAGTATGCAATTCTGAAAGATGAGGATGGCGAAAAGAGATATATTCATGGTCCTGCGGTGGTATTCCCGAAGCCAACTGAAACATTTGTTTCAGCTCCTAAGGGTGGACTTATTTTCCGTGCTCTTGAACTTTCACCGATTAGCGGAATTTATGTAAAAGTAATTGCCGCATATGATGAAACAAAGAATGGTAAGAAAGTTCATCATCCAATTGGAGAAGAACTTTTTATTACAGGAAAAGACCAGATGATTTATTACCCGCGTCCAGAACATGCTATGATTCAATATGATGGTAAGTATATGCATCATGCTATTGCAATTCCAGAAGGAGAAGGTCGTTATATTCTTAATAGACTTAATGGAGAGATTAAGACTATTCGCGGTCCTCAGATGTATCTACCAGACCCGCGTTATGAAGTAGTTGTTAAGAGAAAACTTACTCCTAAAGAATGTGATTTAATGTATCCTGGTAATACAGAAGTTCTGAAATATAATGGAAATCTTACAGAAAAAGCTGTTGAAAAGATGGCTAGCAGAGGTCTTACAGATTCTGCTGTAACAGATATGCTTAATAATGCATATTCAACTTCCAATCAGGAAGCAACTCTTGCTATTTTTGAAGCTAATGCAAACATTTCTCGCGGTGTAAGTTACACAAAACCGCGCACAATTACACTTGATACTAAATATGAAGGTGTTGTTGGAATTGATGTTTGGGGCGGATATGCTATTAATGTAGTATCTAAATCTGGTAAGAGAGATGTTGTAGTTGGTCCGACTACTCGACTTCTTGATTATGATGAAACTCTTGAAGCAGTTGAACTTTCAGGGGGTACTCCAAAGAGTTCTAAGCCGATTGTAAGAACAGCATTTTTGCAGATTGAAAATAATAGAGTTTCTGACATTATTAATGTACAGACTTCAGATTCTGTTGCTGTTGAAATTCACCTTAGTTATTGTGTAAGTTTCTTAAAAGAATATAAAGATTCTTGGTTTGCTATTAATAATTATGTAAAATATCTGTGTGATAATATGCGTTCTCTTGTTAAGAGAGAGGTAAGAAAATATTCTATTAAAGATTTTTATGCAAAATCTACTGAAATTATTAGAAATATTGTTCTTGATACTGAAACAGAAAAGGAACTTTTTGGTAGATTCTTCTCTGCAAACGGTATGCTTGTAAATGATGTTGATATTATTAAAGTTACCGTTGAAAGAACATATGAGCGTCTTCTTGAGAATCATCAGGCTGAACTTATTCAGAAGAGTATTGATTTAGCTGATGCAGAAACACAGATGAAAGCCGTAAAAGACCTTGCTGAAATGACACGACAGAAAGCCGATATTGAAAATCAGGCTGAACTTTATAGAATTCAGCGTCAGAAAGAAGAAGCTGAAGCTGAAATGCAGTATAAAGAAGCTATTCAGATTAAAAAGCGTGAAGCTGAGGCTGCAGCTGTTCAGGCTAAGAAAGACCTTCAGGAAATTCTTAATGCAATTCAGACTGCTGAAGTCGCAAGAGAAAAAGAGAAACATGCGGCAGAAATTGCTCATGCAAAGGAACTTGCGGAAATTGAGAAAGCTAAGCAGGAAGCTTATGCTGCAACCGTAAAAGAAATTATGAGTTCTATTTCTCCTGACCTTGTTGCCGCAATTAGCGCTAGTTCAAATGCCGAACTTCTTAAGGAAGGTATGAAGAACATGTCTCCTTATGCAATTGCTAATGGAGAGTCTGTTGCAGATACTGTCAATAAGCTTATGAGAGGGACTTCTCTTGAAGATGTTCTTGATAAAGCTTCTCCAAAAATTAATTTTTAATTTTTAACTTTTCCTTACAAGGAAGGAATTAAAAATTCCTTCCTTGTTTTTTTATAAAAATTATTATATAATATTTATGTAATAAAAAAAGGAGAGAAAAAAGATGAGAGACCCTAATAGACTTTATAAATTTTATGAAAATTTAAGAAACATACATATTACTTATTTCCCAGATTGGAGATTTGGACAACTTATATCTAATTTTATAAATTGGTATTATGAAACATATCATAGAGACATTTTCTTTATTGAAGATGATAAAATGTCAGAAGTATTTACAGAATATCTTAATTATATAAGAAATAGTATTGTTTAAAGGAGATAGCAAATATGGGAATGTTTAGTATTGATGAAAATCCCTCTTTTTTAGAGCAGGATTTAAAAATAAAAAAAATTAAAAATATTATAAAAAGTAATCTAAGTGATGCTAAAAAAATTTTTTATATTAAATTAATTCTTGATGGAAAATACGAAGATTATTTTAAAGGAGATGGTAAATAATGCTTAATAAAAACAATGAAAGAGAACTTGCTTATGTAGTTATTGTTGATGCAGTAACTCCAATTAAAGGTTATGATAGAGTAGAGCTTGCTCATGTGGGCGGATGGACCGTTGTAGTTGGAAAAGGCGAGTTCCATGCAGGTGACCCTGCAATTTATTTTGAAATTGATTCTCAGCTTCCTGAGGTAGAACCATTTACTAATATGGAATTTCTTTCTAAGAAACATTATAAAATTAAAACACAGAAAATGTGTAAGTCTATTTCTCAGGGACTACTAATGTCTGCTGCCAATTTTGGATGGAAGAAATCCGCTGAAAATGCAGGTGACTTTCCATACATCAAAGATAACGAAGGTGTTTGCCATTTTACAAATGATGAATCTCGTTTCCTCACAAAGCAGCTTAATGTAACATATGCTGTTCCAGAAGATAATGTCCGCAAAGCAAATTCTGTTGATAAATATAAGAAAATGGCACAGCGCAATGGTAAACTTTTCTCTCATCAGCCGTTTAAATGGCTTATGAAGAAAGAGTGGGGAAGAAAACTTCTTTTCACATTCTTTGGTAGTAAAAAGGATAAGACAGGCTGGCCCGCATGGGTAAAAAAGACAGATGAGGAAAGAATTGAAAATCTTCCATATCTGTTTGAAGATAAGTCTCCTTGGATTGCTACTGAAAAAATTGATGGAACTAGCACAACTTTTACTCTGAAACGCGGAAAGGGGTTTAAGAAAGACGAGTTTTATATTTGTTCCCGCAACGTGTGTTTTGACAAACCTAATAAGAATTGTTTCTATGAGACAAATGTTTATATTGAAATGGCTGAAAAATATAATATTTATAATAAAATGAAGCGCCTTCTTGAAACAAAATATAAAGATTGTGAATGGATTACAATTCAGGGTGAGACTTATGGAGTTGGAATTCAGAAACGGGATTATCATATGACAGAACATAATTTTATGGCTTTCAACCTGATTTCTTCTAAAAATGGAAGAGAAAATTCACTTATTATGAAAGATATTCTTGAAAAGGAAAATGGTATTCCTTGCGTCCCTATCGTAGCTGACTCTTATACGCTTCCGGACACTCTTGATGAACTTCGTAAATTTGTAGACAGTGAAACTTCCGTTATTGACGGAGAAATTAGAGAAGGAATTGTATTCCGTTCCATTGATGGCTCTCGTTCTTTTAAATGTGTTTCTCCAACATATCTTATGAAATATCATCAGTAAATTTTAAAGGTGAGATAAAAAATCTCACCTTGTTTTTTTTATTATTTTTTGTTATAATATATATAATGAAAATAAAGAAAGGATATAAAAATATGACGCTCAAAGAATGGCTTAAAAAAATTGATTTAATAATAGATGTAAAAATTTGGGGACGAGATGATAAGATACCTCTTTTTGAAGGTGCGGCGTTTGATATTCCTTGGACTATTATTGATTTTTCAATAGGTAGAATGGATAATAATACAGAAGAACCTATTTATATTTGCACTTATAAAAATAAAAATAATGTGGTACTTCCAATAATTGTTATTAATGTGATAGAAAAAGAGGAGGATTTTCCATTTTGACAACACAAATTTCAGAAATGTATTGTACTTGCTGTGGTAAAAAAGGAATATCTATTCCTAGAAAAAATAACAAATTTAGAAAATCAGGTCATTTAAAAAAATTATATTGCATTTATTGCGGAGCTGAAAAAAATCATGTTGAAATTCGTCCCATTTATGACGATTATACTTACAAAGATTTTGAACTCGAAATGAAATATAATAATTTTGATTCAGAAGGAAATAGAAAAGAATCTTATCGAATTTTTAGAGGAAATTTAAAGAAAGCAGGTGTTATATAATGGGTGATTTATATATAATGTGTGGCGTTCCTGGCTCTGGCAAATCAACCTTTCTTAAAAATAGAGTAAAATCAAATAAAGGTGTTATCATTTCCCGCGACAAAATTAGATTTTCTCTTGTTAAACCAGATGAGCCTTATTTTTCAAAAGAAAGAGAAGTTACAAAAACTCTTTGGGATAAAATTAATAAAGAGTTAGCATCTGGAAATACTGTTTTTGTAGACCAAACTTCTCTTACTAGAAAATCTAGAAAATGGCTTCTTGACCATATTATTACAAACAATTGTAACCATATTAATTTAATCTGGATAGATGAAAATCTCAAAACATGTTTAGAAAGAAATGAACAAAGAAAAGGAACCCGTGGTTATGTTCCTAGAGAATCTATTGTTAATATGTATAATAGCTTTGAAGAGCCTTCACTAGATGAAGGATTCTATCGAATCTTTAAATACAATAGCACAAATGATGAGATAACTTATAAAGGAGTAATTTTATAATGTCAAATATTTGGCTTATTTCAGATACTCATTTTAATCATAATAAAGATTTTATTTGGAAAGCTCGCGGTTTCAATTCAATAGAAGAAATGAACGAAACCATTATTAAAAATTGGAATGATATTGTTCAGCCAGACGATATTGTATATCATCTTGGCGATGTTATCATGGGAGAGCTTGATGCGGGCATTCCTCTTATAAAAAGACTTAATGGTAAAATTAAGCTGGCAATTGGAAACCATGATACAACTAAACGCCTTGCCGCATTTAAAGAACTTTTCGATGAAATTAATTTTGGATATAGACTTAAAAAAGGTAAAAAAACTTTTCTACTTACTCACTATCCAACCCTAGTTGACAACTATGATGACCCCGTAAAAGTATATTCTATACATGGTCATACTCATTCACCAAATGCTTTTTGTGACCATCCTTTTATGTATAATGTCAACTGTGATGCGCATAATTGTAAACCAGTCCTTTTTGAAGATGTAATTGAAGATATTTGCAATCATAAATAAAGCTTGGACAAAATTAAATAAATTATTATTTCAAATTTTAATATTCTTTAAGAGGAGACTCTTAAAGAATATTTTTTTTATGGAGGTTAAAATTAAATGAATCTGAAGGTTAGATTTAAAAATCCAATATTTATTGCACAACTTATTTTATCAATTTTAACTCCAATCTTATCTTATGCAGGATTAACGCTTCAAGATTTAACGACTTGGGCTTCTCTTGGTAATCTCTTAATCGAAGCATTAAGTAACCCATACGTACTTGGTTTAATAGTTGTTTCTTTATGGGGAGCCTTAAATGATCCTACAACAGCAGGTATTACAGATAGTAAGCTAGCAATGACATATTAGAAACCTAGAAAAGATAATTAATTTATAAAAGGACAGAGAATTTTCTTTCTCTGTCCTTTTATTTTTCTAAAGGAGAATAAAAATGACATAGAAAGAATTTATTTAGAAAGTAAAAAATCCATGTATAAATGCAACAAATATAATCGGCGGCTATCTTCCTAGTGTATTAATTGGACAAATGTGTTTATAGACTGGTTACGGAACTGGGTATAATTGTGAATTATTAATGCAATGGAATAATTTACTTGGAATGAAAACTTAGTTATTAAATGATACTTGGAAATCTGAATATTGGAATGGTAAATCCGCAACCAAAAGAACTCCAGAATATTATGGTTACCATACCACTATTACAGATTCATTCAGGGTTTATGACAATATTTAGCAATGTGCATGTGACTATTTACAATTTATGCGTGATGCTAAATATTCTAAAAATGGAAAATATAAATATAGAGATGTTTTAACAATAAAAGATCCAACTTAGCTAATTACTCAAGTGTCTAAACGAGGATATGCAACAGATCCAGCTTATATTACATCTGTAATGAGCATTGTTAAAAAACATAATTTAACTCAATATGATTCGAATGGAGGAAATAGATCTATGACATTAAAATAGGCATTATCAAAACTTGGTGTTAATCTAATTAACAGAATTAGCTAGAATAGAAGCTAGGTTCCTGCTCATAATGCAAATTCACACCAGTATTTTGCAGTTCATTATTTAGGTGTAAATGGTGAAAATCCAGACTTATATGGTGGCGGATATGGCGGTCATTTTTATGTAAGTAAAAATGGTAAATGCTATCAAGCCGCAGAAGTAACTGATAAACTTTGGCATGTAGGTGCTTCTTCAGGATTCTCTTATATTCATCCTTATGCAAGAAACAATAATACAATAGGAGTTGAATGTGGTACTTATACAGCTTCGGGGAGGAACAATGATGATGAAACATGGTATTTTACAGAAGCTACTCAAGTAACTGCCGCAAAATTAGCGGCGGCTGTGCTTACTGTTTATAATTTACCTATGGATCATTTATTAAGACACGGTGATATTACTACTAAAAACTGTCCATCACCACTAAAGAGAGATCAAGGTAAAGGAAGTAACTGGACTTGGGATAAATTTAAATCAGAAGTTGCTAAATATATGGCTCAATTAGGAAATGAATCCGCACCAATTGTTACTATTCTAAAATTAGGAAGCAATGGAGAGTAGGTTAAAAAATTACAAGAAAAATTACTACTTTTAGGATTTGTAGATTGTGTTTACTACAATAAAAATAGAAATTTTGCAGACGGTAATTTTGGATAGAATACTTTAAAATCATTAAAATATTTCCAATAGGCAAAAGGATTACAGGTTGATGGTATTTATGGACCAAAAACCGCAGAAGCATTAGATAAAGCTGTTAAAGAAGCAAAAACTTCAAAATTTGATGTTACCGTAGATGAATTTTTAAATAATGCAAAAATTATTGCAAAAGAAAACAAAGAAAAAGGTTTTAAATATGGTAATGCTTGTTGCTTACCTTCAGTTTATCCTTTTGAAAAAATAACATCTTGTGATAGATTTGTCGATCAAGTTTTATATAAGAGTGGATTAAAGACTGTCGGTAATCGCGGTTTTACTGATTTATAGGATTGTTTAATTAATCTTAAAGCTCAAAAAATTTATCGAGAATCTTAGTTACAAAAAGGTGATATTGTATATACAATTGGACATGTATTTATTCTTGGAAACAAAATTTCTAATACTACTTACTAGAGATATGATGCAGGCTCTGTTGAAAGAATCCAATTAACTGGACCTTATGCTAACTATAAATCTCAGCCTTTTGTTGAAGAAATTGATCTTTTCACTTTTGCTTATAGGTTACCTTTTAAAACAAAAGAAGAAAAGAAGAAGGAAACTTCAACATTTTTAAAACTTGGCGATAATGGAACTTCAGTTAAATAGATGCAAAAGAAATTAATTAAACTTGGTTATTATGTAGGTGCCGCAGGGGCAGATGGAGATTTCGGTCAAAATACCTTAGCAGCATTAAAATATTTCCAATCAAATCATGGATTAGACGCAGATGGCTATTGTGGTTCTTTAACTAAACAAAAGCTTGAAAGTATTTATAATCAAATTAAAAATTATGATAATCCAATGAACCATGATAATTTAATTAAAGAAAAAACCTTTACAACAACAGATAACTTAAACTTACGTAAAGGATCATCTATAGCACATGAAATTATACTTTAGATTCCAAAAGGAGCAAAAGTAAAATGGCATGGTTATTATACTGGATCTTGGTATTATGTTGTTTATAATGGAAATATTGGATATGCATCTTCTCACTATTTAAAATAATAATAAAAACCTTTTAAGAGGGAAATTGCAAAGCAATTTCCCTCTTTTATTTTTTGAAAAATAAAAATATTTATATTATAATATTATATAATATTAAGGAGGTTCCTATGTTATATATTTATATAGATGGGTCTTGTCGCGGCAATGGGTCTAAAAATTCTAAGGGCGGTTTTGGAATAGTAATATTTGATGAAAATCGCAACTTAATTGATGCTTATCAAAAACGGTTTGAAAATGTGACAAATAATCAAATGGAATTAAAAGCATTTTTAAAAACATTTGAACTATTAAATACAAAATATAAAAATCAACAAGCAACTATTTATTCTGATTCTGCATATTGTGTTAATATCCTTTCTTCTTGGATTCATAAATGGAGTAAAAACAATTGGAAAAATAGTAAAAATGAAACAATTAAAAATTTAGATATTATTTCATCTTTATATGAATATTATAATATAAATTTTTTTATTAATCAAATTTATATAATTAAAGTCGATGGTCATAAAGGCGATATAGGCAATGAATTAGCCGATGCTCTTGCTACGGCAGACAAAAAGAAATTTTCAAATATTATATTACAAAATCATATAAATATTAATCTTTCGTAAAAAAGTTGTTAAATTTAAAAAAATATTATATAATATAATTATAAAATAAAAATATGAGGTAATTTAAATGCAAGATAAACATTTATATACAGAAGATAGTATTGAATCTTTAAGCCCTCTTGAATTTACAAGACTTCGTCCACAGGTATATGCTGGGGATTGTACATATTCAACTCAATTACTAATTGAAATCATTTCTAATGCTGTTGATGAATATCGTTTAGGTCATGGAAATAGGATTGACGTAACTATTCTTCCTGACATGATTTCAGTTAGAGATTATGGACAAGGATTTATTCCAAACTCATATCGAGACGATGGAAAAACAATTCTTGAGGCGGCGTTTAGTGTTTTAAATACATCTGGAAAATATCGAGACGATGGAACTTATGAAGGAACTTCTTTAGGTTCTTTTGGTATCGGTTCAAAAATTACAACTTTCCTTTCTCATTGGCTAAGAGTTAAGAGTATGAGAGATTCAGAATGGGAAGAAATATATTTTAAAGAAGGTGTATTTCAATACCGGACAAGTGGTGCTGGAGGAGTTACTGGAACTCTTGTTGAATGGCAGCCTTCAGAAGAATTTTTTACTCATCCAGAAGTAGAAATTAAAAAGGTCGTAGATTTATTTAAAACTATTACATGTCTTTGCCCTGGTCTAACAATTAATTTATATGATCATGGAAAACATACTGTTTTTGTTTCTGATAATGGAATTAACGATTTAATTGATGAAGCTGTAAAAGATACAGAACTTATCAATAATCGTTTCTCAATGAATTTTTCAGAAGGCAAAAATAAACTTGATATGGTGCTTACTTATGCGGGCAATTATTCTCTAACAATGGTTCCATACGTAAACACTGGACTTACAGAATCTGGACCTCATATTACTCAAATCAAAACCGTTATCACAAGAGAATTTAATAAATTCTTTAAAGAAAAGAAATGGCTAAAAGATAAGGATTCTAACTTAACTGGTGATGATATTCAAGAAGGAATGTATATAATATTTAATCTTACAGCTCCTAATGTTGGCTATGATGCTCAGGTTAAAAGTAGAATTACAAAAATTGATATGAGTCCTTTTACTTCTGCTTTAAGCGCAAATTTAAATATTTGGCTTAATAATAATGAAAAAGAGATAAAAATTATTTTTGAAAAAGCGACAGCCGCCCGTAAAGCAAGGGACGCCGCTAAGAAAGCAAGAGATAAAGCAAGAGAGCAAAATAAAAAGAAACAGAAAGCTCTTAAATTCGATAGTAAACTTGCAGATTGTAATTCAAAAGATAGAAGTAAATGTGAAATTTATATTACTGAGGGAGATAGCGCATCTGGCAATTTGAAGCTTGCTCGTGATAATGAAACACAGGCGGTTATGCCAGTTAGAGGTAAAATTCTAAATACTCAAAAAGCTACTTTTGCACAGATTCAAAAAAATGCAGAAATTATGACAATGTGTGATGCTTTCTTTGGACCTGGGGATTGGTCTATTGACCCAAAAACTCTTAAAGTTACATATAATCAGGTAAGATATGGTAAAATAATTATTATGTCTGATGCTGATGTTGATGGCGCACACATTAAAAATCTTTTCTATACATTTATATGGAATTTTTGTCCAGATTTAATTAAAGATGGTTATGTATATGCAGGCGTACCACCTCTTTATAAAATCACTCTCGCCGCAAATAAAGGATATAAATATCTTAAAAATGATGAAGCATTAGCTGAATATCAGAAAGAAAATAAAGGAAAGAAATATCAAGTTGGTCGCATGAAGGGTCTTGGTGAAATGGATGTTGAAGAAACAGAAGAAACTCTAACAGATCCTAATAATAGAATTATTAAGCAAATTAATGTTAAAGATGTTGTAGCTGCTGATAAACTTTTTAATGATTTGATGGGCAATGCTGTCATACCGCGTAAGCGTTATATTAAAGAACACAGCTCTGAAGCAATTTATAATCAGGAGTAATTTATAATGCAAAATAAAGAAAAAATTATACAAATTTTAACAAATGATTTAGATTATTGTTATTGTGATAATTGTAAATATGGTGATTATGAAACATATGAAGATAGATCTTGTGAAGGATGTTATAGAAAATATTCAAATTGGGCATTATCGCCAGCAACAGCAGAGGAAATAGCTGATAAAATAATTCAATTAGGTGAAATTTTTCCTATATCAAAAGAAGAACTAGAAGGGGCTATGAATAAAAATGCAGAATGATTTAACAAAAGAATTAGGTACAAACTTTATAGAGTATGCTGTTGCAGTTAATACTGATCGAGCTATCCCTAATGCTAAAGATGGTCTTAAACCAGTTGCTAAACGTATTCTTTGGGGAGCTGAAGATAAAACTAAATGCGTATCTAGTAAACCACATATAAAAGCCGCTAAACTTGTGGGTGATATTATGGGTACATATCATCCACATGGTGATAGCTCTATTTATGGCGCTCTTGTGCGTCTTTCTCAAAATTGGGTTATGCGTTATCCATTAATTGATTTTCATGGTAATAATGGTAATATTATTGGTGACGGCCCTGCACATATGCGTTATACTGAATGTAGACTAAGTAAATTAGCAGAAGATGGATTACTTCAAGGAATAAAGAAAAATAATGTTGATTTCATTCCTAATTATGATGAAACAACAGAAGAGCCAGTATCTCTTCCAAGCATTTTTCCAAATCTTCTTTGTAATCCTAATAGCGGAATTGGTGTTGCTATGGCTTGCTCTTGGGCACCACACAATCTTAATGAAGTAGCTACGGCAATTAACCAATATTTATCTGGAGAGGAACCTATGTTGCCTGGTCCAGATTTTCCAACAGGTGGAATTATTATTAACTCAAAAGATATTCCAAATATTATGAGAACTGGTCACGGTAGTGTTAAAGTTCGCGGAAGATATGAAATTAATAATCAAAAAATTATTTTTACTGAAATTCCATACGGCACTTCTGTAGAGGGTTTAGTAGCGGAAATTGGAAAAGCTTCAGATGAAAAAGAAATTGAAGGTATTGATAACATTCGTGATGAATCTAATAAAAAAGGAATTAGAATTGTTATTGAATGTGATAAAGGAATTAATCCTGCAAGTATTGTAAAAAAATTATTTTCAAAAACAAATCTTCAAAGCTCTTTTAGTTATAATCAAGTGGCTCTTATTGACAAAGTTCCAACAGAATTAAATCTAAAAGATTGTATTAAGATTTATGTTGACCATAATATTGATTGTATTATAAGAGAAACTAAATTTGACTTAGATAAAGCAACTAATAGACTTGAAATTGTTAATGGTTTATTGCGGGCACTCGAAGATATTGACAATATTATAGCACTGATTAAAGGTTCTGAAAATGCAACCGCCGCAAAAGAATCATTAATTAAAAAATATCAATTCACAGAAAATCAAGCAAAGGCTATTTTAGCCATGAGACTTTCTTCTCTTGCAAAACTTGAAAAAGTTGAACTTAATAAAGAAGCTGAAGAATTAAAAAATAAAATTTTTATGTTTAATCAAATTTTAGATAATCGAGATGAGCAAATTGATATTTTAAAAGTTCGATTAAATGGATTAGTTAAAAAATATGGTGATGCCCGTCGTACAGAACTTACTAATATTGAAATAAAACCTGAAGAGAAAATCATTGAGGAAGTTGTCCCAGAAGATTGTGTTGTAATTTTATCTCAATCTGGAAATATTAAAAGAATCGCCCAGAAGTCTTTTAAAGTTCAACGTAGAAATGGTAAAGGTGTAAAAACAAAAGATAATGTTATAATGTCTACAATCTCAACAAATACGATTGATAATTTACTTCTATTTACTAAAGAAGGTAAAATGTTTAAGATTATTGTAGATGAAATACCAGTTGGCACTAATGCATCAAAAGGCGTACATGTTGGAAATTTAATTAACATGGGAATTAATGATGAAGTAATTGCCATCACTTCTCTTGCTAGAAGTAATACTGCAAAATATGTTGTTTTCTTTACTAAGAGAGGTTTAATAAAAAAGACTTGCTTAGAAGAATATACAAAAGTAAAACGTAGTACAGGAATTGCGGCAATTAAAATTAATGAGGGAGATTCTATTGCTAATGTAGAATTCATTAACGAGGAAGATATTCTTGTAGTTACTAAAAATGGAATGTCAATTCATTTTGAAAGCAAAAACATTAATCCTATAGGTAGAATCGCCGCAGGTGTTAAAACAATCAAATTAGATGAAAATGATGAGGTTGTTGTAGGATTACCAATTCATTCAGAGGAAGATATAATTGCTATCTTTTCAACAAAAGGATATGGTAAAAAGACTTCTATCAAAGAATTTAATTTACAAGGTAGAGGTGGTAAGGGTCTTGTAATTTATAGACCAAGCGTAATATATGGAGAAATTGCGGGAGCTGCAGTTGTGTCAGATAAGGATACAGTTTTACTTACTGGTCAGCCAAATTCTATATGCATTGCCGCAACTGATTTACCTTTATTAACTAGAACAAGTTTTGGCAATATTATGATAAAATCAAATATTTCATCTATTGTGAAATTTTAAGTGAAGAATATTTATTCTTCACTTGTTTTTTATAAAAAATTATATTATAATTATATTATAATATAAAAAGGATTAAAGATATGAAAAGCAAAATAGATATTGGTATTTTAATTAAAAAACTTAATAAAGCTACTGAAGCCTATGATGCAGGACATCCTATTATGACAGATAAAGAATGGGATGACCTTTATTTTGAATTAGCTGAATGGGAAAAACAGACTGGTATTATTTTTGCAGATTCTCCAACTCAAAAAATTCATTTTGAAAAAGTTTCTGAATTAAAAAAAGTAAAGCATAATCATCTTATGCTTTCTCTTGATAAAACAAAAGATATTAAAGAAGTATTTAATTTTGTGAAAAATAATACTTGGATTGCTATGGCAAAAATGGATGGTTTAACATGCTCACTTAGGTATCTTCATGGAAAGCTTGTTTCCGCAGAAACTCGCGGGGATGGTCTTATTGGTGAAGATGTTACTCATAATGCAAAAGTTATTTCATCTATTCCTCAAAAAATTAATTACACTGAGGAATTAATTGTTGATGGAGAAATTATTTGCACTTATGAAGATTTTAAACCATTTGAAAAAACTTATAAAAATCCTAGAAATTTTGCAAGTGGAAGCATTAGATTACTAGATTCAAAAGAATGTCAAAAAAGACATCTTACTTTTGTGGCTTGGGATTCTTTTTGTGATAATAAAATTTATGATGGATACTTAAATATTCCTTATAATATTCAAATTACCTTATCTTTAAAATTACAGGTTCTTCAAGATTTAGGTTTTACAGTAGTTCCTCACTTAACTGAATATGATGAATGGTCTGTTGAAGATGCTATATCAACAATTAGAAATGAATACCATACTATTTATCCTATTGATGGAGTTGTAATTAAATATAATGATGTAGATGATTATAATGCGGCTGGTCGTACGGAACATCATTTCAAAGGTGGTTTAGCATATAAATTTTATGATGAACTTTATGATACTCGTTTAAAATATATTCAGTGGACAATGGGTAGAACAGGCGTCCTTACTCCAGTAGCAGTTTTTGACCCAATTGATATTGATGGTTCAACAGTAGAAAGAGCATCACTTCATAATGTTAGTATTATGAAAGAGATTCTCGGTGATTGTGCTTATTGTGGCGAACCATTGAAAATTGCTAAAATGAATCAAATTATTCCGCAAGTCATAGAAGCTGGTCCAAAATATGATTATGGATATGTAGTAAGTCATGGTGGAGTTTCCGCAAATGATGTCATTGAAAGATGTCCAATTTGTCATGAGGAAGTAGAATATATAAAAAGTTCGGAGGGAGTTGTTAATGTCTATTGTACAAACTCAAAATGTGAAGGAAAATTAGTTAATAGACTCGACCACTTTTGTGGGAAAAAAGGATTAGATATTAAAGGGCTTTCAAAAGCAACTCTTGGAAAATTCATTGAATGGGGCTGGGTAGAAAAAATAGAAGATTTATATTACATTTCCGAGAAATTCAGGTCGGACTTTTTACTTAAACCTGGTTTCGGAGTTAAATCAGTTACTAAAATTCTAAATGCAATAGAAGAAAGTAAACATACAACACTTGATGCTTTTATTTCTGCTATTGGTATTCCTCTTATTGGGCGGGCAGTTGCTAAAGATTTAACTAATTATTTTGAAACTTATGAAGATTTCCGTGATGCTGTAAAAGATAGTTCATATCATTTCTATGATTTAGATAATTTTGGCATAGAAATGGAGAATAGTATTAAAAATTTTGATTATGCGGAGGCTGATAGACTTTCTAAAATTTTATGTATTGAAGCCTCAGTTGTAAGCAACAATCAAATAAATGATAGTCTTTCAGGAAAAACTATAGTCATTACGGGAAAACTTACAAAATTTAAAAATAGAGCTGAATTAAAGTCAGTCATTGAAAAACATGGCGGAAAAGTTACAGACTCAATTTCCGCAAAGACAGATATGCTAATAAATAATGATATAAATAGCACATCATCTAAAAATAAAGCTGCAAAAGCACGCAACATACCAATTATAACAGAAGCTGATTTTATACAGCTTTATATTGAAAATTAAAAAAATTTTTAATATAATAAGAGTAGATGATAAATGAAATAAAATTTATCTTTTATATAAATACATAATAATAAATATATAATTTAAAGGAGAAAAAAATATGTTAAAGGATAACAGTAAACTTGTTTTCAATTTTGTTAAGTAGCACGATGGAGAAGATTTTACAGCACAGGATATTGCTGATGCAACAGGTCTTGGAGTAAGACAGGTTAATGGTATTATTACATCAGCTTTCCAGCGTTATAAGGATAAGGATAAGAATGAAATTCCGCTAATGCAGCGCGTTGTTGCTGAAATTGTAGACCCCGAGACAGGACTTCATAAACCGGTTAAATTCATTCAGCTTACTGATGAAGGTAGAGAATTCGATCCAGATGCCGAGGATTGATAATTAAGAAAATTGGGAGAGCTAGATATAAAAATATCTAGCTCTTTTATTTTATCAGGAGATAAAAATGGTTGTATTAACAATAATAGATATTATTATTTTTTGTGTTGCAATAATATTAATTCACAAAGCTGATTTAAAAAAAGTTAGTATTGCTAAATAGCAATAGAAAAAACAGCAATTAACCAATTAGATTAAATAGTTATCTGATACATACAATGATTATAATTTAAAAATACAAAGTATTCTTCAAGAAACACAAATTGTTAAAGCTAGAGCTGAAGAAACAACAGCTAATTATATTGCTAATCAAAAACAAATAACACTCGATTATATTAATAATCAATAGCAACTAGCAGAACAAAAAATTAAAGAAATAAATGCTAATACTTAGCAAGAAATCGCGGCGATTCATGAAGATCTTCAAAATATTAGATGCTCTGCCGCACAATAGAAAGAACAAATTCAAAATGAACTTAATAAACTAAAAGCTTCCTTAAGTGCGGGTGTAGAAGCTCGTCTTCGCGAGCAATAGAAAAAAGATAAAATTAATTTTTATAAACTCTCTATTAATGATGCAGATTTAGCTGATGTAAAAATGTTATAGAACTTAAAATCTTCTTTTCATAAACCTGTTGTTTTAAGTAAACTTATCTGGACTCAATATTTTCAAAAACAAATGACCGAACTATGTGATAGAGTGCTTGGTAAAAAAACTGTTTGCGGCATTTATAAAATTACTAATTTATTAACAGAACAATGTTATATCGGTCAAAGTGTTAATATCAGTGATAGGTGGAAACAACATTGTAAATGCGGATTAGGAATTGAAGCCTCAGCTACCAATGTTTTATATAATTCAATGCAAAAAGATGGTGTTTGGAACTTTAGTTTTGAATTATTATAGGAATGCCCGCGCAATCTACTAAATGAAAAAGAAGCTTTTTGGATTGATACATATAGTAGTAATATATATGGATTAAATACTATGAAAGGAATAAAAACATGATTAAAGTATTTACTTTAAATAAAAATGGAAAAATAGAATTAACAGAAAAAGAATTAAAATAGTTATTAGATAATGTA